TGTTGGTTGTAATTTCAATTTGGAGCATCCGGATATTGGAGAATCGGCGCTGATGTATGATCCCGATGGATTTAACGCGCTTTGTGAAATACTTGATAAGCTCGACGACAGGCGCGATGGTTTCAAATCAACTATTGATGAGTTTTTGAAACAAGAAGGTTATCTGGAAGGCGGAGAATACATCAAATTAGCATATGAGATAGAAGACAGCCCATTCGAATCCTATGAGTGGGATGTGCGATATGATGGAGAACACCCTCCGGAGTCATATGAGGCGACGGCTGCGATATCACATGACTTTGATCCCGAAGCGTTAGGCTTAGATCCTAGGATTTTGTTTGACATCTTGGATTCTCGCGATTGGCGGCTAGCGATACGGACTGCATTGCTGGCATCTGCGCAAGAAGCGTTAGGAACCGAATATCAACTTGATATAGAGAACTCTCAAGCAGTTGATTCCGGTGGGGATGTCCAGTATACCCTTACCTTTCAAATCACAGCAGATGATCCTGACGAGCGCGTAAAGCTCTTCCGTGAGCTTACAACTGGTGAGGATAGCGATATGGATGATGAAGACAACATAAAAGCAGTCTTTAACAATGTAATGGCTCAGTTTTTGAACTCTCGGCAGCCATCACACATGCAACAAAATTTAGACGAGCGCTTAGTTCGGACTTGGAAGGGGTTTTTAGGAGTATGAATCAATATTTAAACGATCCTGATTACTTGTTTAGTATTCTTACTGCTCTCGTAAAGAAAAATGGTGGAAAGATCATACTTTCGAAAGAAGAAATGGATGATGTTTCACAAGGTGATTTAATAGGCATGTATTATGAGCCTAAAACTGGGAATCTCATACTTAAAGAAGTGGAGCCTAAAGACATGCTTCAGGCAACAACAATTATTAGAGATAAAAAGGAAACCGACAAGGTTTATGATAACTAATGAAAAATATATTTACCAAACACCCTCAAGAGCAAAACGAAACCTATTTGCAACACATGTTGGCAGCATGGAAAATTTGTGTTATACTTAAGATACTACTGTTTAAATGTTTTATCCATTCTATCTTTCCATTTCTATTTACCTCTGCGGTATCTAGTAAGATCGAATGTCTTCAAAGGATGACTGAAAGAAAGAAGTCCAATGATGATGATCTTTATGAAATATTTGGAGGAGATTAAAATGAGATATTTAGATCAAGCCTTATCCGAGTTACACTTGAGCGATATAGGGGCTTACGAAGAGGTAATCGAATTGTGGATTACTTACGGAGGGTCCTAGAATGAAATATTTAGTATTATTTATGCTCTCTGGCGTTGCATATGCCGATGACACAAAAGAAGAGCCAAAAGTTGTTTATAAACAAAAGACTGAGATTGACTTTGAAAGCGTAGATGTGGTTGGAGAGCTTGTTAAACCACAAGGTTCTCTGGTTCTTGATAGAAAGAGAGCAAAGTTTAATTCAATGGTATGGATCAGAGCCGACTTTGACGATGAAATGGATAAATCCGTGGAGGAGGTTAAGTGAAACTCCTACTTGAAAATTGGCGAAGATATCAAGGAGAACATGATTTTAATGTTCTCTGCGAGAATCATACACGCGGACTAATAACGGACACAGAATTAGTAATGCTTTGGGAAAATCAGGTTAATAATGAACTTGACTTGTTACTCTCCGAAGGCGAAATTCTGGATGCTATTTCAATAGGTTATGAAAAAGGCAAACAACTAGTCGGCAACGCGGCGGCTAAATGGAACGCTGGAATTGAAGCGTGGGCGACATGGGAAGCAAATCTATTAAACCAAGCATTTGAGCTTGCGATAAGAGTAAGCGAAACCTCTGCGTTAGAAAAAGCTGCCGCTGTGTTGAAGAAAGTATTGTCTACCATAGATAAATTTTGTGAAGCGCATCCTACAATATGTAAGGTAGCAAAATTTATATTACTGATGGCGGTGATTTCTGCCGTTATAGCATTTTTTAGCTCTGAGGCTCAGGCAGCGGTGGAAGTTACTAAGTTTGACGGATCTCCAATACAATTGGGAGATGGTGGAATAACAGCGATGAAAGGTTTAATGGAGATAGCTAGCAGAGGAGAGGATCCAGAGCTGCAGCAGAGATATGTAGAAGCAATGCAGTGGTTAGAAACTGTCCACGCATCAGAAACAACAGTGGAGTTGGCAAAGGCTTCCGGTGACGGGGCCGAACTCTGTAAAATAACATTCAAAGCAATGAAGGACATGTTGCAGACAGGCGAAATACCGGGGCTTCAAAGTTTAATTAATATAGGCGAGAAAGTGGTAATAAAAACGAATACGGTAACCCAAGAAGTCTATGCCACAGGGAAAGCAACACAAGTCACGCATATTGAATGGCAGAGTCTAACAACATCAAAATGAAACTCCTACTTGAAAATTGGCGAAAATATATAAACGAAGAGCACGAACCCATCACAACCCTTCGTATCTTCGACTTCGATGAAACAATAGCCCATACGAGGTCAGAAACGCGCGTTAAAGCCCCCGACGGCACAGAAGCGACCCTACGTGACCAACAGGAGTTTGAAGAGTATATGAAGGCTGCAGCGGCTAAGGAAGGCATAGAGACTTTCGATCCCGTACGAGATTTACAGGACATCGGCTACGATATCGATTTGAGCGACTTCTCGATTGTTAAAGATCCGGCTGAAATAATAATTGTAACAGATATGTTGAAAGCTTTTCCAGAGAACTCAAAAACATATATTTTGACAGCAAGGAGAGGGACATCGATCGGGCCAATTCTTGATTATCTCGATGAGATTGGCGTTGATTCCTCGCAAGTTAGAGTTATGGCGACACAAGGAGAATCCAAAGGCGATGTAATGGTTGCAATGATGAAAAACAAGATTATGGACAATGGGAAATCCAATATTAATCTCATCGAATACTACGAAGATTCTGAAAAGAATATTAAAGATGTACAACTGAAAGTATGTAACAATAAAGAACTAGAACAGATTAAACCAGAAGATTTCGAATTAGTTATCCACAAAGTTGTTGGATTTGACGTCGGCAACGATCGCGAGTATAAAATAGAGACGCTCGGTTGCTGATTTAAAACTATTTAAATTGATGGAGATTTTATCGTGAATGAATCAAACGGGTGGGAAACCTACTCAAAATTAGTGTTGCAACAACTAGAAACCATGTCGACAGGCATCGAAGGTTTACGCAGTGAGCTTCAAGATGTAAAAGGACAACTAACTGAACTTAAAGTAAAAGAAGACAGAGTTCAAGATTTGAAAGCATGGAAAGAAAAGATGGACGATGTTGCTTCGCCCCCTCAATTAAAAACAGCGCTTATAGAGATCGAAGAACTTAAAATCTTTAAAACGAAGGCAGTTACAATGTTTATGGTAGTACAAGCAGCTATGGGTGTTGCTGTAGCTTTTGCTTTAGAGATATTTTAAAAATATTGTTGACAAATAATATAAATTTGTTATATAATGAGTATGTACAAGTTTAAAAAAGGAGATTTAGTGGGGATAAAACACCCCCTAAGTGCCAGCTGTCCCCTAAAAACAGGAGTTGTTGTCACGGAGACAGAATATAACGTTGTAATTCAATGGGTGTCATATGATAAAACTTTTTTTATGGAAAAACAAGGTGATATTTTTGAAGAACTCAATAAATCTTATCTTTTATCAAGACAGTCCTATCATCGCTTAAACGAGAAAGCTTCGTTGTTCTTATTAAACTCTAGTTAAAACATGGGCTACAATAGCGATGAGGCTTCGAAGAGAATAAAACTAGCTGTCAAACAGCTCAATGGTTCTGCCATCGATGAAACCGACGAAGACGGCAACGCCGTGGAATTATTACCAGAGATAGGTATAGGTTCCGGAGAAGGCTATCTCCATTGTTATTGCCCCGGAAAGAAAAGGTTCATTAAAATTTCGAAAGGACAGAAGGCATACATAATTGATAATATGGATAATGATAAAGAAAAATGTTTAATATATACTTGGGATGGACATCTGGTAGAGATCTCCATGGATGAGATTTTTCCAATAGGATTTGATTGATGCTATTTAAGTTTGGAAAATTGTGGAAATCAATAATATTGCTTTTAGCGACATGGGGATTCTATCTAATTTTTGATTTTGAATTTACTGTGATCACTTTGCTTTCCCTCCTCCTAGTATCAAATTTAGACGATAGGGATTTTTTGCTTTAAAACCACTACTTATGGTGGTGGGAACAAGAAAAAGACGATATTACAAACCGTCTTCAACGGGTGTTGCGGCGCCGGTTAGCGGTTATATTGTGAAATGGCTCGGTACCGAGTCCAGTTCGCAAGTTAATAATGATGGCCCATACAACGACATAGAAGAAGCAGCACAAATCTTACAAGCTTATTTGAAATCTGGGATATGTAGCTGGATGGTGAGCTATGATGACTGATGGGGGTGTTTTCGGCGCGATACAGTCGGAAAACCTTAACATTGGTGATATGGTAGAGTGGACTCGATGGGATGAAGACGCCAAGAGGTGGACGAGCAACTACGGCATTTTAATTAAAATAGAAAATAAGTTAAAATCTAATAGAATAGTTTCAGTATCAACTGTAAAGCCTATAAACGAGCCGCATCAGGTGGTAGAATTGTTTACTATAAGTCTACAGCCGATGGCTAGCACAATACGTGCTTGATATAGTTAGTTTTATATCGTTTTGAAACTATTTAGTGTTGTGGAGTGAGATATGATTAATTATCCTGATATGTTACAGCCTCTAATTGATAAGTTTTTGCCCTTTGCTCAGAAAAGAATGGGATTCTCTAAACCGCCGCGTTTATTTGTTCGCAGTGACAGCAAAAATGCATGCGATCCATTAGGTAAGACGGCTCATTACGACTCAGATAATCATTCGATAACTCTGTATGTCACAAAGCGTCATCCTAAAGATGTCCTGCGTTCTTTATCACATGAGTTGGTACACCACACACAGAATTGTCGCGGAGATTTAAATAACATATCTACCTCTCCGGGATACGCCCAAAGCGATGATCATATGAGAGAAATGGAGCGTGAAGCATACGAACTTGGAAATATGTGCTTTCGCGATTGGGAAGATGGTATAAAAAATACTATTTATTACGAACATCTACAAAAAGGAGAAATTAAGATGTCTACTAAAGATTGGAAAAACAAAGAATTAAGAACTATTTTATCTGAAGCGTGGGGCTTCAAGTTCAACACCCTGCAAGAATTTGACGAGTTCAACGGTACCGGAGAGATCCAAGAAGTCTCTATCGAAGATCCCGATGCGCCCACAGAAGAAACCGCCGGCGAAGCCAGCGATAAGAGAGAAAAGGCAAATTTAGAGGAAGCTGGAGAGATCGACAGGGGCGCCCTTAAAGAAGATAGCGAAGCAGAGGAGACGCACCATTATGGAGAAGATGAGAGTGCCGACAAGAGAAAGGAAGACGATCTAGAGCATGACGAAGATTCTACAAAGCATCATCTAGATGGTATCGAGCACCACCTTGACGCTCTCCGAAAGGATATGCGCTATGATCAGGATCACGAATGGAGCAAGAACGAGTCAGTAGAGGCAACCGACGGCGAGGAACTTGAAGAAGACGCCAAACCTGTCGATCCCTTAAGAGAAGCAATAAAGGCGCTTTTAACCAAGCACTTAAAGGGCTAAACTCATGACTGGTAAGTACAAAAATTGAACTTAAGAAGTCACGAAATCGTTTTATACAAAAACTATTATTATCACACAACACCAAGGAACACACAATGTCATTAGATTCACAATGGCGAGATTTTCTTACCGAGAGTCTTGATGAAAAAAACATCTTTACCTATATTCAGGGACTCCAAGAAATAATTTCCAATCTTAAACCCAAGACAATCACGGAAAGAAGAAGGCTTCAGCTTGCAAAAAACCATTTGCGAGAAGTGAAGCGCTTTGCCAGACGAATGGATAACGACATGAATGTGCTTCAGGAAAAACTTAATATTTTAGAAGAATCGCAAGGGAACGAATAATGGCGAAAGCTAACACTCACCTTACCCACCTTGAAGAGTTGGTACTTACCCAAGGCCCAGTGGGCTATAAGATGGCTAGAGCGTTCCTTCTGAAGCTTTTACAGACTCTTAAGGGTAACACCAAGTCTAGCATACAAACGTCCGTCAAATGGGACGGAGCGCCGGCGATCTTTGCTGGTATTAATCCTGAGAACGGCAAGTTTTTTGTAGGTACCAAGTCAATCTTCAACAAGGTGCCAAAAATCAACTATACCGAAGAAGATATTATTAAGAACCATGGGCATGCGCCGGGACTTGTCGATAAGCTAACAAAAGCATTAAAGTATCTCCCATCTCTGAAAATTAAAAACATCCTGCAGGGTGATTTCATGTTTGACGACGGAATGATTGATACAGTCGACATTCAGGGAGAACCTCACTATCGATTCAAGCCAAATACGATCGTGTATGCGGTGCCTGTTAATTCAGAGTTAGGTGAGCAAATCGGCAAGTCTAAATTTGGTATTGTGTTTCACACCACATATGATAGTCTTGATAGCGGAGCCAGCTTTGGTGCTGACGTTTCTAACCTTAGAGAGACGCCGGGCGTGTGGTTTGACGATGCATTCTTTACAGATGATACTGGCATTGTTACATTAACAGAAGAAGAAGAATCAGAAATTGTACAATTAGTAAAACAAGCTGATTCTGTAAATGAAAAAATAAACTACGATGATCTGCCATCTGCTTTTTTGAACATCTATATTAACAGTGAAATTAAGAGCGGCAGTTTTCTAGAAAATCCCGAGAAGTCCTTCGAAGGATTCATCAACTGGTATTCTCAAAGAATCCAGAAGAAAATTAACAATTTAAAAAGCGATAAGGGTAAACAAAGAGCAACCGAGAATGCTCAACAAGCGTTGCAATCCTTTAATGATAAAAAAGAAGATATACTTAATATTTTTAAAGTGAGTCGGCTTTTGTTTGAGGCTAAAAACATTTTTATTGAAAAATACAACAACGCTGTTTACAACACCAAACACTTTGTCGACAATGGATCTGGAGATCTAATTGCTAGCAATCCGGAGGGTTATGTAGCGGTTGATCACAGGGGAAATGGTATCAAATTTGTAGATCGCTTAGAATTCAGTAGAGCAAATTTTGCAATTGATAAGGGTGATAAATTTTCGGCACCATTAAGTGAAGAAGATGAATATGATTCAGAAGCAGATGATTGGTATGAGCTAAGACATCAAATGGATCAGGAACTCGGAGAACCAGAAGAAGATGAAGATGACGATCCAGTAGTTGACGCTAGCTATCCAAAAACGGTTGCCATTGTACCCGGAGCTTTCAAGCCTCCGCACAAAGGGCATGCAGACATGGTAAGGCGGTATGCTACCGGTGACGGTGTTGAGAAAGCTGATAAAGTATATGTCGTTATTTCAGCGCCTATGAACGCCCAACGCACGATCCGTGCACGCATTGATGGAAAGCTGGTTGATATACCCATCGACGCGAATAATGCAATTGCCCTATGGAAAAAGCTCTTTCCAGAAGTAGCAAATCTTCCGGAAGTTGAGTTTGAAATAGCGCCGTCGGACATGAGATCTCCAATAACTTTGGCTTTTAAATATATAAGTGACGAAAGCCCACTTCCACTTAATGACGGAGATAGAGTAATGTTAGGTGCTAGTGATAAACCTGATACCAAGGGAGAACCCGATTGGTGTCGGTGGAATAGCGTTGACAAAGAAAAGCATGTTAAACCTGGAATTGAACTTTTATGTGGCGAACAGTACGCTGTTCCTGCGCTAGCGCGTGGCGGTGATAAAGATTTCAGCGCTACAGACATGCGGGATCTAATATCGGATTTGGCAGAGGATCCGGACAACAAAGAAGCATATGCAGAGTTGATTGAATTTGTGCCGGCTGATAAGATTCCAGCGCTGCTTGACGAGCTTCTGCCCGAAGGGAGCAGGAAAGATATAGAAGAGAATTCTATGGCGTCTGCCGGTGCGGCAGGAGGACATGTGGATGTGGCGCGCCCTTTGGGATCTACATTGGTTAAACGAGGGGCAAGTACGCCCGGAAAACGTGATAAGCCCAAAACCAAGAAAAAGAAAACAAAGAAAGAATATATAGACTTAGGCTTACTTGCCGAAGTTATGGAACTAATTATAGAAAGAGGCATTAACAATGAATCCAAATGAAGAGAAATCTCTTAGAGAAAATATAAGACATCTAATAAGACATGTCAAGCAAAAAAGCATCAATGAAGAGGTACAACTGAGAGGCTTAATTAATCAATTTATTGATATCGAGGTAAACTCCGGACAACTCTCGGAAGGGCAGACACCAGATGTATCCCCAACTCCCAATAAATCTACCGGCATTAATGTCCTAGAAGAACTCCTTAAGAAGATTATACCAGTTTTAGAGGTAGATTACAAGTCCCTAACAACGAATAACGAACAAAGAGAATCATTCAGGGCGCATGTCTTAAATGCCGTGGTTAATTCCTTAACACCTGCACAAATTAATAATGATGCAGCGGACGAGAAAGAGGATTTAGACGAGGAAATTGAGATTAATGTTGGCGGAAACACTGATGATGATAAGTTTATCGATATCCGGACTGATGCCGAGAAATCTGCGGCTGACGAAGAAGAGGAAGAAGATCCGAGAGATACATTTGGTGCAGATGTTGAAGGAGACAAGACGGGTAGGAATGTTGCCTATCAATCCTATAAAAAAATAGAAACTAGTGTTATTGATTCATATGAGCTTCTCTCCGATCCTGAAGATCAAGAGCTGTTCTACGATTATTTGATTGCCAACCTCAAGCTTTATTTTGATAAGTTTGAAGAAGAATTAGCAGATTCTGTAGAAGAACCTACAAATCAAGCCTACGATATGGCAAAATCAGGTGAGGCTGGAGAATTAGAATCCGGCGAAGAAGATCTAGAATTGGAGTTATAGATGGCAGATCCGGGAACAGAAGAAGAAAAGCCGAGCACAACTGAAAAGTTAACTGATGAATTTGGTGGTGTTGCGCTACTGGGAATCCACGATCTAAATGATTTTAAAAAGGCTTTCGAAATAGTCGAGGGAGTCGACGAGATTAGAAATAATTTGGAAGGCGCCGCTTACCCCCTCACACCAAACGATGAAGGCGAAGGTGGATCCTTAAATAAGTCAATTGGAAAACGTTTAGGATATAAGGGCAAACAACTTAGAGATTTTATACCAACGCCGGCGCAAGCAGAAGAATACATTGATGAAATAGTTGCACAATCTGCAGATATGGCGCATGCAAAAAGTTATGTTATATATTCTTTAATAGTTAACGGATTTAAGAAACATGTTCAACACTTACATCCCGGAGCATCTGGAGAATCCGCGGAGTCCGAGTTTCTTTTTGATATCGCGTCGGGAGGCTAGTCTAGACTGTCTAACGGTTTTATAAATTGTCACACAATATTTACTTGACAAGTTTCTGATAAGTGTTTATACTTTAATTGTGTTCTGCTTGCGATAGTAATGATAGTAAAAATGAAAGATAAGAATATCACTACTAACAATAAAAGTATAATAACTAAATTAAAAGATCAAAATAAAATTAATGACAGTTTATTAATGGGAATAAGCTCTCTATCACTTGAAGAATTAATTGCAGTCAAATTAGAATTGGCTGCAGAGTATATTAATAATAGACTTTATGGTTTCGATATTTGGAGAAAAACTAATTACATAGTGAAAGACGCAATATTAAAATTTGCTATCTCAACTACAAAGTCAAAAAAAGATGCAGCTAGATTTTTGGGAATAACGCCTCAAGAATTCCAGAAAACCTGCAGAAACTATAAAATTGACGATTATTTCAAAGAGAATTAAATGACAAAATTATTATTTTTACTGATGGTTTCATGCTCGCCAAGCGAACTCAAGGTAGATGAATCATCCCCCGCAGAAGATTCACAAGCAATCCCGGAGCCGATGGCTCCAGTAGGAGTAGTACCTGCTGACGATTGCGGACAATTAGCTCTGGGCGATACAGCATGTAATTTTGCATTGCTCGATCAGAACGGCGATTCATGGGAACTTTACAAACATGATGACAGCGTGATAGTCCTTGACTTTTCCACAGTTTGGTGTTATCCTTGTCAGATGGCAGGACACTATGCACAACCAATTCAAGATGAGTACGCCGATGATAATGTTAAGTTTGTAACAGTGTTGCTTGATGGATCCGTCAGCGGAATTGAACCAAGCGAAGAAGAGATAAATGAATGGGTAGACTCCCACAGCATTACGTCAGCGCCAATATTACAAGGAAGTAGAGAAAAAATGTTAGCTACAGATCCAGATGCATATGACGGTTATCTTTTAAGTGGGTTTCCAACATATGTTTATATCGGTAGAGATATGAAATTTTATTCTGCTCATGTTGGTTTCAACGAATCACGCGTTAGACAAACAATTGAAGAAGGTTTATAATGTGGAAAGTATATAAATGGGATGGTGAATACATCCAAGGTGAATTTATAAGTGAACACTCCACAGAAAAAGCTGCGTTAGGAAAAGCAAAAAAGAAGATTAATTATTCAAGAGCCACAAAGAGCAAACTGCCGACATATAAAGTCCGCGGAGAAACTGTAATTTGGCTAGATAAGGAAGATGGAACTCCAATAGGGATGATCATCAAAAAAACAAGAAAGAAAAAAGGGGATGCCATGGTTTCGACAGGGTGAGAAAGAGGAATAGTGCAAGCAGTCAAACGTACCAGCAGACTTAAAACGCAGATACAAAACATAATTGCTAATAACAATAATCACTTCGAATCTGTCCGCTTAGCGGCTTAATCGGGAGGCTGATTAGAGCCTTCTTTCCAATCTAATCAAAACAACAGATAAGTTGTAAAATCAAACCATCTAAGGCAACAGGACGGTAAGCTTTAGATTATAGCCGCCTACCCATGCAGTGAGGGGATATAAAAACTGATAAGCTTGTGAATGACTACAATTAGACTTATTCTGGACGCGGGTTCGACTCCCGCCGTCTCCACCATTAAAAAACATGTTTATATTCAAATGGTTTAAACGAGAAAAGGAGGAATTTAAAACCCCTCCAATTAAATTAAAAGATCAAATGGAAATAGCCCTTTGGGATATTAAAGAAAAATATGATCTTGAAACAGAAGAAGTTGAGAGAGCAGTGCTTAATAAAAGAGAAAATATCAAACACATGAATGAATCAACTAAACGTAATTCATAATTTAAATGGTGATGAGGTGTTGAGGTGAATGTATGGATAGCTCTTTATAAAGGAAAGGGAGGAATCATCAACTCGTTTGTTAGATGGTGGACAAAAAGCATATATAGTCACGCGGAATTAGTATTAACCGATAAAACAACTTGGATAGGCATCAGCCCCTTTTTAAAAGCAGAAATTACTAAAACCTTTATAGACACTTATGACGAACACGATTGGGATTTTTATAAAATTCCTGTCACTCCGGAACAGTATGGTGTGATTATAAATTTTTACAATTTAACCGAAGGAACTAGATACGATTGGGTGGGAATGCTCTTGTCTCAATTTTTGCCTTTTCATATAAAACAAAAAAACAAATGGTACTGTAGTGAATGGATTTTATACGCTTTGAGGATATCCAACGTAGTAGATTGGAAAGTGATTAAGATTTTCGATCAATCTGACTTATCACCCTCAAAATTATATGATATACTTGAATTATGTGGCTTTAAGAAATGCCAACTGGAGGAAATATGACGATACATAATGAGATGTACGATGAGGAAGAGAACAAAACAGTGATGGTTTCGGGTGGATTTGATCCCGTGCACGCTGGCCACATTCGAATGATTCGCGAAGCCGCAAATCATGGCGACGTGATTATTATAGCAAATTCTGATGAATGGCTTTTTCGAAAAAAAGGATTTGTATTTATGGAATGGGAACGAAGAGTCGAAATTTTAAATGCGATTAAGGGGGTTATTTTGGTAGATTCCGTCAATGATGATGATGGAACAGTGTGTGAAGCAATCAAACGACACCGCCCGACTTATTTTGCCAACGGTGGTGATCGCGGAAGGGCGAATACTCCAGAACAATCAGTGTGTGAGGAGATCGGCGTGAAATTATTATGGGGAATCGGTGGCGAAGAAAAATTACAAAGTTCTTCGGAGTTAACCAAAAAGGCTAGAAAATTTTCACTGCCGCCCGTACGTACGAGTGAAAAAACTTCCGGAAGATAGTCTATCTTTGGAATATGAGTTGACAACGTTCTCTTAAGATGTTATTATAGAATATGAGAAATTCTGAGTATATGAAGTGTTATTTATCAGAACTAGGGCATAATAATTTTATGTATCCTTCAAGCTCATGCGCATTATTATCAACAGATTGTGAGCTTGTGAGTATTGCATGGCTCGGAGGGGCGCCTTTGGGACTCAAGCCGATGAAAGTGCTTAAATCGTGCCTGACGCCACTTCAACTAAATGAAACCACAAGGACAGGTAGTTCGCCCCCATCGAGGGATGGATACACGGTTGTTTGGGTTTCAGAAGATTTTCTTGCCCCTTAGCTCAGTTGGTAGAGCAGATGACTGTTAATCATCTCGCCCGCGATCCAAGCCCGCGAGGGGCAACAACTTGACAAACAAAGGAGAAAAAATGTCAATTATAACAAAACTGCAAAGTTTAAATCTTGAACCGGATACAATGGTTACCCTAACATACAGCGAAGGTGTTGATGTGTTTGTACACAATGAGACTGAGGTGGAGACTGCAATGGCAGAAACAGATGTCATCAGTACATTTTCAGAACTTATTGCTACGCCGAAGCTCAAGGTATCGACGCAATATGGTGGAAGTGTCATCGAACGCCTACGTCAAGAAGAATATCTTGATGATTATGCCCGTGATGGAGATTTTGGCGCCTATTTGAGCGAAGTTATTTCCGATAATTTCTATGATGTAGACTGTATTGAATACTCTACAGAGAAGTATGATCACAAGCGTGGATTTTGTACCCTAACTGCGCAGGTTCAAATTCCTGCCGATAATATCATCGCGCAAACTCCATTTCTTAGTGGTTGGACTGCTTCCGTAAACACACCCGATGGAACTTTGAGTTTCGAAGCATAAAGTATATGTAAGGTTGGCGACTTACCTAATTACAGAAAGTCGCACTATTGGGGTGTAGTTCAATTGGCAGAACGTCGGACTGTTAATCCGGAAGTTATTGGTTCAAGTCCAGTCGCCCCAGCCATTTTGCGGGAGTAGCTCAGCGGTAGAGCCCCACGTTGCCAACGTGGATGTCGTGGGTTCGAACCCCATCTCCCGCTCCATTTTATTCTAAACCCATATATACTAATGTGGGCATTGAAAAGAAACTTGAGATATTTGCAGAGATGACTGTGGTAGCCGCTGTTATGTTTTTAGCTGCTTTCTTTTGTTTTCGAGTGCTATTACTTCCAAAAGCAACTCAAACAACGATAGAGAAGGTTTATGAAGTCGAAGAAATCTTACCGGAAAAACGATAAAGTTCTCGTTAAATCATTTTGTAGTGTTAATGTTTGCGTGATATTAAAAGAAAGATATCTTGTTTCTGAATCTGAATTGAAACTCGGAGTAGACGGATGGGACGCACAAATTTATAAACAAAAAGATGTTGAAAAGTTACGCAAATGTGGTGTACCATATACGAAAGGTGAGAAACCTATGGTATGGGTTTTTGATTGGCAAATAATTAAAAATTGTTAACAGTCTGCCACACAACACTAGTTATAGACAGAAAGGGATTACATGGCTATCAAAAAGAACTATGTACTCGATACGAGTGTATATTTAACCGAAGCTAGCTCAGTATTTAAATTTGGAAGAAACGATATTTTTGTTCCACTTAAAGTATTGGAAGAAGTTGACGGACACAAGAAACGTCAAGATTCAATTGGCGCTAATGCGCGCCACTTTATTCGGATCTTAGATGATTTACGCGTACGCGGCTCGCTGGAAAAAGGCGTTAGGATCGATAAGGGACTTGGCATATTAAGAGTTATGTCGTATAGTTGCCTTAAAGAAGCTATATTTCCTCCTGATTTGGATATTCGCCATCCGGATCATACTATAATAGCAACTGCAAAAGCTGTACAGATGCTTTCTCCCGGGAAGAAAACTATTTTAGTTTCTCGTGATATCAATATGCGTGTTATATGTGACTCAATTGGAATGCCGGCAGAAGACTACACTTCCGAAAAAGCAGTAAGATCCTCGGATGAGTTATACAACGGGTTTGTTATTCAATCCGTGGATGAACAAGTTATTGATCGTTATTACGATGGAGAGACAATAACTATAACTGAAGATGAGACTGACGAGATGTGGTACCCGAACCAATACATTATGATGGTATCAAACTCTAACGAAAAGAAATCCGCCCTAGCCAAATTTGAAAATTATCACACGCCACTCAAAAACATAATTCATAAAAAAATACCCGATTGGAAGATAGAGTCTAGAAACAAGGAACAAGCATTTGCAATTGATATGCTAATGAATCCTGACATTAAGATTGTTTCTCTTGTCGGCAGAGCGGGGAGTGGAAAGACTCTTATGGCTATAGCGGCAGGACTCCAGCAAACTATAGGACTGAGATCAGATGAAAACCATTACGATCGATTAATAGTTTCTCGTCCTGTACAACCTCTGGGCAAAGACATTGGCTTTTTACCCGGAACAATGGAAGAGAAGATGTTGCCATGGCTAATGCCAATTCAAGATAACCTTAAATTCTTAATGGGCGACAGAACCAACTTGGAAATGTATATGGACAAGGGGAAGATCGAAGTTGAGGCGCTAACGTACATTAGAGGGCGTTCAATCGCAAACGCGTACATTGTTATAGATGAGGCTCAAAACCTCACTAAACACGAAATAAAGACGATTATTACCCGTATTGGAGAAGGTTCCAAGATAATCTTAACAGGGGATATTGAGCAAATCGATAATGTGTACGTAAACGAGACGTCAAATGGCTTAGCGCATGCAATTGAAAAGTTTAAAGAATATCCAATTGCCGGACACGTTACCTTTCGAAAGGGTGAGCGCTCGGAGTTGGCAACTTTAGCCTCAAAAGTTTTATAGTTTACAAAACTTAATTTTTAAGTTATATTAATAAAAGGAGAATATTATGTCTATACAAGAAGAATTGGAAAAAGCAATAAGCGAGGAAGATCTACACACAAACGATATGTTGGCTATGGCAGTTGATAAAGATACTGAACTTAAAAACATGTTGGTTGAATATGTTGGAACAAAATTTGAGAAAGAAGAAGTAACGGTTAATATGATAGCTGAAACCATGGCTCACGAGTTCCCTGAATTTGTTTATGCATTTGCTGAAGAAAACTTTTTACGTGGATACCAACTAGGATTAGACGATGCATATAAATCATTTGATAGAAAAGCAACAGAAACTGCAGCAGAAAAACACTGATTTCTACACTGCTACTGGAATACATGTGTATTTCAAGGAACCACCAGCGTCCGATATCGATGTTGAAAGTGTCATTTCTAAAATTGAATCCACGATCCCTATTCATCTCTTAGAGGAGATTGAAATGATTATTGTGGGGTGGTTTGATGAATTTGAAGAAAGAGATATAAATGCTTTCTATGATTCGGGAACAGTTTATGTTTCAAATTTACAAGATGACAATAAAGATTTATATGATGATATAGTTCACGAGATAGCTCACTCAATCGAGTCCCCCCATGGATATTACTTATACGGTGATGAAAAAATAAAAAAAGAGTTCCTATCTAAGCGCACAAGATTACATGATATTTTGTGGAACATGGGATTCAAAGCTCCAAAATCGTTTTTTAGGGAAGTAGAATTTAATCAAGAATTTGATGACTTTCTTTATAAAAAAATTGGATATGATACATTGTCTCAAGCTCTCCAAGGACTCTTTATCAATGCATATGCCGCCACCTCACTCCGAGAATATTTTGCAACGGCATTCACAGAATATTATTTAGATAGTAATCATAATTTCTTAAAAAGTGTCTCTCCAGCAGCGTATGAAAAAATAATTGGTGCACAAAAGCCTGAATCTCTTGACGACAGTGACTGAACATGTTATAATATAACATCAACTGGAGCATTCATGCCACACATATCATTTTCTGAATTAAAAGATTGGAGTTTCTGTCCTTTCTATCACAAGTTAACCCGCGTCGACAAGATAGCAGGTTTCAAAGGCAACGAATACACAGCTTTTGGTTCTGCTATTCATTCTGTTTGCGAGAAAAAGCTTCTCCAAGAAGAAATTGAAAGTGATTTTTTCGTGAAAGAGCTTAAGAAAAATATTGCTTCACTCGATGATGATGTTGAAGTCAACAAAAAGCTTGTTCTGGATATGATTGGACAAGGAAAGAGAATCATTCCCGAAATCCAAGACGCGCTTGATGACTACTTTGAAGAATATGAAGTGATAGCTGTTGAAATGCCCCTAATGGAACCCATTGAAGGCGAAGAAGGATATAACTTTAAAGGATTTATTGATGCAATCGTTGCAACCCCCGATGGCAAAATTCATATTTTCGACTGGAAGACGTGTTCATGGGGATGGGACGCCAAGAAGAAAAGTGACAAAATAGTCACATATCAACTTACGTTGTACAAAAAGTACTTTTGTCAAAAAATGAATGTAGATCCAAAGGACGTTGAAACCCACTTCGCACTACTTAAGAGGACTGCAACCAAAGGTATAGTAGAATTTTTTAGAGTTACGAGCGGACAAAGAAAAACTGAAAATGCTCTTAAACTTTTAAGCACAGCGCTGTACAATATTAAAAATCAACGTTATATTAAAAACAGGCTGTCCTGCACCGGTGGCTACGGCTGTCAATTTTATAACACAAAACATTGCACATAAAGGAAGACATACATGCAAAAAAAGAAGATTCTGGTTTTATCAGATCACCCCCTTTCACCATCCGGAGTGGGAACTCAAACAAAATATTTCATCGAAGCACTTTTAAAAACTGGTAGATATCAGTTTATTTGTTTAGGTGGGGCAGTCAAACATAATGATTATACCCCCGTAATGGTAGAGGGTTGGAATCAAGATTTTCGAATCATCCCTGTAGACAATTACGGAAACCCGGAGATTATTCGTTCGATACTCCAGAAAGAGAAGCCGGATTTACTGTGGTTCATGACAGATCCGCGTTTCTATGATTGGCTGTGGGAAATAGAAAACGAAGTTAGATCATACATTCCGATGGTATATTATCACGTATGGGATAATTTCCCTGTTCCAATGTTCAATAAAATATGGTATGATTCTACCGATGCCGTTGTCTCCATATCAAAGGTTACAAATGAGATTGTGAAGACGGCATCCCCAGACTCTTATGCTGGAAGAATTCCACATGCAGTAAATTCATCAGTTTTTTATAAATTCAAAGAATCTGCCGATATTGCACGTGCAAAGGACATTAAAACCCAAATCATAAATACTAGTAAAGAATTTACAAGTCCCGATAAGAAGGTGTTCTTCTGGAACAATAGAAACGCACGCCGAAAGCAGAGCGGCACTCTTATTTGGTGGTTTAAAGAATGGTTGGATAAAGTCGGACACGATAAGGCTACTCTCCTTATGCACACAGATGCGAGAGATCCCCATGGACAAGATTTGCCACATCTTATTGAACATTTGGGAATTCAAGACGGACAAGTGTTGCTATCTACCAACAAGGTTTCACCACAGGAATTGGCTGGATTTTATAATGCCGCCGATTTTACAATTAATATATCAGATGCCGAAGGTTTCGGCTTGGCAACACTAGAATCTCTTTCCTGCGGAACGCCCATAATCGTTAATATGACTGGCGGCTTGCAAGAGCAAGTCACTGACGGGCAGAATTGGTTTGGGTGGGGCGCTGTTGCAGCCAGTAAGTCAATTATTGGCTCGCTTCAAGTACCATACATCTACGAAGATAGAATGGGAAAAGATCAGTTTGAAAAAATGATGAACAAGGCGCTTAAATGCAGTAAGAAGGCGTATAATAATATGTCTGAACTTGGAATGCAACATATCGAAACAAATTACAATTTTGAAGATTTTGAAAAAGCTTGGGTAACCAAGATTGATGAAATCATGGAAGAAAATGGTTCTTGGGATACAAGAAAAAATTATGCTCGTTGGGAATTAAAGGAGATAGCATGAGAAAGAATATTTTACTTAAGGGTCCAATCCTTACACGAAGCGGATATGGAGAACAGTCGCGCTTTGCAATGCGTGCACTACGATCACGCCCAGACTTATTTAACGTCTTTATACAACCCCTGCAGTGGGGAGCCACCTCTTGGATAAATGATATTAATGAGGAAAGAACGTGGATCGATGATGCAATTGAAAAAACAATAGGATATATCCAACAAGGTGGCAAGTTCGACGCGTCTCTGCAAATTACTGTGCCTAATGAGTTTGAAAATCTTGCGCCCCTTAACATAGGATATACCGCCGGCATCGAAACCACGAAGGTAGCTCCACAATGGCTGCAACACTCAAACAACATGAAGAAATTGATAGTAGTTTCGAATCATTCCAAAAATGTATTTGAAAATACAGTATACCGAGCCACCAACGAAGACACGGGCGAAGAATTAGACTATGGACTGCAGGTGCCTGTAGACGTAGTAAACTATCCCGTTAAACATTATGATGATTTACCAGAGCTAGATCTTGACTTAGATTGCGAATTCAATTTTCTATTGATATCTCAGTACGGCCCTAGAAAGAACATAGCCAACACTATAAAATGGTTTATCTCAGAATTTAAAGACGAGGAAGTCGGATTTGTGGTTAAAACCAACATGGCTAAAAATTCCCTTATCGACAGAGTGAACACGGAAGCGAAGTTTAGAAAGATTTTAGCTGATGTACAAGACTCAGCCGATCGTAAATGCAAAATATATTTGTTGCATGGTGATATGACTGACGAAGAAATTCACTCCTTGTACACTCATCCTCAAATAAAGGCTTTTGTTTCGTTACCCCACGGCGAGGGTTTTGGATTGCCTCTTTTTGAGGCTGCATATTCTGGGATCCCCGTTGTTACTGTTGGTTGGTCGGGACAATTAGACTTTTTAGTTGATGATGAAGGAAAAGAAAGGTTTTATAACGTTGCTTTCGATATCAACAATGTCCAAAAGGAAGCTGTGTGGGACGGCGTGATTCAAGCAGATAGCAAGTGGGCATATGCCCGCGAAAACTCAGCAAAGAAGCAGATGAGACAGTGCTACGAAGATGTGACAAACAACAATATTGAAAGTGTTGGTGCTCATATCAATTTCTTAAATGATAAATTTGATGAAGAAAAACTTTACGCTCAGTTTGTTGATTCTGTGAAATCTGTCACCGGAGAGTCGGTGGCGCAAGAAGCCAAGGTTATTGTTCTGTGAAGAAAATAGTCTATTGCGCTCAATTCTTAGATCTATCTGGTTACGGAATTGCCGCCAGAAGATATCTTGATGCGCTAGACTTGGCAATTTCAGCCGAAGATGTAGATTTAAAAATATATACGACAGTTGCCGCCGGAGTTCAATTAAACTCATTGTCCCATAGGGAACAGGAGCTAATTACCAAGTACTCTTTTAAGAATGATGCAGCAATAGCAGAGTTTATCCAAGACAACGACTACGAGTGCATTTGGCACATGCCTACTCCAATGCCGCTATTTGCAGATAGTAGGTTTTCCACCACGGAGGGGATCCAAACTCCCTCCCTATCTAGAATTATTAAAGCTGCAAAGAGAAATCATCATCTCGTAGTGTGGGAAACTACCGATATATCCACAGAATGGAAAGAATCCCTAGAATGGTTTAAACCTCACAGCATTATTACTGCATGCAAGATGAATGTAGAGTTATATTCAAAATATTGCGAGAACGTGCTTCTAGCGCCGCACCCAATATATGATGTAGATTCAATCAATTCACGCCCCCTCACTCTCCCGCAATCCTTGGAGGATAAATTTGTTATATTCTCAATGTCTCAATGGACACACAGAAAAGGATTTGATAAGCTTATAGCCGCCTTTACCGCTGAACTCGGCGATAAGGAAGATTGCCTCTTTATACTTAAGACATTCGAATCTGCGGAAGCTGGAAGTGCCGAACAGATAGCAAACACCGTTAAAAGTATTCGAGCTGTTGTTAACAAAGAAGAAAAGAAAAACAACATCTTGCTATTGCCATCTTATATCGCCGAATCGAATATTAAATGGCTATATGAAAACAGCGATATGTTTGCTTTATTGCCGCGTGGCGAAGGGTTTGGTTTGACTATTTTTGAAGCAATACTGAACGGGGTACCCGTGATGGTGCCAGATCAAGGCGGCCATTTGGATTATATCGACTCAGAGAATAAATTCATGGTAAGCGGCATGTGGGATAGTTGCATTGTAAATAATCCCGTGTATTCGCTTGATAGCGAGTGGTACGAACCAAACATCGCTAGCGCCAGACAAAAACTACGTTTAGCGTACAATATGTGGAAAGAGAACACACTCGCCACTGCCGGCACTCAATCAAAGGAGAAATTGTTGAATAATCCTGATTATGATTCTAAAAAAATAGGGCAAGATATAATAGATTTTGTGACACAGCTTCCTGTGACGGCTCACCATCCAAAGGTTCAGAAAAGAAATTTACTTAAAAAGCAGATCTCGTTGACATCGGATTTGCAAGCGCAAGTGGATATTTTGAAGGATGCCTATGAAGGCGACACTGCATACATTTTAAACTGCGGCCCAAGCTTAAGTCAATATTCTGAAGAATTCCTTAATGAGTTTTTGGCAGATAAGCTGACAATTAGTGTAAAACAAGCATACAGTGCATTTAAAAATGTTACTGACTTTCATTTTTTCAATTGCGCGAATTTGCCGATGCCGACATGCGCACCCCTGCTGCAACACTATGAATACGATGAGGAATCTCGTCCGATCATTATCGCTAGCAGCAATTATGATTTAGGGCAGCGCTGGCATCCGTGTCAAAAACATGATTTATATTTTAAAATTCCGATAAGAACTGAAATAAACAATGAATTTGTTACTATCACTAAGAAATTTGATGATTTTTTGCTTTCTAATTCCTTGACAAGACCATGCGGACCGGGTATAATGTTAGAAACAGTACTCTTTCTTACTGTTCACCTTGGAGTGAAGAACATAGTAGGCTTAGGTTGGGATTTAACCAACGATAAAGTCAATGAAGACACATACCAGCATTTTTACGGAAATACACAAAATTTATTTAATCGCGGCGACGTCCTTGACTGGGAAATTGAAGCCGGAAGAGAATCTTCAAAAGATGTGTATTATTGGCTAAAAGATCTTGGTATAAATCTTCAACTAGTTTCCGACATAAGCACTCTATATGATGGCATAGAAAGAATAAACTTAGATTAACAAGGAGAAAACATGGAATCTTTTGATCCATACAACAACAAAACAAACTTGCCATTTTTTATTGCTGAAATTGGTATTAATCATAACGGCGATTTAGAAGTCGCTAAGCAACTTATCGCCATGGCAAGGAGCGCCGGCTGTAATGCAGTAAAGTTTCAAAAAAGAGACATTGATACGGTATATACGGCGGATTATTTGGCAGGCACACGCGAGAGCCCATGGGGAACAACCCAACGCGAACAAAAAGAAGGGCTAGAATTTACAAAGGAAGATTATGATGTAATCGACGAATATTGTCGTAATATTGGTATCTTATGGTCGGCTTCCGCTTGGGATATTGATAGTCAAGTATTCCTTCAACAATATAATCTTCCCTTTAACAAGGTAGCATCCGCGATGTTGACGCATACTGATTTACTAGAAGTAATTGCAGCCGAGAAAAGACATACTTTTATTTCCACTGGAATGTGCAATTTTGAAGACATTGACAAAGCAGTCGAAATTTTTAATAACAATGGCTGTCCTTATACCTTATTTCATTGCGTATCGACTTATCCTTGTGTTGATGAGGATTGCAATCTAAATCTAATCACCACATTGGCGTCACGCTACAATTGTCCAGTTGGATATAGTGGCCACGAAGCCGGCATCACGCCGACTGTGTTGGCAGTTGCCGTCGGAGCCACAGCAATAGAGCGCCACATCACACTGAACAAGGAGATGTATGGCTCAGATCAATCAGCATCTATCGAGCCAGACGATTTGAACACAATGATGGACGAAATTTCGAAAGCCGCAGCTATTGTGGGAACAGGAATGAAAACGTTCTCATCGGCAGAAAGGGCGATATCTGACAAGCTTAGATATTTCTAGAAGTTCAGATGAAAGAATTGCTTTCCATATTGAACGACAAAAATGTCCTAATCACCGGTGCTAGCGGAGGCTTGGGCAGATGCATCGCAGCTGAGTTTTCCAAATTTGGCTGTAATCTGTATCTCACCGGTAGAAATGAAAGCAATTTAATAGAACTCAAAAAAGAAATAGGCTCTGATAAGAGCGTCTTTTACAGTACTGCTGATTTAGAAGATGTAACACAAATCAAAGAACTGTCTGAAGACGCTCTGCAAAAATTAGGAACTATAGATATTTTAGTTAATTGTGCTGGCGTTTTTGTTGTTAAGCCTTTCGAAAATACAAAGATTGAAGACTTTAATCGTTCTTTTGATTTGAATGTGCGCGCCCCATTTTTGCTTTGTCGAGAATTCATGGAAGGAATGCTAACAAAGAATTGGGGGAGGATAATTAATATTGGCTCCTCCTCGGCTTATAGCGGCTTTAAGAGCACTTCGGTGTACTGTGCGTCTAAACACGCCCTACTTGGGCTCACAAGGGCGCTACACGACGAGTATCGCACCAATAACATACGTTCATACTGCTTTTCTCCCGGCTCTATTCAAACAGAGATGGGCAAGAAGGTAAAAAATCAAGATTTTGATACATTTATTGATCCCGAAGAAATAGCAAAATACATTATTCTTTCGGTTTCGTTCGATAACGAAATGATATCAAATGAAATACAACTTAAAAGGATAAACATTTAAATGAAAATAGGAATTATACAAGGAAGACTGTCAGAACCCCTTGAAGGATTTCAAGACACTCCCTCTAATTGGCAAAGAGAGTTTAACTTATTGTCAACACTGGGATTAAATCATATTGAGTGGATTGTTACAAAGGAATCTTTCGAGAATAACCCAATCTTTACCGAAGATCTGCAGGAGTATTCAATCAGTTCCATTTGCGCTGATAATTTAGTTGATGAAAAGATATCTGACACAGACTTCTTAGCTGAGAATCTGACACCTATCTGTGAAGCTGCCATTAAAAACAAAATAAAGAACATTACAATTCCTATTTTAGAGGATTCAAACTTGACAAGTGGGAAGAAAAGAGATAAGTTTATTTTAGAGATGCAAGATTTTTCTGAAAGATTTAAGCGTCTCAATTTTTCTTTCGAAATTGAAGATAAAATGGATGTCATTGCTGACATAATTTATATGGGAGATAATTTTTACTTGACATACGACACGGGCAATATGACAACCGTTGGCGTGGAACACGAAATATATTTACATATGTTTCATGAAAAGATAAACAACATCCACCTCAAAGATAGGGATCCCCAAAACCAAACCGTAGAGCCCCTGACAGGCGCCACTAATTTTACAAAAATATTTGAGAAACTCAAAGAACTGGGTTATAATGGGCTATACACCCTTCAAACCGCCAGAGGAGAGTCTGGAGTTGAAGAAGAAACAATTAAAAAACACACCACAATATTTAAGGAGTTATATAATGAGTGTACGTAATGTATTTGATCTAACTGGCAAAACTGCCATGATCACCGGCGCCGGCGGATTGCTCGGCCCAAAACACGCTGAGGCTATCATCGAATTTGGAGGGAATGTAATACTAACAGATCATCACCTCGATCGAGTTGAGAAAAAAGTAGCTGAGCTAAATGAGAAGTATGGAGAAGGCAGAGCACAAGCCTTTCATATGGATGTAACAGATCCAAAGTCTGTTCAAACTGTAGTGGGCATGTGCGATAAGATCGACATTCTTATTAATAACGCCGCAAAGGATCCTAAAGTTAAAAAGGGCGGTGGCTTGACACCCGATAGTCGCTTTGAAACCATGACACCCGAGTATTGGACTGCGGGTGTGGACGCGGCAATGAACGGAACATTCTTTTGTTCGCAAGCTGTTGCTAATAAAATGTTAGAGGGAGGGACATCTGGAGTCATTCTTAATGTTGCGTCAGATTTGGGCGTCATTGCCCCCGATCAGCGCCTCTATCGGCAAGACGGAGTTCAAGAAGAGATGCAAAATGTAAAGCCCATAACATACTCCGCAGCTAAGTGGGCAATCATAGGCATGACAAAGTATTTGGCAGTTTATTTTGCAGAAAAGAATATTAGAGTGAATTCTATTAGCCCCACAGCCGTCTATAATAACCACCCGGAAGAGTTTGTTGAAAAGCTTACAAACATTATTCCAATGAATCGAATGTCACACATTGATGAATACAAGGGCGCGATTGTGTTTATGTGCTCGGACGCCAGCACATATATGACAGGTGAGAACGTTGTGATTGATGGCGGAAAGTCGGTATGGTAGACTCACCCCCAAATAATCACATTCACCCTCCTATGAAATATGTGGAAAAGGGATGGGGATATGAAAAATGGATTGTTAATAAAAAAGAATACTGCGGTAAGCTCTTATTTTTTAAAGAAGGAAAACAGTGTTCTTGGCATTATCACAAGAAGAAAGATGAAGTGTTCTATTTACAATCTGGAAAAATGATTGTTAGATATAGCGAAGGAGATAATCCCGAGCTAGCGAAGCAGATAATTTTAGAGCCGGGACAAAACTTTTATGTTTATACCGGGCTTCGCCACCAAATGTATGCCCTAGAAGACTCAGAGCTATACGAATTCTCAACCCAACATTTTAATAGCGACAGTCATAGAATTGTTAATGGAGATTAGTGAAAGATTTAAGGGACATATGCGTTGTTATTCAAGCGCGCTTGGGTTCTCAACGAATTCCGCAAAAGATGATAAAAGCTTTTGGCGGCACAACTTTGTTTGATCTTTCTATACAAAAGGTGCTAGATTCTGATTTTATTCCTAAAGATAATTTTTATGTTTCCATTTATGAACAAGAGTTAATTGATATCGCTCAAGATCGCAAAGCTAATATCTTCCTAAGAAGTGAAAAATCAGCCAACTCAGAAGGAACGCCAATGACAGACATGTATGAATGGTGGAACAAATTACCATTTAAATATTGTGTTCTTGTTAATGGGTGCACACCTTTTCTGAAGACTGAAACTGTCGATAATTTTGTGAAAGCCTATATGAATAGCGATTCTGACGGGCTTTTTGGAGTTATGGAAAAGAAGAATTATTTCTGGAACAAAGATGGAGAGCTACAAACGCCATGGCCAGAAGATCAAGCATGCATGAACACAAAAGCTGTCGAGACTACTTATGAGGCTGCGCATTGTCTCTATGCCGGCAGAATGGACTTAATCAAAGATGGTATTTGGATGGGGGATTTTCAAAAACCTGGAGATATAGAATTGTACCCGATGGAAGAACGAGAGTGTTTAGATATCGATTATCCGTGGCAATTTGAACTATGTGAAACATTATATTTTGAATCATTAAAAGAGGAGCATAAATGAAAACTTATATTATTGCCGAAATCGGCATCAACCATAACGGCTCACTGAAAACAGCAAAGAGGCTTATTGATATGGCTGCGCTGTCTGGTTGTGACGCTGTAAAATTTCAAAAGAGAAACCCAGATGTGTGTGTGCCAGAGCATCAAAAATCGGTACCCCGAGAAACCCCATGGGGAACGATGTCTTATCTGGATTACAAATATCGTATGGAATTCGGCAAAGAAGAATATGATATAATTGACGAATACTGTAAAATGAAGGAAATTGCATGGTCAGCATCCCCATGGGATATGGACAGCCTCGATTTCCTTATACAGTATGACATTCCGTTTATAAAAATGCCATCGGCAATGTTAACTCATGAAGAACTGATGCGCGCATGCGCAAGAACCGGTAAAAAGGTAATATTCTCAACGGGTATGAGCACTCTGGAGGAGATTGATAAGACAGTAGAATGGTTAAGAGAGGAAGATTGCGAGTTTGCACTACTTCACTGCAATTCAACATATCCAGCCCCACTGGAAGAATTAAATTTACAATGTATCAAAACTCTTCGGGATCGATATGACTGTGAAGTGGGCTATAGCGGGCACGAATTTAGACTAGGCACAACAGTGTCTAGCGTATATCTCGGTGCTACAATCGTGGAGCGCCACATTACTCTTGATAGAACTATGTGGGGCTCCGATCACTTGGCATCGTTAGAACCGCAGGGACTAATCAAGTTAGTGAAAGGCATTAGAGAATTAGAACTCGCCTTGGGTGACGGAGTTAAGAAACTATATGATGGCGAGATGCCGGCGCGCAAGAAGTTGAGAGGACTAGATTAGTGTATATAGATGTTTTCCAACATCACAGAGCCATTGAAAAGTTTCCGGATTGGGTGATTAACGATTGTCGCAAGTCACATCCGGATTCTTTTCGTAAATTTGTTAATTCGGCTGTCGCTGATTCTAATATAGTCTATTCTAATTTAGACTATTTTAAACAATATGAAGGTGCGAAGGTGCTTTTCGTGGCAGGTGGTCCATCATCGAAGGAAACCGAGTGGACAACCGACGGATATGACTATATCTGGTCATGTAATCACTTCTTCAGGCATCCTCGATTGAAAGATATTAAGGTTGATTTGGCGATGATCATGCCTGAAGTTGATTTGCAATCGGAGGAATTTCTTTCATATCGTGATCTACATCAGGTTTATCTTGGATTTGAAATTCATGATAAGTGGGTAGCGCATGCGTTTGATAATTATAGTAAATATTTTTGTATGCATACTCGATTCTATAGTAAAATTGGCATAGGCGCCCGGATGCTTATATTCGGAGGCGCCTTGAAGTGCAAAGAGGTGGCTTTTATAGGATTAGACGGCCCGATATATCAAATAAGAGGCAATCACGGCTTTGAAAGCGGCAAGAGTAATTTTCCAGCATGCTACCATGGCGTCCCACAAGAAACAATTTTAAAAAGCTACTTAGATCAACACGAACTGTTGTGGCAGCATATAAATGAGTCATGCCCAGATACCGCATTTATTAATTTAGGGTATGGTGAAGAGCAACACAGCTTCATAAAGAATAAAGGAATTTCATAATGAGTCAATTTTCATATTTATCTGATAAGATCGCAAAAGCAGACTTCCACTCGGCTCCCTTTAAGCATATATTAATAGAGGACTTCTTGCTTCCGGAACATCTGGAGGCAGTGTTGTCCGATCCTCAAGTACACTTTGAAGAGGTGGGCTCCACTCCGGAGCTAACTAGGCGCCTGCATACAGAAGGATACCGTATTCAGGACTTTCCCGGATGCACCAGCGATATTGATGAATATTTGTGGCACTATAAAAACGACAACTTCCCAACAGGAAGAAAAGGCACTCCAATTGAGAGCTACGGCATCACTTATAGATTACACAGGCACGACAACCCCCTCACAGCAGAATTGGTTGAATATTTAAATGGGGAAGAGTTTAAAAAAACTTTAGAAGAAAAATTTGAAATTACAAAGAAAAATCGAATTATTACGGCTATCCAAAAGAACCTTTCTCACTATGAGATAAGCCCCCACCCAGATATCAGAGAGAAGGTATTAACCTATCTGCTCAATATAAATAAAGATAGTTCAGTTGATGAGCTTCCAATTCACACACACCTGTTGAAGTTTAAAGAAGAGTGGGAATTTATTAAGGAACATTGGAAAACAGATTTTAGTCAAAATACGACGTGGGTGCCTTGGGAGTGGTGCGAATCAGTTGTAAATACAAATAGAAATAACTCAATAGTAATTTTTAAGCCCTCGGTAGACACTCTTCATGCCGTAAAGATGAAGTATGATCACACAAGGCTCCAAAGAACTCAATTATATGGTAATTTAATGGGGCTGGAAAATATTACGAGCCCGGGCAATTATAGAGATCTAATAGAGTTGCGCCGCCAGCGTGAAGAGGAGTAAACAATGTTAACTTATGCCGAACATTATGAAAAGTGCAAAGAACAGTCAGGATATCCAGAACCCAAGGTTGATATATATGATTTTACTCATGCCGTTGTTGATGTCACATCTAATTCTGAAGATGATTTAATACAATTGCCGAAAAACTATATGGAAATAGTGAATGGAGCCAAGAACGAGTATAAGGAGCGAATGAAGGATGCGGCGAATTTAAACATCCCTAGGGATCCCGCAATCGATTTTGCAATCCGACTTCAAAAAATTCATGATTGCTCTGAGTTTGAAGCGCTAGCCCAAGTTATAATTCCTCAGCTGGAAAAGAAGCTTTTTGGCTGCCCAGTGGTAATGGAGGCTTTATATACGTATAAGAATGTATACCGGGAAGCCCCCGAAAGATCATCGTGGATCTGGCACTATGACAACAATCCCAAAGAAATAATTAAAGTAATGGTGTACTTGAGCGATGTTGATGAAGATTGCGGCGCTTTCGAAATTGTGTGCAACGAAGAGGGCGAAGCTGTTAAGATGCCAACGTATAAGATCGATCACAAAACATGGAATGGCGCCCCCAACAATAGCCGCATAACAGAGGCACAATTGGATACCATGGCATCAGAAGGGTACTATCCTTCTAAAATACTTGGCAAGAAAGGAACAATTGCTATATTTGATAACAATATAGCGCACCGCGCATCAATACCGATGCCCTCCAACACTAGGGACGCTATTGTCTTTATGGTTCGCCCTTGGTATACTAAAGAACAAAAATATATTAATAAGAAGCACTGCCGCGCTTGGACAGGCACATCAATTTTTATGAATCCGGAGGATATATGAACTGTCATTGTTGTGATGGGGAATATACAACCCTACAAAAAGATATATACATCTGCCCTGAATGTAGTCATGTCTATAGAGATTACACGGGAGATTCAATTGAATATCATACCAATTGCTATCGCGACGAAGAAGGCTTTAGAGGATCCGGAGAAATTCTTAATGGAAAAATAACAGAACAGTTTCATGAAAATAGAAAAGGGATGTGCACTAACCGTGTAGCTTATTCAAATTCTTTTGTGAAGAAAGGCGACAGTGTTTTGGATATTGGCGCCGGCGCAGGTACCTTTGCGAACTTGTTGAGGGAGTCACTTTCCTTAGAAATAATTGAATGCGCAGAGTTGGACGATAGACTAGTCGCTGAATGCCGCAATCTTGGGTTTGAAACCACCCAAAGCGGGATTTTGGAATTAGAAAACGACAAGAAATTTGATGTTGTGTGTATGTGGCACGTGCTTGAACACATTCAGGACGTAAAAGAGAGTATTCAAAAAATAAGCAAAATAGCCACAAAGTTCGCCATTATAGAAGTTCCACTATTGGTTGCTTTGGATGGCAAAGGAAGACGACGAGATTTAACACCACCTAACGATGGAAATTATGATGGACATTATCATTATTTTTGCGAACGATCTTTTAAAAAATTGATAGACGATTCTGGAATGAGGATAGTTGATCTGAGAGAGGGCGTCCAATCTCCTGCCTTGTTAGCGGTGATAGAGAATGATTAAAATAGCTCATTTCGGCGCCTACGGAACCAACATTGGTGACACCGTTGCTCTTAATAATATTCGTCTACAAATATCTAAACATATAGATGAGACAATTGAGTGGGTACCTATCAACATCATCGGGTTTCTAGACTGCAAGAATGACAAAAGCTACGTTTTAAAAACGTTCAGAGAGCTAACTAAGGGTTGCTCAGCACTGTTCATAGGTGGAGGAGGGCTCCTAGAAGGAGGGCCCTTCAATGATACCTACACAGGCTGGAAATTGCCATTTAATGACGAAATATTTGAAGAACTTGATCTTGAAATTCCAATTTATGTCATTGGCGCCGGGATTAACTATTTTAGATCAGTAGCCGGCTTCACCGAGAAAGGAGCGAAAGGGCTTACATCTTTGATTAACAAAGCTGCTATATTTTCATTGAGAAACGATGGCTCCATGGACGCTGCAAAAGAAATATTGCCTCCCTCGGTTTTTGAAAAGATTAGAGAGGTTCCAGATCCTGGATTAATATATGATTATCACTACGATAGATTGACTATCGCTGAAATGCAAAATAAAACCAAGGTGCTCCAGCCGGCATTTAACGGCGGACAAAACATTATGATTGGAAGATTTCTAAACAATGAGAATTTTAATAAAATCATTCGAATGCCCGTTGAACTGGGATTGAAAATATTACCACACACTCCGAAAGACTACATGCACTTCCCTCTTCACGTAGCGGGTTATAATATAGCGTGGGATAAACAACATTTCCAGAAATATTCCAGTATTGATACCTACCGAGAACTTTTAGATTATTACAGTGAAGTTGGCTGCTCCATCGCAATGCGTGGCCACGGACAGATGATAGCTTTGGCTTTAAATGTGCCGTCTATATATTTTTCAACTCAAGATAAAGTTTTAAACTTTTCTAAAAGAAATGATTTAATGGATTTTAATGTTGACATCACAGAATCAGGATGGTATATTAAATTAAACAATTTATTTACAAGACTCACAACTGATGAAGCATTTTTGATTAAATGGTATGAAACACGGGACACACTCGTATCTCGATATCAAGAGCAATTCAGAGAGTTATGTAAACAGATTGCTGAGGATTTGGTATAAATGAAGTGGTGTTCTCCGACAGATGCATCTTTCTATAGAGGCGGCGCAACTGTGGTTGATTGGTATAACGACATGATAATAAAAAGACGCCAAAGCATTCCTGACTGGAAAGAATATACCACTGCTGAATCAGATACGATTGCTGAAAATATTACCAAAAATGGTTACCACAAAATAGAGAATTTTTGGAACACAGTTGAATTGAATGTTGTGCGTGATGATTGTCACCGAGCGTTTCAATCCATGGATCCTGTATTAATCAAACAAACCCATGGAGAGCAACATTCTCAAATAAGCCAGCCATTGTTGAACGTTACAAGTCTGAATTCACTAGCCACTGATAGTCGGATAATAGCAATTGCCACATCATTCTTCAAATGTTTTCCCGGCTTTGGAACACAAAACCTAAGGTATAGTGCTAGCGAAAATTCTAGAGAGTTCGGCACATGTCAATTTCATCGTGACTTTAACAGCCCAGTCAAGATTTTGAAATTTTTTACATATCTAAATGATGTAACGATTGATAACGGACCGTTTACATACGTTGAGGGTTCCCACCGTCGACTGCCAATTGATTGGAGTCGTAAATTAAGATGGGAAAATGAAGAAATAGAGTCTCTATATGGCGCCAATAGTGTAAAAAATCTCACTGGGAGATATGGAGATTTGATTATAGCAACCACCAACGGCTTCCACAAGGGGCTGCCTTTAGAGAGTGGTTTTCGTATATTATTTACAATGAATTTTTTAGTTCATCATGAATTGGGGCAGAGCGTCACCCACTTACCTTCCGGCCCCGGGGTATTTTATGAGGGAGAACAATCACCTTATTCAAAGAGATTTAAGATATCTAAAGATTTTTACGAACAACTAAGTGCGGATAAAAAGCCGCTATACGATTTTATGGAGAAAGTATGATAGTTTATATTGATATTGATGAAACAATTGCAAACACACCAGACGACAGAAATTATAGTATGTCAACCCCTATCGAAGAAAACATTGCAAAAGCAAACAAGTTTTATGATGAGGGACATACTGTTGTATATTGGACTGCCAGAGGTAGTGGCACTGGCATTGACTGGCATGATATAACGAAGGATCAGCTTGTTCAGTGGGGTGCTAAGCATCATGATTTAAAGCTTGGCAAGCCGATGTATGATTTGTTTATTTGCGACAAGGCGATCAACTCAGAGGATTGGGAATGATGGATAAAAATTGGAATGAGGCTATCAAAAATGAAGTTTACCATAGTGACGCCTATCATCTAAAAGAAGCTAAGTTTTCAAGAGAGCCAAAGCATATTATTGATATAGGTACCAACTATGGTTGGTTCTCATATCTTGCAGCAGAATTACACCCACAATGCCATGTATGGGCATATGAATTGATGGAAGAAAATTATGTAGTAGCCAAAGAAAATCTCAAAAAGTTTAATAACGCTCAGGTATCCAACAAGGGTGTAACCGGTGACAATGTGATTCTTCAAACTCTGTATACTTCCCACAACCGCGGCGGTCACAAAGGTTTATATGCTGGTAATAACTGCTATATATCTAAAAGCAGGTTTGTTTCCACAAAAACACACAACAGGATTATAGACGAGATACCGCCTCAGATATCTTTTAAAGAGATAATCGAGACGAACAAAATAGACTATGTTGACTTTCTTAAGATAGACTGCGAAGGATGCGAATATGAAATTTTTAATCAAATATTTAAATATGATTTAGATAAAAGAATTAAAAATCTTGTTTTTGAGATTCACGGAAAAGGAAATCCGGAGTATAATAAACTACTAAAAGAATTAGAGAAAAGATTTTCCACTTTTAAAAAGGGAAAAATAACTAAAGCTAGTAATATCTAAAAAGGAGAATAAAATGGCGACAGTAAAACAACTACAAGAGGAGATTTCAAAACTCCAGAAGAGGATTAGCTCATTTAGCGATGAGGTGTTCACTCTTAAAAACGAATTGAAAAGATTCAAGACAGATGTTGCATCTGATGTGAGGTATCTCACCGATCGAGTGGACGGCAACAAGAATGGATAACGAAAACACAACCCCACACAAGCTTTCAAACCAAGCCTTGGGTGCGGTTATGATGGCGTTACAGGAATCACTTCTGAATGAATTGGATATTGTTCCAATTCTTAGAGGATTCGAGCTATTAGAGAGCGCCGACGGCTTAGTGGTGACGAACCCGCCCACAGTCAGAGTATCTAACGAACAAAAGATTAGTGAACAAGACTTGATTAACATGGTAAAATAGTGCCAAAGTACTATTATCACTGCCATAATTGTCATAGTAATTTTTTTGTATATCATATGATGTCCGAAGTTCAAGAAGAATGTACTTCTTGTATGCTTCCGGGCGTAAGCAAGTTGCTGACAAAGCCGTTACATTTCGATAGTAAAGCAAAGAAGGCATTGACTGGCGATATCACTAAGCAGTATATTGAAGACAATAAAAAGCTTCTTGATGATATGAAGAAAGAAGTGAAAGAAAAAGCGTATAAAGAAGAGAATTCGTGAGTTTAATTAAAAAGATCAGGATAGCCGAACAAAAGGCGTCAAACAATGCCCTATGGGATCGCAAGCTGGCATTCATACATGTCCCCAAGAATTATGGAACAACAACAGCTGATTTCTTATTTAGGCTTGTGGATAGTGAAAACGGCTATGAACCCGGCAAATCCGCGCACACCACAACTCATATGACGGCGCCACAAATAACATCTTTGCCAAAATATGCTAACCATAACACATTCTGTTTCACACGTAACCCATATTCTAGATTTGTAAGTGTTGTTAAGTGGCGTACGCCAAAAGATGCTCTTTTGGGTATTTATCAGTCGCCGCATCCCTTCCGCAGCCTTCCGATCGGAATAGATGATTTTCACACCAGCACCCACAAAGCATTACAATATATTATAGAAAGAAAGGTGCAAGCACCAACGGATTACGAATTTGAGATAGATTCAAAAAAATTAGATCGCATGTTTTTACCTCAAACCACGTGGCACAATAACACCACGTCTTTGTATCAATGTGAGGATTATTATAATGAATTATGGCGTTTTATGCAGGAACATAACATAGCCCGCACAAAAAAAGTTAGTCTTGTTGTCCAACATGAAGGTGATTTTTTAGATGCCAATGGCAAACCAGATCCAGCAAATATGACTCACAGAAATCAATCAGAAAAAACCATCGACAAGACATCCTACAAAGAAATTTTTTACGATATTTTGAAAAGAGATCCCGGACTGCACAGAGGGTTTATAGATTACTACGGCGCCGATTTTTCATTATTTGATTATGAACCGGAGGTTCTATCATGAGCAAACTAGAAATCATATTAATCTGTGTATCCACACTATCAATATTTTTTAATGTAGGGGTGTTTATATACGCACGAAATGCAATTGTGCAACTCTTATCGGTGGCTGGCGAACTTGGAGATCTCAAAGATATGGCAGACTCCCTAGCTGCACACACCAAAGAAGTTTATGAATTAGAAATGTTCTATGGAGACGACACACTTCAACACTTGATGGATCATGCTCGTTCATTTAATGAATATTTAGATACATTTGAATATATCTACTCGTTAACAGACGAGCAGTTGGTAGAAGCAGAAACAGAAATAAAGGAAATAGAAATTGGATCCGAAACCCAAACACAAGCCCCAAACTAGAAGAAAAAAGAATCATTATTTTACCAAAGTTCACGAAGATGCAATTGTTAGCTATTCGAACACAACATGCATAAAAGAGCGCACTGAGCTTTATGTAAAATATATCCAGCCAGCATTCAACGAAATGGTGGACAAAATTGTTTTTACATATAAATTTACAAACTTACCCAACATTGACTCTCTAAGAGACGAGTGCAAGATTTGGTTAATGACTATCTTAGATAAATACGATCAAAGTAAGGGCTCCAAAGCCTTTTCGTATTTTAGTGTAATCACAAAGAACTGGTTCATTCACAAAGTAAAGAGACAACAAAAAAGGAATCTGCGAGAAGTTGATTTTGAAAATATTGCAAAGCATTACGAAGAGAGGTATTTGTCAACAGATGATTCATATCTCAAAGAAAGAGAAACTGCAGAATTTTGGCAATCATTTCATAATGAATTAAAATCCTGGGATGTGTCCCAAATGAAGGATAACGATTTGAAGGTTTACAAAGCAATTAATATCTTATTTGAATCAAAAGACGACATTGAAATTTTTAACAAGAAAGCTATTTATCTATACCTGCGAGAGATAACCGGACTTAATACTAAACAGATAGTTAATTCACTGAAGAAGTTTAGAAAACGTTATTCCAATTTTAAAGTGGGCTGGGAAAACGGTGATATATGAGCAAAGAAAGTTTAGATAATCTTATTGGCGAGGCTCTCGAAAATATTCGAAATGATCGAAAAATTGCTAAAGAGTTCTTGAATGAGATAGCAAATCAGATAGCCACAGACGCTGATCAAAACAGAAGTTTAAGTCCAGTCGCCGCAAAACACATTGAAACAATGCAACGCTCTAATGAACAGTTGGTAAAAATAATTAATATTAAACACAAAAATGCCACGATCTCCGAAGAACTCTCAGAGGATGACAAGACTAATTTATATGATATAATCCAAGGTACGACTTCGTAGTGTCTTTTGATTTCCTAAATCGATCAGATTATGTAAACAATGTCGCTTCTTTAGATCTTTTACGTAAATCTATTAAGGAATCAATATCGTTCGACGCGTACGGAAAACGCGATATTTTTCCTGCCTTGGTTCTCATTCCACCGAAAGCGATGACGGTTACCGAAGCTGCATCTCACGGCGCCCCAACCAAACGTGCAGCATCCCAGCAAGCTAAAGGCACTAATTATATCTTTAAAGTTAGAATTCTAGGAAAAAACTCGCCCCATCAATATCTCCCAGATCCTACAGATCCTTCATTTAATATCAATCCAGATGAAAGTACATGCTCTCCCCTCACGATTGTAAATTTACATACAACCGTAGTCATGATCCATCAAGGCGGCTTTGGTACGCCAGCTTCACCACCCGCCATGGGAGACATAGTTGAGATTAGGCTGCAGCGTAACGGTGCCGGCGGAGCTTTAAATATGCAAATTGGAGAATACGTCAAAAAGGTGGCAGGTCAGGGCACCGGCGGCTCTAACTTTGATCAGAGCGGCACCTATAGTGTCGTGGGTAATTTTGATTATCTGGATGAATACATGCCAGTGAAGGCTCTGACTGCCACCTACACAGATCCTGGTGCTACTCCTATTAAAATAACCAACGGAAGTTTATTGAAGGAAGGGATAATAGAGAGCGCCAAAAAGGGCTCTAAACAATACCGCCCCAAAATTCTAAAAAACCTCACTCAAGATTACGATAACTTGGCTATGGCATTCGCAAACGCGAACGGCGGCAAGCAGCTGGGCGCTTATGGATATCGTCCCCTCGCGGTACAAATCTCCCTCTCTAAAAATCCAGAGAAGGCAGGACTTGCTGCCGAGCCTGGCACGTCTAATCACGGCTGGGGTACTGCGATAGATTTACACTATTATAGCTCGGCTACATCGTCGACACAGATCAAGCTCGAATTTAATAGCCCTGAATACAAGTGGCTATTAAAAAACGCGCACAAACATGGTTGGGAAAATCCAAGCTGGGCACTGCAAGGCCGCGGCCGTGAAGAGCCCTGGCACTGGGAATCAACTAAGATGAATAGATTTATAAATCTCGGTGGAAACACGCGCCCACCCCCGGGCGCGAGTTCGCGCCCACCGCCTGCACCGGAGACGCCCCCGGTAGCAGAATACACATCTGCAGAAGAAGATCTGATGGCTGGCTACGACGCCGACGACGTGTACACATCTGCAGAAGAAGATCTGATGGCTGGCTACGGTGAGTACGAAGATTAATTTGCTACTTCTGACTCACAATCAGTCATTTAAACTATACAAAAAACGTTTTTTTTGATACTTATATAATATAAAAGGGAATATTTATGTCTTTTGATCCAAAGAAGCCTGGATTCGTCCCCTACGGGGCCCTGCTGGGATTTTACACACAATTTAAAGAGGCGCCCGACGCCCTACGTCTGGTGCCGTCAGATTCCGGTATTTTCCATACATTAGTTCCGGGAAAACCATTACAATTTAAATGCGCCATCGGCGAATCTGTGATTAGCCATGCCGGCTCATACATCACATTAGGCTCAGATCGCCCCGGTACAATTTTTAGTGGCTTCGGCGCCCGCGGCTATCAAAATGCCTCCACTATAGACTTGGTTGTGGGCCGCGGCGCTAGCGCCAAGGGCGGCGCCGGCCCAAAAGCCGAGTCGGTTGTATCCAATATGTTCTCCGCAGATGCAGCTAGAATCTATATTAGCCAATTGACAAAGATCGATCAAAACTTTGGAATTGCACAAGGGGTACCCGGCACAACGCGCCCTGGAGCCGCAGTTGGAATCAAAGCTGATGACGTCAGAATTGTAGCGAGAAATAGCTTCAAGATTTGCACAGGCCGTGGATCAGGTTTCGAAGGGCATGGCACCCGCGGGGAAACAAATGCATTTGGCGGCAAGAGTACGATTGCTCCCACTATCGAACTAATCGCAGGAAACTATTCAGAGTCAAAATGGGTTTACGGTGGTTTAAAGAACCCTATCGAGACGGTGCCTTATTTACAAGCCGCCGTCAAAGGCGAAAATCTCACCAAGGCGCTAACTGAAATGAATGAAATTATGGGAAATATATGGTCAGCTGTATATAATCTAGTCTTGATTCAAGCCGGCTATAACGTCACCAACTCAATCGATCCATGGCGTTCATGGAACGCTGCACAAGGCCCACCCGCGACAGGCGGCATAATGAGTTATGCTTTGATGAATTTGTGGGCTACTCGTGTGAAAGGAACGATGTGGGAACAATATTATTTAGTAGAGTCGGGATATCGATATATCAATAGTCCCAATGTATTTTTAACATAATAAATTAATAGGAAAACAAATGGCAGATTCAAAATTTTTAAGATTCCAAGACGTCGATAACGATGGCTTGATCGATGTTTGTGATGATTTAATCACCACTCCGGAGACTCCGTGTAAAGGCCCGTGTACTCCAAATCCAGCGGCAATCAACCCACAATGGAAAAATCGGGATATTAATGAACCATTCCTTAATGAGAAAAAATGCTACTATCAAGTAACAAAAGTTACTCCTCACTCTACAATACAGACAGATGTTGATGTTAACTTTAAAGAGTTTAAAGAAGAGGCTGTTGATAGTTTATTAAATTTCTACGATAAGGATGATGGTTTCACTTCTAAGGAGAAAGTCCGGAATGCGATGATTTTTGATCGGTATGACTTAGATCCGCATCCCAATACGCGCTTAAAATTATTATATTCGGTACCGTTTGACGTTATTTATGAACTCCCGGATGCTGTGCCGGAAGATGAGCCATTCGAGGACGATGAGCCCGGAACAGTTAAGGTAACATTTAATGCTGCACAGTTGACAACTCAAATCATTCGAGTAAGAACAGGCTTAGGCATGTACGGACGCCTATTGAAAGTTTACAGATCTATTGGCGAGGGCAATGCTTACTATAAGGCGAATCGTACGATTTTCAATCTTGATGATTACGGCGACATGGGACTCTGGAGCGACAGTATTATGAAACAGCTGATGAACGGCCTTGAGGGATTTTTAGACGCTAAAGATTATAGGCTCCCCGGTCAATTTTGGGGTGCATTTAGCAGCGATCGCTTAGTTACAAAACTCAAGTTTGTGTTCGACGACTACGAATTAAAATCTATGAGAGTCTGGACGGTTGCGTGCGGAAATAAACCCCGCTACTTTGGCAAAAAGAAGCTGCGCCCACTGCGTGCACAAGGGCCCTGGAAAAACAAAACAGCAGTAGCGTATTTTACTAAGCTACCAGAAATGGCTCGCGCCTTTAATGCGAGAGTACAAATTCCATGGCAAGACTTTGTTGAAAAGTACACCTACCCAAAAGTATTTTTTGACATAAAAGAAGGCAACACAGAGAAGACAATAGGCTCTTGTGTGGCTGATGCTCTAGCTGACGAGTTTAAAGAACTCGGACAAGACGTCTTAGACAAGGTGTTCACCATTGGTGATGCTATAGCCTATTTGTGGAGAAAATCCATTTGCCGCGACTCCATTAATGAATCCTTGGCAGACGACTTCTTAGCTGGCACTTACCCCGGCGCCGGAACCCCGGATATGACAAAGGCGTTTGGAATGGGGAAGGAGCAGGCATTTGGAAATTTATCTAAAGATGATAATGTATTCGTCATGATGTGCATGGCTGTGGCTGCGTCCTCCTCTAACTTGGGCTCAGTATCGTCGATGATGGGAAACATGTATAAATTCGGGTTCCAGCGCATAAAAATATGCGGGTTGTTCGATCTACTCGGTTCTGTTATCCAGTGTCTCACTGGCGGCTTAACTCTGGATGAAGCGCTATCAACGATGTTAGAGGCAGCCCTCAAAAATATGGGAATTGAACAGTTTGGAGATCTTTTCAAGGGCTTACCAACACACAAACAGCGCGAGCTTGGAGCAATGGTAGAAAAACAACTCAGAGAGGGCAGTTTCTTTTCAAATGAGTCTGTCGCCATTGAAAAACCTTGGGAAAATCAAGCGGTTATTGACAAAGAGCGCGAAAATATGTCTGAAGATAACTTTGAGGGCATGACACCTACGCCCAACAGCCAAGTGGAAGAACCCAAATATGAAAGAACTTTGGTGGAGCAAAATGACAAACCCCAGCGCGATACAGTGCCAGTCGATAAAATTATGCAGGCATATATATCAGCATTGCTAGAATATTATAGCGAGAATCTCTTTGAACTACTCGACGAGTTGAATAAATTCCCGGGCGCCCAAATTATTGCAGCTATCATCGGCTCTTTAGATTGTCCTCATCCTCCCCTCCTCAACCCTTCGTTTCCTGATTTCATAAAATCAATTATATTCCCATTCTGCACCAGTATGTCGGAGTTTTCACTCCCTCGTCTTGAAAATCCTCTACAATATTATCCCGATTTTGCCGACATTACCGCCTTTATCTGGTACATGGCTAAAAAAATCGTTATAATGATCGTTTGGCAAATTTTGATGATTCTCATGGCTAAAATTTGTGAATTAATTGGAAATGCCATCTGCAAAGCTCTTGAGGTGACAGGTGCTGTTATCGGGGCCCTCCCTGGCGCCATGGCAGGGACAGCCGATTTGGGGCAAGTCATTAAAGATACAATCTGTGGGCCAGAAGCTGATGACAAACAAGTAGAGGACACGATCTTAGATCTCATGAGCCAACTCGGACTCGGCTCTGCTGCGTTTGCTAACCGCGATAGAACACTTCAATTCGGCTTAGATCTTTCTTCATCACTCACAACAGCAGAATTGCAGAATGCGCTTCTTGGAAATCCATCCCCGATATTCTTAGAAATAGTGGATCACTTAATTGAGTATGAGTACCCAGAATTCCGAGAGGGTATTCAAAATCGGAATGCTGTAGGGAGGTTCTTCAAGAATATTGGTAATCTTATTCCAATAGAAGCCCGTGCAAAACTCGAAGACGCTGCCAACGAAAATATCTGGGACTTAGGCCCCGATGGGGAGGAAGGGGCAAACATCGTGGCGGCAAACCCGTCCATGTGTTCTACTCCCGAACAGATCGAACAATTTAAAGCCTTACGTTGTGAATTGTTAGAAGGCAGAGCAACGCCCGAACAATGTCATGAAATGTTCTGCGATATGCGTGAAGGAACTTTGGAAGATCTAGCCGACTTATCTGACATTCTTCAAGGTGGCTTGGGTAACCATATTGTGAAGAATATGCCACCACTAGTTAGCGAACCCGGATGCGATGACGGGATCTTCCCATGGGAATCCCCCCAGATGGCAGCCTTGGGTGTTCACGCTCTTAGTGGAGATCTTGAGATGCTTAAAATCGATTACGCCAAAGATATGATGGGTAATGGTAATTTTTGGAATAGTGATTCTCAATGGGGATTTATGAATATGATGTTATCAGACACTCAAGCTTTCGCTCTTACTAGTCACCACGCCAAAACATCAAATGAAAAAGCATATGTAAATTATGCCACAAATCTACCAAATGGCGGCGAAGCCACCTCGGGCTTCTTCTCCTTTTTCCAATCGTCTCAAGGGTTTAGTGGGCAGATCGGGCAATATCCCTATTATGTGGGAGAGTGGATGAAGAGACAATTTTTGAATGCTGGAATGCCGTCGTCCCAGCGGGATAACTTTGTTATCAAGCCTGGATTTTATTCTCTTACGAGCATGGGGAACGATTTGCGCGCTTCCATGCACGGCAGCGGCTATGGGTTTAGAAGCTCCAATGGCTCTACCGGTACCAAGAAATATTATGTTGATTTTGAAAAACTGCAGTACAACAACTTTTTTGGCTCCTTAACACAAGGCATCAACCTATTCATGGTTCCGGACTTTGGTTATAACACCAGTCTTAGAGCCAACATGAACACGGAACAGGTGGAGGTTACTCGTGAAATTAGGAAAGGAACCGGCATTAAAGTTAACGGCGGCGACGGATCGCACTCAGGAAAGTCTCTATACTCTCCAGCAGAATTGGGGTGTGACATGGTATTGGATTTCCGAGATAACGCCGCCGGCATGCGTCTCGGCGGTAAGGGCTGGATCCCAGCTGACGATAAATGGGACTACATCTCTACCAATGAAGGTGGCAAACCATCGGACTGGGCGCCCGGCGGTAAGTGGGGCACCGAATGGTCTTATGGATATGAGATTCAATGTTATTTCAATGACATTCACAAGGACGAAACCGGAAATACAAGAAACCGCTTTGATGATAATATCCGGCTTGAGCTTGTTGAAAAAGTTAATTATGGATCCGACCACATGGGCCCATTGGGTAAAGCAATGGAAGACGAGATGACGAAAATGGCACCCTTCGATCTTCCGAACTGGATTGAAGGCATACCGATCGTCGGCTGGGCAATTGAGAGCGTGATTAATCTTATATTGATGCCCTTTACTCAGTTGATTGTGAGAGCCGTTAAGGTGGCAGCACTCCGAGCTAGCGAAGAAGTACACCGCATTAGAGAATTTGAATTCATTTCAGTAGACGATGGTTTGGATGTCTTCTTCGTCGAACCCGATCCGGAGGATACTCAGCATCCCAAGCTCTCAGATTATCCGGAATTCGCAAGGATTAAAAATCAACTCACACCCGAATCTCCACCTGTCCTCCTTTTATCCGACATGACAGGATTGAGCAAATCGGAAGCCAAAGCAAGGTATGATTCTACAATGAACTCCATGTTTCAGAAATTGGCATATGAGATTGGTGACGCAGAGGACAAGAGCGGCGGTTGGCTTTATGGTGCAGATTATGATTATTTGACGCAAGATGATACTCTCTACGGCGTTAAAACTGACGCAGGCGAATTTGTTCCTTATTATCTGTCGGGCTACGAAGAAGAAGATATGGTGCTTGGGATAAGCTGGGATCAATATATGAACCCAAAAAATCCGAGAGTAATTTATTTGAATCCTGCAATATATGGGGGGAGTTATAGCAAACCTCCCTTACATATTAAACCGCTGCAATATAAAGGTTGGATGGGATTTGTGCAGGTATTCTTTCCAGAGTCTACTGCTTGTAAACCCCACTCTGTAGATTTGGTGGATTTTGGAGAAATAGAGTCATTTATTCAGGAACATTTCCCGAAGATGGCAGATGATCCTCGTCTCACTAAAGATCCAGAGTGTGTTAGAGAGGTGCCATTTAAGAGAATTATGACACGCGCCGGGAAGACGGGCATGTACTCCTTGGTTATGGCAGCCATTAGGGTGTATGCTTCTACTCATCTATTTAAAGCCATGGGAACCTTTTCACAAATTATGCCGAAGTTCCCCGATAATTTTAGTAGTATTTATTCATCTTATATAGTGGAAAGGATAGAGGAAGATTTCAGAGATGCACCGGACGGCTTTTGGGGATGGGCACAATCATTTAAGGATGATGAATTCTGGTATGGATTCTTAGAACAGTCTGTTGAATGTTACAATTTCTTGGTAGAGGCCGGCGAGATAGAGATCCCCAAACAGGGCGGGTACCTCCAGAGTGCCTTTGACACCATCAATGATCTACAAACAGAATACAAATTCCCAATGCGCCCAACCCAGACTCGTAATTATGTTAACTCAGAAGGCGAAGAGAAGAAGCAACGAGTGATGGGTTTGTGGGATGCAAAGATAGCCGGCGAGGCTGGATGGTTCCAATCGCTCAAGGGTTATCGTTCAGATGAAAACTTTGAAGCTATTCAATCTGTTGAAGAGCATGCTAAATTGATTTTACAACAGTTGGTAAATTTTGAACTTACCAAAATGGGCAAAAGGCTCGTGGAAAATATGAGGCAGTACGGATTTAACCCTCGGATATTTGACTTAGATTATTACGCATTTACGGAGATGAATGCATCTAATAGCGGCGGTGGTGGCGCCCCCGGATCTGTAAACGGTCCGTTACACTTTGCAGGCCCAGAGGCTGTTGATATAATTCAAGCGCTCCCCACACCGGACAATCCAGATCCACGTGGCGAGGGTGTTTCATGGCCCGGCCCGTACTATACAAAAGGCGCCGAGTTCCGCGTGGCAATAGACAATGATTCAACTAACGAATTTTCGTATGCTGATGAATATGTTGGATATTACCATGGGCATATCGATGAGGAGGGAGATGTTATATATATGGTAGGCGAACAACACACTGGAGACGCCCAAGACGTCCTCACCCCAGTTGATAACTTAGTAGCAGTGGGCACTGAAGCATATATTGAAGAAAGAGTAAACATCGATGAGATGATGGGAGATTCGAGTCGCAGCGCCTATGAAGCAGCGAGTGACGCAGAAGCAGCGAGAGAAAGACAAAGTTCTCCGTATCCAAAAATGAAAACAGAAAAAGTATATATTGGTACTGTTCCGGCACTCGGCGAAACTTCCGGTGGTTCCGAATCGCAACCTTATGCCATAGAACAGTATGTATCTGTTAATGGAACTAAAATGACGCCATCAACAGCCAAAGCTACAATAACGGCACAGGACACCAACCTGCGAATATCCGATGTTTACCCCGGCACTTTACAATTAGTACATAATGACGCCGGCATTGAAGTTGGTATTAAGGGCAATATAGGAGTTCGCTACGGACTTGCTTTTTATTATATGGATGGAATGAAGAAACTAATAACTACCGTGGAAGTTGATTCTCTGGATGTCAAAATCGGACAGTGGAATGTTATGCAACCAAGCAGTAAGTTGTTAATGTGTTTGCTTAATAAACTAAAAGAAGACGAAAGATATAAGCTAATGACAGATTATATTTTCCCACTTAACAAAGTTACTGCGATTTGGGCAATTTATAATGATTTCGGCATTATGTCATCTTTGGGAGAAGTTACTTGCGGCTCCGGCGATGACACCATGTGGCTTCCAACGGGTGTAGGCGGCGCCCTGCTCGCCTTGGCGGGCATAGACGCCGGCGATATTGCAAAACCTAGCGATTGGCTTTCCGGAACCCCATTTACTCAAGTTAAGGTTAAGCCCGGCTCACGCGCATATATTCACCGAGACGTACTCGAAAAAGAATACGCATGGAGTAGTATGTCAGAAGCAATGAAAGACGCACTAATGCCATTCAGGGTTCCATGGTTCGATGATTCCATCGAATATGAAATAATCTCCTTTGATCAAAGCAAAAGCGGAATAACAGGAAATGAAGGCTGGGCGGCATATACTGATCGCGGAGACGCACCATTAGCCGGCTGGTGGAGAACGACGTGGGACGAGTGGGATCGAAGACTGTTGAGGAATAGCGCTTACCGGATTAAGAAACTGTTTAAGTCTTATTATTATTCGCGCGATTATCGCCCGGGCGATGACCTCTTAGGCGATAGTGAGTCACCTTCATTCTTATTTTTGAAGAACCTCAAGGCAGCGATGTTCCCTGTTCCCGGCAAGAGTATGTTGCCATGGTGGCAGCGTGGAAGACTTCGTAGTAGTCCCTTTAATGCTAAGGGTGAAATGTGCAACGGGAAAGACTAATATTCTTTATAGCGTAAAAAAACAATGATTCTATTTATTAATAGGGGAAAAAGATGTCTTCTTTAGCTGTGAAATTACCAATTACTCGCAATACAGCCGACGGCTTTACGATGATTAAGAATTTTAAGACTCTGATTAATCAGAATCTGAAGATGCTCGTCCTCACGGCACCCGGCGAAAGAATAATGGAACCTGCCTTCGGCGTAGGTGCCAGACAATATTTATTTCAAAATTTTGGCAATGATGTATATCAAGAAATAGCGGCAAATATCCGGAAACAAGTGAGAGAGTTTATGCCAGCCGTAGGTATACAACAGATAAATTTCGATGATAGTAACCCAAACGTGCACGTCCTCGGAATAAGAATTGTTTACTCGATACCGGATATTGGAGTAACAGATTTATTAGAATTTACTATTTAAAAGAGACTTTTTATGGCAGACGAACAGAAAAAAATATTACCAATTGACTATACTAGTCGAGATTTCGAATCAATTAGAAGTGACTTATTGGAGATTGCCGAAAGGTTATACCCAGACTCTTTCCAAGATTTTAGTGAAGCTTCCTTTGGTTCTCTGATGGTTGATGCCGTTTCTTACATCGGCGATCAGCTATCCTTTTATTTGGACTACAACGTTAATGAGTCGTTTCTGGATACAGCATATCAATTTAACAATATACTCCGGCATGGCAGAGTGTTGGGTTATAAATATACCGGACGCCCCAGCACATATGGTAAGGCAGCGCTTTATGTTCTAATTCCCGCCTCGCAAACTGGCTTGGGCCCGGATTCTAAATATTTGCCGATTCTCCGTCGCGGCGCTCAATTCACAAGCGAGACAGGGCTTAATTTTTCATTGGTAGAAAATGTAGATTTTTCAAATCCAAAATTTCCCGTGGTTGTCGCCAGGGTAGACGACACTACGGGCGCCCCCACCTTCTATGCAGTAAAAGCATATGGCACTGTTGTGTCCGGTATAATGACAACAGAAAGAGTGCCTGCTGGGAGCTATGAAAAATTTAAAACGATTACCTTAACTACACCGAATGTTTCGGAAATTATATCGGTTTTTGACACCGAAGGCAATGAATATTTTGAGGTAGATTATCTTGCGCAAGATATGGTATTTAAAGAAGTAGCAAACAAGAGCTTTAAGCAGGACAATGTTCCTTCAATTCTAAAGCCATTCCTTGTCTCTAGAAAGTTTATGGTGATAAAAAACTCATCCAGCACGATGCTTCAATTTGGCAGTGGAAAACACGGTGCTAGCGATGTTGTGGCGAATCCACAAACCGTAGCTATGGATAGTTGGGGAAAAACATACACGACAGCGCTTACGTTTGATCCCACGAGATTATCCAACAACCAAAGCTTGGGTATAGTACCTCAAAATACTACCCTAATAGTTACGCTGAGATCAACGAACCCCACGAACTCCAACATCGCCACGGGCGAACTGACAGGAGTGGCATCCTCAACGTTAGAGTTTGAAGATAGAACTCAATTATCTGCTGATGTGATTAACTCAATCCAAACCAGTCTAGAAGTTTCAAATGAAGAGCCAATCACCGGCGACGTTACAAATCCAAATTCAGCAGAAGTAAAGCAAAGAATTTTTGACACGTTTCCAACTCAGAATCGCGCCGTTACGCAGGCTGACTATGAAAATATTACATACAGAATGCCGGCAAAATTTGGTTCGGTTAAACGAGTGTCCGCTCAGAGAGATCCAGATTCACAAAAAAGAAATTTAAATTTATATGTCTTATCAGAAGATAGTTTTGGAAAATTAATAAAAACCAACTCAACTATTAAGAATAATTTAAAAAAATGGCTGAATGAATATAGAATGATTAATGACACGATTGACATTTTAGATCCGTATATTATTAATCTGGGAATTAACTTTTCCATAAAAACTATTAACGGCGCCGACAAGTTCGCAACCTTAAATCGATGTGTGACAAAATTAGCTAATTTTTATGAAAGTGGCTTTTTCATCGGAGAATCCATGACAATTAGTGATATATACCAACAACTCAAGAATGTTGCGGGAGTGTTAGATGTGGTAAATGTTACAATTATAGGCAGAACCGGCGCCAACTATTCAGGATCAAACATAGAAATAAATAAAAGCCTCTCGCCGGATGGAGATCAACTCTTGTGCCCAAAAAATGCAATTTTTGAGATTAAGTACCCAACCGCAGACATAAAAGGTAAGGTTAAATAATGTCTATCAAAAGATATAGAGCAGACATGGACAATACGATTGTTAATGCTTATCAATCGAACTTATCTACACGCGGCACTGGCTCAAATTCAGGACAAGCAGATGTGGTAGAAGTGTACTCTGTTTTCGGAAGACAGCAAGCTAGCAGTTCTGCTGCAACCGGCTCACAAGAACTATCCAGAATTCTAATGAGGTTTCCGATTAGTGACATTTCGGCAGATCGAACAGCGAACAGCATCCCAGCTAACGGCAAAGTCAGCTTCTATCTTCGACTGTTTGATGCAAAGACATCAAAGACGGTTCCTAAAAACTATAAGCTTGTAGTTCAAGCAGTTTCCAGATCTTGGGAAGAAGGCGACGGCTTAGATTTAGAAAACTATACTGATTTAACTAAAAATGGTTCTGGTTCAAATTGGATCCGAGCTAGCAAAGCCTCGGCATGGTCGAGTGTTGGTGGAGATTATCACGCGTCTCCAACATATGTTCAGTATTTCACGGGCGGCTTGGGAAACTTAGATGTTGATATCACGGCTCTTGTCGAGCAATGGATTGCCGGCTCGAAGAGTAATTATGGTGTTGGTGTACGCTTAACAGCCAGCAATGAAGCTTATTTTTCAAGTTCTGCCGGCGTAGATTCTGGAAGCGTTATTCAAAACCCCAATGGAGCCAAGACGTCTTACTACACAAAGCGCTTTTTCGCCAGAGGTTCGCAATACTTCTTTAAACGCCCGGTGATTGAAGCAAGGTGGGATTCCACCACGCAGGACGATCGTGCAGCATTTTACTTTAGCAGTTCGCTAGCAACGAAGTCAGAAAACTTAAACACACTTTATTTGTACAACTATGCCAGAGGAAAGCTCAGAAACATCCCGGCGGTAGGTACGGGGCATATCTACGTTAGTCTCTATTCGGGCTCTTCTGACAACACCGCACCAAGCGGTTCCAAGCTCGTTTTATATGATGCCGAAACCGCAATGACTGGAGGCCATCATGATACGGGAATTTACACGTGCTCTATCGCTCTTACGAAATCAACTTCTGTTACTTTAGAAACCCTTTACGATGTGTGGCACGATAATTCGGGAACAGAGTTCTTCACCGGCTCAATTAAGCCTTATACTCTCCGCGGCTCAACACACGCGAGAGAACCAACATACTACCTCTCGATAACAAATTTACAGAATTCATATATGAGAGATCAGAACGCTCGCTTTAATTTATATGTTCGAGAGAAGAATTGGAGCCCCACCATCTACACCAAAGCGATCGCCAGCGCCCCAACGGAAACCATCTACAGTGCATCTTATAGAGTTATTAGGACAATAGATGGACTTGAGGCGGTTCCTTTCTACACGGGCTCAAGTAATAAACATGCTACAGGATTATCATATGATGTCTCGGGTAATTATTTTGATTTAGATATGAGCTTGTTAGAGCCGGGATATGAATATGCATTTAAATTTGCATTTTATGACGATGAGCTTGGTTCGTGGCAAGAGCAAAATGAACAATTTAAATTCCGAGTAGACGATTATGAGCATTAAAAAACTATTTGAAGACGCAAATAAGACAGACACTTTCGTAGCAGACACCAGCCAGAAAGATGCATTCGAGCCTGTAGAATCGCAAAGGAATGTTGAACAGAAGTTACGCTCTCAAGCGCGCTATGTACCACAAGTAGACTACTCTGATCCTACAAATTTTGTTAAGTATGGATCTGCGCGCTTATACTATGAGTCTGCATTCAATAGAATTCTAGATTATTATCCTTATGACGGCTCTCAGGCTGAAATAACAAAATTTCACAATAACAATCTAGACATCGAAGAATATATCTTAGACAAGAGATATCCCAAATCTACTGGATACATTACTCTCGCAAAAGATGGTTATTCAGTTAGCTCCATAGTTGATGGCTATGGCGTTCCAACTACTAATGAGTATATTGACTTAAAGGGCGGTCCAGGAACGGGCTCAGCGCCCTCCCTGCTACTGCAAAAGTTATTACCAAATCCCTACAACGACAGCTATAAATCATCTAATCTTTATAGTTCAAACATCTACACTGATGCCGGCCTTCCTTCAGATTATGGAAAAGGCTCTCGACAGTCAAACCTACGCGCCAACTTTGATGATGGTGTTACTGTAGAATTTTGGATGAAGACGGGTTCGATGGTTCCCGGCGCTATTACGGATCGTCAAGTAATTTTTGATTCGTGGAACAATAATGCCGTTTCATCAGCAGATTATGGAAGGCTCATGATAGAGCTTACAGGCACCGTAAACGACTTTGGTGGAGACAAAAATCCCTTTGTTATAACTGTCCAATCCGGGGCAAACCCCCCACGATCGGTGGGATCAATGAAACTTCTTGGTGCTGACTCCCTACACGAGACGATGGGAGACTGGAATCACTACGCCATTCGTTTATATAATACAGGCTCCTCGGGGAAAATACTCAAAACAGAACTGTATGTTAATGGTTTCCGATCGGATTCTTCATCTTGGGCGCCCTATTCTTTAAAAACTAAGTTGGAAGTACAGCGAACCCTTGGATCAGCCCACTCATACCACATTGCCGACGGACAATATCGATATACATCCTCCGGAAGCCTTCAAGGCTGGTGGCGTTTTGATAAATCCACGATTACAACCACTTCTCCAGAGCCAGATGCCAGTGGAAACAACCATACTGGTTCGATATCTGCCACAGCACATGCGCCAGCCACCTCCACCTCCACCCCTAGTGCATATGTCCAAACTACAGGCTCCAACGTTTGGGGCGGAGATGCTACCGATGCAGTCAGAATAGGCACCGCCGCCACATGGGATGCCATAATTGGAAACAACACTGGATCTGCAACTCCCAGGATGCCCCGCACAACCGAGATGATGACGTTCGCAGCATGGGTTTATAAAACCGGCGATGGTGGTGGAAGCCCGGGCAAAGGCAGAATATTTGATTTTGGCAATCAGGATATAGCACTGTATTCGAATACCTCCGAAGCGTTGCTCTTTAATACAAAGTGGAATGGAAACAATATAGTCCAATGGACTTCAGCAACTGGTGTATTTTCTTTGAATACGTGGACTCATATAGCTATAACATATGACGCGAGAAGCGCAGAGAACAGACCGAAGCTATATATAAACGGCACCCTGACGGCGATGCCTTTAAGTACCGGAACTCAAACCGGCGCCTACTATGGTATCGCCGGCCAAGAGTGCGTTATAGGAAACAACGCCGCCGGCAATCGCAACTGGGCAGGAAATCTTGCAGATTTTGCAATCTGGAATTCTATATTAGACGCAGAGGAGATCCAGACTCTTTATTATGCCGGACAATACACGCAAGCGTTTGACGGCATAACAGAACTAAATTCTAAAAACATGATTGCTAGAATTGGCGCCCTTGTCACCTCTCCCGTTAGTTCTTCGGCGCCAGCAGGCGCCGGAAGATTAAGCGGCTCGTTGGATGAATTTAGATATTGGAAGGCAGCACGCACACCTAAACAAATTGGAGAGTACTGGTTTGATCAGGTAAGGGGCGGCGCAAATTCTGACATAGCGAACGCAGATTTAGGAGTTTACTATAAATTTAATGAAGGAATCACAACCAACACAGCAATCGACAGCATTGTGTTAGACTATGCCGGCAGAGCAGTTAACGGCGTATGGACAGGGTACAGTACAACCTCACGAAACACAGGCTCTGCGATCGTATCTGCTTCTGCCGCAGCCTTCGAGTTCGAAGATCCCATTATAAGAAGCACTCACCCATCGGTGGTAAGTCTTAAGAGCGAGTTAATAACATCGGGAACGTCATACGATTATAACAATAATGCATCGCTAATGTCCTTGATGCCCGGATGGATTCAGGACGAAGCAGCAGACTCCGACAATTCAGATCTATATTATATCAACCACATTGCTGGCACCTATTTTGACAAAATACATCTACAGATTTCTCAACTGCCCGCTCTTCGACATATAAATTATGTAAGCTCTTCTCACAAGCCCTTACCTTTTTCTAAACACCTGCCGCAATCCTTGGGACTATATGCTCCAGAAATGTTTATCGAATCAGATGTGCTAGAAACATTTGCTGATCGAGACTCTACTACCTTATTTGAGAATAAACTCGATGAGACAAAGAATTTAATTTATCAAAATCTTTATAATAACCTTGCTCATATCTTTAAGAGCAAGGGCACAGAACGAGCAATGCGAAGCGTTTTAAGATGCTTCAATGTTGACAACGGGTTGTATAACGTTAGTATTAATTCCAACAACGAAGAATATGTGCTAAGAAATAACTTAAAGCACTCGCTGCTCAGAAAGAATTTTCTTAACTTTGCTAACCTGGAGAATACCACAGGTGTAGTATATCAACGTAAAACCGGCTCGAGCACCGCCGAGCAAGGATCAATTAGAGGACACAGTATTTATGTCCACCCAGATTGGATGCAGGCTAAGTACGGATTTACTTGTGAGTCTAATATCATATTTCCAGCTTATGTTTCAGATTATACTACATTTGTACGAGATTCAAATTTCAACCGTGTGCACTTGTTTGGATTAGAACAAGTTGAAAACCGCAATGCAGCCAGCATAACCGGCTCTGATACCACATATACACCAGGCAGAGAAGCCTCATTTAGAGTATATGCTGTACGGGAAAGTATAGGATCAAGGAATGTATATTTCCACTTGACATCCTCTCGAACTGACGGATTGGGAATAAGTCTTACAAGCAGCGTCTTTTTAAATGTTTATGATAATGAGCCGTGGAATCTTTCTATAAGAGTTGAGCCTCAAAATTTACTCCAAGCAGGCGTTATCAACCGCGGCACATCGACACCTCTGTATAATGTTATATTTGCCGGCTTTAATCCAAAAACAGCTAATGAAATAGACTCCTTCAAAGTAAGCGCCTCGGTGTCTGACACAGTAGGGCAGCAATTTATTACGGGATCTCGACGTCTTCTCGTAGGTGCCGATCGCACTAACATAACTGGGGATCTCAACTATCGAAGTGATGTACAGGTTGCCTCGCTAACATATTGGACAAAGGCACTTCACGACGATGATTTAAAAACGCACGCAGTTGATTTTGAAAATATAGGAATATCCGGATCTCTGCAGACGATATCCCCATTCGAGAGCGGTTCTGTCGATAGCATCAACAGGTATGCCCTAGCTCTTAATTGGAATTTTGAGAATGTCACCGGCTCCGGCGCCGGCGGCGATTTTATCGCACAAGACTATTCATCTGGATCTGCTGCCTTAATTAATGGTGACTTCGGTTGGAATGGTAAATTGGCAGGATATCGATATCCAGGATTTGCAATGCATTTCCCCACATCATCAACAGGTGTAACTACCAAGAAAGAGATTAATACATATAAATTTATCAACCCAGAACAAGTCGTCGCGTCAGACTTGGTTCAGACGTTTTCGGATGAAGATATTCTCTACCCTAACTTAAGAAAAGAAGAAATTGTTCCCAATTATGTCTTTTCAATTGAAAAGAGCATCTACAATGCGGTCACAGAACAAATGTTGGACTTCTTTGCCGGCGCAATTGACTTCCATAGTTTAATCGGAGATCCTGTCCACACTTATAGAGGTCGCTACAAGGAACTGGAAAAACTGAGAGGAATATTTTTTGAGCGCGTCAAGAGCGTTTCTAATGTAGAAAAGTTCCTTTCGTATTATAAATGGTTCGATGAATCTATCACCACGATACTGTCACAATTAGTCCCGGCATCTTCTGAGTTCGTTGACAACTTGTTGAATGTTGTTGAAAGTCATGTTTTGGAAAGAAACAAATATCAAAATCGAGTAAACATTATTGATTCTAATACTTTTTGGCTTGAAACTGATATGACGAGCGCCCCCACCACCGCAGGGATTACAGTCGGTGGCGGCGCCGGCGCACTTGTTTCTCCGCCGGCATCTCCTCGCCCCACAAATAAAGGTGTACAGTACTGGCAAACCCGCGCCGAAAGAGATATAGCCGAGATTTCATCCGGCGATGCAACCATCGATGCACAGAGAGACACTTTCCGTAATGTTATATGGTCGCGTCCACACGTATCCGGCGCGCTCCCTAGGTTGTTTACTGATGCCGGCACAGCATATCTTCCCGGATCCTTCGCGCGCAATAATAGTAGCATGCTGCCCAATATTAGAGCGCAGATTGACAATACTAATAATCAAATATACAAATGGGAAAGGCCATCTATTACGCAAAATGAAATAAAAGGCGGCACAAACTTTAACAAGGGTAAGAGTTTAGAATATGCATATTCAGCCGTTTATCCCGGAGGCCCCGTAAACACAGATGATGGTGTTTTTGTTCCCCAAAATGTCCTGATAGGATTTGTAGGAGAGGCAATTGAGTTAACGAATTACGAGAACATTTCTTGGCCAGAAGATTTGGTTCGAACCAGACAGAAGACATTCAAAGTTCAACACGGTCGCGAGTGGGAAGATGGAATAGGATATAAAAATACTAAATCAGAATTTGCATTTCCGTTTAACGTGCTAAGCAGCAGCGTTGAGGTACGCTCCGGTTATAATAAAGAAGTTGTTGATCAGGTGGGAAGAAACATAGAGATAACAAACCTACACAACGACGCATATGGAGATCTGCTTGAGGTACCAATGCAGGGCCCATTTACAGAAGAATTAGTCGGCGGTCATCAGTCGCGACATGTACCGCTTAATACTGGTACTGATACCCCCTACAATCGTCCTGAAGCATGGCGCCTACTGCTCGGTACGTGCAATATACTGCCATCGGGTGCGATCGGACTCGTCGGCCCTGACTATCCTCCCGTAGATTTTAATCCATCTCCCGGAACAAATCCCGATCTTGTTTACCCCTATCCCAACTACGAGAAAGCATATCTGTATCGCGACTTCGTGGCAAAAAGCCCCGTTAACATCAAAAATATTAAGGCAGTAAACTCAACTAATACAAATACCGTGATGGGCAATTATATACGAAAATATGAAATTGTGTATTCCTTTGGTGCTTATAATAACCCTCGCGCATTTGTTGAAACTCAGCCAACGTTGCCATCGCAGCTATCACTAGTGAACTATACAACAAATGTCCGGACAATTTTAGATATACATCGCGGAGAACAGGATCACTTTGAATTCGTCGGAGATTATAGCACTTCATATCTCACAGGGGCAACTAATAAGTCAATTATTACAACAAGATTCTCTGCCCCCGGCGGTATAGAAGCGGAAACAAGAGGTTACCAAGACTTTAAGGCAGCTGAATATTCTCCATACAATGTACTCACGTACCGCAACCTGTCAGTCAAAAAGCCTTCACAGGGTCCATCTGGTACCCTTTCTGAGCCCCCCGGAGGCACCCCATCTACATCAAGAGTATACGATATTCACGGGCTAGACTACGGGCTTAACTCCCACAGGGCACGTTATGCTGCTCGCTTTGGTAGGGATTCCTTACACGTAACATCTTCGGGTAATCTCCCCGGAGCATCGTATGATCAATTGCCGGCAATGTTCAAGACAAACCGCAACCCTAAAGAAAGCAACACTATAATATATTCCTTCACTCAGAGCAGCATACCCGACACGGGACTGATAAATGATAAAACAATAGATATCGATACCGGCGGAACTGGCATAATAGCTGTTATTCAAGACGCAACCAAGCGCACCGAAAGAGTTTTTGATGCCACATATGCACTGAGCAATGAAAATTCAGTAATGTTCACTTATGGCTGCTGGATAAAGCCCGACGCCGGCGGAATGAAACTTTTTGAGTTAGGATTCGCGGGCACCAGCGCGAAGCCAATTCACCAACTACAGAAGCAATCTGGCGGAGAATTAAGGTATACATTTGATACGACGGATGGTGCTGGAAACTTTACATCCGGATATTATCAGACAAGTGGCACACCTATAACTGGCTCACTGTGGAAGCAGGCTATGATAACAGTCAGCGGCGCCCACGGCGTGTTGCCCTCAACTGGACCCACTGTTAAATTTTATGTAAACGGCGTAGAGTACGCCAGTACTTATTCCGGCGCCACCGGCCGGGCATATTTCCCAACTAGCTCACAAAATGTATCTAATTTTAGAGGATATGGAGCCGCGCTTACAAAGCCTGTAGCGTTTTTTGGTAGAATCGATTCCATAAGTGGATATGAGTACACCGGTCAAGCAGATGAAATGTCGCTGCATAATACGGTGCTTTCAGCAGCAGACGTCGACGTTCTCTACAATAGCGGATATCCGCAAAATCTTACACAATCGGCAATAGCCGGCAGTTCTAGTCTCTTGTCTTGGTGGCGAATGGGCGACTCGCCCAGTGATGACATGTCTGGAGAAGGTTTAAACGCCATATCACCACTCAGTGCGTCAGGTGGAAATGTGATAATAGATGTAAAAAACAGTGCGAATATTCATTTTACTGCTCAGTCAGGAAATCTTTTGAAAGCAGAAACAGGCTCAGCGTCTTCGCTCCCGGGACAGCCGCCGTCTACCTATTCAGAAGAATACATCAGTGGTTATGGAAGCAAAAAAGAATATGACAACTACAATATTCAACATCAAATTCCGAGATCAGATAGACAATATATGTGGATATCTAATTCCGTTGTCGATGTATCAAACATCAGATATGCCGGCTATCAATATACGAATGCCGGCATCAACAATCCGGACAATTTCCAACGGGAGCCATATAGAACTTCTTCGGCAGGCTTAACGCCATACTGGGATTTTGTCAGCAGTTCGAATGCGAGTACGGGAAGCTTCTATCAGCCCACAAATAGGTTGAATATCGTAATTAATGATCCTGTAGACTTTACTAACAATACGATAGGTACGACAACAATTGAAGATTATATGAATTATGATTTAATCGACAGTAGCTCCACCGCCGGCACACGATTGCCAAACTATCTCAACCAACTCCTTGCATCCCGCGGCAGCAATTATGGTTGGGGATGGAACAGAACGCGACAAGCAGATAATAGAATCATCTTGAACCAGAAGGCAACCAACACGCTTAGGATGGTTACAGATAGGGCTCGTATGCTGTCGGCTAGTTATAGATTGCCCCCCCTTTCTATGAAAGGCAGAACAGCGTTGGTGAATTATGATCAGAAAAGTGCCCTTGGGAGAGATGTTAATATATCTTTGAGAATTTCCAATACTAACAACAACATCTTTTTTCCAGAGCTTGATTTGAATAATTACGCAGCAATCAATTACAATGCAGTCTATAATCCCTTGCAAAAAGTGCTCTCTGTTGTTCGCAAAGGCTCTACAGGAACCCCGCTTAATTGGGTATTATATTCTCAAAATATCTTCCCATCTATTAGAAACGAATTTGTTAGCTCCTCATCTAAGAGGCTTAATTTTGATAATGGATACTGGCGCGCTAGCAATGCGGAAAGGATAACCCTCGGAAATACAGAAGAGAATTCTTTCGGCGTGAACCTCAGTCAAAGTAGTTGGGTGTTGGACGTGGCAGAAAACTTTTTGACGAGATCGGCGGTGGTGACTGCCTCAACTGGCGACAATCGCTTCTATAACCTCCGCCAAACTAAAGCAGGAGAACTACAAAACACTTACTATAAATATTTCACAGTCCCCCCAAACTTCACCCGGATAAGTGCAGTCTACGCCAGAACGCACGAATTGGATACAATGGCTTCGGTTGTCTCCCCGCAAGGCCCAGTGGTGCCACAGACAGGTTCCGGAGGAAAGTCAGGCTCCGCCGGATCCGGACACTTTCAAAGAGGCTCAGCATCGTTTGAAACAGCAGCGCTCTTAAATCAGCCATTTGGAGGCGAAGCGGTGTGGGAGGCAGGCTCCCAAGCCGGCACAGTCACGAAAACCGCAGCAGGGCTAACATTTACGTCAGCACCTTCAGAACCTTGGTTCGGAACTTACGACTTATTCAATGAGAATATAAAGCTTAAAGCAAAGGGTTTTTCGGTTGTCCCGGAATATAGAATGAGCGAACATGTTTCGAATTACTACAAGTATGGATACATGAATAAGACAGTTTCTGATATGTTTGAAATACCAGGAACCATTTTCGATAGTTCAACGGGATCTTTCTATAAGGATTTCTCAAATACTGACTTCCTTGAGGGATTCTTAGGAGTAAAAGCACAAACGCTGCTAAGTGCATCAGAGATTAGAATCTCGTGCACCGGCGCAATAAAATACAACCCGTACGAAGGATTTTACCCAGCGCAAAGAACACAGCAGCTTGTTGCTCAATTTAGTTCTTCTTTCATGAACTATTTCGGCGTTAAAGAATACGGCGCTGCGCCATGGTTTCCATCGAGTGTTGGATCCAGCTACTTTAACAGTAAAGTTGCGGGCATTATGAAAAATCTTACCGATTGCGTCTTTTCGCCCGGCATTCTATACAACTCTATTAAGTCTGGAATCGCTGTCGATTATCCAGTTATTCACGATGCATCTAAAAGAGCTACCGGCTCCTTTGGAGGGAGCGTCCTCACCACAAACAACTATGCTCTTGTGATTACTGGCTCTGTCGCCGCGGCTTCCGAACAAACAACGGGATACCATGGCGGAGAGATCTGGGATCGAAGAATACCCTTCGAAGCCATTGTTGATCCAAACAGACACCTCCCGGGACATCAATATTATTCGATGGAAAGTCACCCCTCCATGAGTCTAGGCGCCACTTTCAGCACGTACGAAAATGCGTACGCATTCCTGCAAGAAGGGGGAGACGATATATACTCACTCATGGCTTCAAACTTCTTTGGACAATCGACGGCTTTTTTCTTAAAGAATTCAGACTTAACAAAACTTAAATCAAAAACAGTTACGGATGATTTGAAATTTAGACCAAATGAAGTATATGTATCACGAATTAAGCTTCGGCGTTCCGTCAATGGAACGCGCACCTACGACTGGGAATATGACGCTTCCAGCCAACCAGCATCGGTTGGCGGCACTCCGGTATCCTCCATCGCCAACGCAAGCAGTGCGTGGGCAACATTCGGAGCAAAAGTCATCTCAAGCGGCTCGGGGTATTCCCTATACGATAGTGTTTTTCCAGTCCCGCAGGATCCAAAGAGGAATCCATATTTCCATGAAACCTTTACAATGTATTCTCGTCCAACTGCATTCGGCCCCTCCTGCGCTGGACGCCCATCGGGCTCCCGCGCCGTTAGTGGTGCCTTTGAGCACGCTTCCTTTGATAGCTTTGAGGGGTATAATTCCGCCTTTACTCCACCATATACCAATGGCGAAGCCTGGGTTGACTTAATTTTCCGCCCCTCTGCTAGTATTAGTTACGATCTTGAGAGGATCCTGGCAGAAACTAAGGCAGTTAGTTGGCGATTTGATGCAGGCTATAGAGTCCTTCCCCCCACCGCTCTCACTGCTTCTGAACCAGCAATGCCGGCACTTATTCCGGTTGAAAAACAAGTCCACAATGGCGGCTCAACAATAACCCCAGGCAGCGATAAAACAACCCCCTCGATCTATGATGGATATAGAATCAACGTCAACTCAATGCAAGCTACATCTAGTCTAGACATTTTTGGAGTTGAGCGTGTTTTGGAACAGAAGACAGGGAAGTTCGATACCATCGGAGAGTCAACTAACAAATCTGTCGGCAAAAAATGGGTAATCTCTCCCAAGTGGGAGTCCCCCATGCTGAACTTTAACGACAAGGGTGTTCATCCAATTAGCACCGCTGCCGGCACCTTAACGCTGCCAGTATACGCTTCAGCCTCTGTCTCTCGGGGCATGTGGCATCAATTCGGTGTAATACCAAACGATCAGAACACAGGTGTATTCATGGAGATCGACACTATTCCAGAAGAATGGATTAAGAATCATTATGATGTAACAATCAACCCAAGTGCTTACAACAACAATAATCCCGGTGATAATCATGATTCCAGAGGACTCTATAAACGCGTGAAGTCTTTAGCAACGTTGTGTGGATTTGATAAGACTAACTCTTCGAAGCGATTAGGTGAACTTAAAGAAAAGATGACGGTCAAAGAAGCTGTCGTTGCGGTACCATACGTGATCGATGCCTTGGATGAGTTCGAATTGGCACAGGTTCCCGCATCGTCTCCGCAAAAGAGACAGCGCAAAAGATTTGTAACAATTCCACAGGCACGCTTCGATGCCGCCCTGAAAGAATTAGAAGGTTCCGCAACTGGCGATTCCATGGCAACTGCCGGCGCCTCAATTAGAAAATTAGCAAAAGCCGTAGAAACATATGTGTTTCCTCCACAATTCGATTTTCTTAATAATCCCGATATTTCACCAATGGCGATGTACGTGTTTGAATTCTCTTACGAGTTTGACAAGGATGCATTATCATATATTTGGCAAAACTTGGCGCCAATAGATTACAAGAAGCTGGAATTCCAAGCAGCATCAATCGCTCACAATTTAGGAAATAATGAAATCTTAAATGAACAAATCTTGATGAATAAGAATTTACGATGGATGGTTTTCAAAGTCAAACAAAGAGCCACCCAAAATTATTACGAACTTCTCCCCGATCAAGCAGGTGCCTCGACTGATCAGATTGATTTTAAAACTGGCAAACTTGGAGAATATAATTTTGGATTCAACTGGCCATATGATTACTTATCTTTTGTAGAGCTAATTAAGATGGACGTTGATATATTACTTAAAAAGTAACCAATTTAGATAGATATGGCAAAATTTCTCGACAAAAAAGAACAGGTAATTGATTTTCAGTTGACACCATATGGGGTGCAGAGGCTGTCTGTTGGCAAGTTAAAGCCTGAGTATTATGCATTTTTTGATGATGGAGTGCTGTATGATTCGCAATACGCTGGTTTCTCTGAAGATCAGAACGCGATAAATCCTCGAATAAAAGAAGAAACCCAATATTTAGAGGGAATCCTTCGTTTCGAAGAGATAGAAACCTCCGCGCCACCCCCTCTCTATCTGGAGGCGACAGAAGGAGACTCCACAATTCTCAGATCTGATATTGATATATCCCCAGCAAAAACAAAATTAAATGCTAATAAATATTCTTTTGGAACCGCCATAGGATCTGCAAAATTTGAAGGAAAGAACACACAAGCTGCACCAGCATGGAAAGTAGTTACATGTCAAGGTGAAATTCAATCTTCAACTGCAATTGATGAAGCAAAATATAACTTGACGCCAGCTAGTTCTGACACAGAAGCTACTGAATTTAATATTCCACAAATTAATGTTACTCTAAAGTATACTAAATTAGTTGAACCGCCCTCTACTTATGCTGGCAGAGATACTGTTGGCGATATGATTAGCGAAACGCCAGCTTTTGCTGATGGAAACGTTATAAAATTGATTAGAAATGATTTGGTTATATATGTTGAAGAACAAAACACCGCGTTGCTGGCTGAAAATTTTGATATAGAAGTATTTGAAGTGACGCGAACTACCGTCGAGGACTCATCAATCACCCAACTTGAGAAAAAATACTTTGAGAGAGAGGTGAACCAGATAGTAGACGGACTGATGGTTAGCCCCACACCCCACAATAAAAAAGAGACAAAGTTAACAACTGCCGCGGTAGAATATTATTTTGATGTCTTAAAAGATAAACAAATAAATGATAAAATAGCATGTCAATGCGCAAGTTCTTTTAATAGAGGCTCTTATTATATTGATATAGATTATGATTGCGACAGCAAAGAAATAGAGGAAGTTTACTATGATATCTATGGCAGCGTTACGGTACCCGAAATATGCGAACCATACCCCACGGATCCGACAGATTGCGAGGATGATGAATAATGGGCTCTGATCTATCACCGTTGTTTCCGTCTTTTGGTAAAGTGTTGGGGAAAAATCTCCCGACACCGGTGTTCCGTTCTATCGAGATAGGAACCCAACCCGTCGGCGAAGAGTACGCCGTCCACGACTTAGCTATAAGTGCCAATTTAACCATAAGCCTAACGAAGCCCGACAACGACAAGATGAACATAACAGAATTGTTGGAAAACTATTTTAACGATTTATATTTGTATGTTTATTTTAGCCCATTTGAAAATGTCAATACCACGTTGGAGGAGAAAAGATTAAATTTAAGAGATCTTTTCGACGCTTATAGCGATAAAGACGTAACGGCACATAATTTTGTCGGCCCTGGATATGGAAGTACCGGAGGGGCGTCGGATTTTCCAACCTCTATATATGAATATGTTATAGAATTTCAAAAAACTTCATTTTTAGAGAAAATGTTTCCGTCATATTTTGAACCGATGACAAAAACATCAGACGCCGAAGATACAATTTTGGGATATACGATCGATCAGGCAAGGAATTTATTAGAAAATCCAACCCAGGACGCCATCTCCGGCATTGGCGTGAATCCCATATATCGATTGTTTTGGGGATACAAGGGGCCCGCTGGCAGATGGATCGCGGACACCGATATCGGCACCACCGCACTCACCGGCAATTTTGGCGGTGCCGGCGGCTGGCTAGAGAGTGAAGGTAGAGGTAACCCGCCATCAGACCGCAGTTGGATGCGCCACACTTTGGAGTGGACTCTCACCTTTTTGAGCCGCGGCGGATATGAGGGAGGAAACAGTTCATGGCGCCATAAGATACGCTTATCTGATTTTGCTTCTACTGACAATGACTATGGCGCTATAATAAATGAAAATCAAGAATACGACAAAGAAGGCAATGCAATATTTAAGATAAGCAATATTAACACCAAAACTTTTCTAAATACGGCGCACGCATCCACCGGCGACGAATTTGGCTCAGTGACGTCTCGCTTGAACGTACTAGAAAAAGTATTTTCTATTGCTTTCGTTGGGCTTGATATCGAAAAAATCGGTACTACTACCGGTCCGGACGACTCGCGAAGCGATTCGTATGGGTGGGGAGTTCCCTATCTCGATGCCGACACCTATACTATGGAATTCGGCGGCACCCCCGGCGTTTATGATATGTTACCCCGCCGTTCCTTATTCAACACTTATTTCGGAAATATAGTTTATGAACATGTCTTAGAAAAAGGAAAAGTAGTCGAAAAACCAACAGAGGCATTCTATAGAGTTTCAGATGAAACTCAGTACGACGATGTCCCAATACAAGCATTGAATTCAAGGTACTATGTGAACGAACCGGTTAGTAGAATCACTATAGAAAAAGAAATGAAAAAATTAATAGACTCTTTCGAACTGTGGCGCCCCAGCAATGAATCGTTAGACTCAAATATAAAAAATTTGGAACATATCTTAGAAACCACCAAAGAATCTCCAAACATTTTTATGAAATTTAGAGATTACATGCGAACTTATAGCGACAAATCTCCCATCAATCATGCAGGCAAATTTTACAGCGAGTTTAGATCTTTGTCAACACAATTAGTCAAATCTGTTATGACACAGGATAGAGTCACTAAAAAGGTTTTCAAGAACACGGTAGTATATGATGCTCGGTCCACTTTTAGTACCGGCGGAGTTATCTCGACGGAATATGTTGCACCATATATATATACTGAACAGGAGGGTTTCAAGGCAGGACGAGAAGACAATCCATTTGGAGATTATATTCCCACCGATTGGGCGCGATATACCAGCAACGTAGTTTTCAAAAGGGGCGCCGGCGCTGGCTTCTGGGGTGCTGCCGCAGATAAGGAAGATTCAGAGTGGTTTAACATTTATTATCTTTTTATAGCGGGCTTGAAGGGCCCCATAGATCACACAGTCGGTGGCCCCGGGGATCCGACACCACCAGCAATCGAGGCGCTCCTAAGCGCGCATGATGTATCCTTGTTAAAACCATGGCAAGACGCCTGGGCTGCCGAGCCGCCCACCGTCACCGAACCAGAAATTCTCGCCGAAGCTGTGCGCCTAACAGATAATTATTTTAGATATAACAGCGAGTATGAAATACTAGGGATACACGACTACGCCGGCGGCGGAGGAGGCTGGTCCGCATCCGCAGATCATCAGGGAAATAGGGTGGTTATCAATGACGGATGGTTTTTCTTCGACTGGGAAAAGGCGCTACATACTTATTCTGCCTTGGCTCATTTTGCAAGTCCGTCTGCAATACAGAGATTCCTGGGATATAGAATACCATATGAGAACTTCCCTGTGCTGACGGCTGCAGTAACTCGCCGCGGCGTCAACAATAATACTGAAGAAGCCGGCCATTTTATTGAATGTCGCATGGGTTCTGAATACAACGATTATAGGGGGGGCACCGCCAGCAGCAAATATCCCTACAGTGCATATAGTATAGCCTCTCATACTGAGGATTCTGATAAGTTTGCTATTGGTTCAATGCTCTATCATAGTCCAGGCGGCGCCGCCGCAAGAGACTCAGAACCCACAATTCAAACTGAATCCTATTTAAAATTCGTGAATTTTGATGTTGTTAATCGCGATATTTATACTGGTTTGAAAACATTGCGAAATTTTGCTCCATGGACACCTGAATATCCATATGCTCCAATAGAACTAGGTTCCCGTGTTGGTGGTGATTATCGTTTAATGGCATATCAATTTAGAGATATAATGGATGATGACGTCGCCTATTATAATGCGATCGCCGGAAACATTCCGGACGACGAAGATACAACCGCCGAGTCTAACGCCAAGAGTGCCCTCGAATCGATCAACACTGAAGGCGTACCATTCGGACAGTATCTTTTTTATGTTGCCGTTGAAGATAAAAGTCTTATGGTTTTAAAAGAATTGTACAATAGCTTGGTATCTCCTGTCGGTGATAGATTCGGGGAATATAGAGAAAGAGCTGAAGAAATGTGCAGTTATAACAATATAGAAAATAAATTTAATACTTTTTTTGCTAATGGTATGGAAGAACATTATGGCGTCGGAACTCCCCCAACGCTGACAACTCCTGCCGGCCCACCAGAACCCCAACCACCATGGTTTGAAACACCATATCTTATTGCAGCTTTCACAATGGTACTACAAAGGCAGTACAAGTCTAGCGATATTAAAAATTATGATCTAGAACAGCAGGTACTCGACCGCGCGATAATTATAGCTAAGCAATGTAACCCCCGTACGGGAAGCCTGCAGGGCATAGAGCAAGTACAGCTTACCCTTAAAAAAATTGAGGATATGCTCTTATTGCAGGATGAAAATACTTTTGCAAAGGTTCATGAGATCCTCGGTGACCCCCACGTGTACGATGCCCACACGGCTGCGACGACATATTACTACCTTTCGAGTAGAAACTATGCCCTGACTCCGCATATCAATGCGGCAGGATCCGCCGGTTTTGAATTTTTTCCATGGAGCGGCGGAACGCTACCTGCCAAATGCGCATACTTCTTAGGCTCTATGATTCAAGATCAGCCTATTTTTGGAGATGTCATGCTCGATAATGAGGACTTGCGCTTGGACATAGAAGAAGTTATAACGACGACGGCCCGCCACCCCCCAGCCGGCGATCTACGATCTGGGTATATATATATTACTGCCGGCCAACGGGAAAATAACTATAATGACTCGGAAAGTCCGGACTTAAACCTATATATTAGCGCGTCACCCTACAGCGGTGGCGATTTGGTGCAGAGGGGTATACCAGCCGCGTTTGGCGGAGAAGACTTCGACTTGCTTGGGTTCGACAATATTACGGCACGTGTTGGAAACTTCATCGGCACCACCGGCTACGAAACCGGGGCTGATGCCGCCGATGAAGACGACCCGTACTGGGATAACCTGGATCTATCGCCAGAAGACTTCGCCGGTACCACCTCAGACAGATGGTATAACTTGAAGCCTACTGGCTACGGTACCTGGATATGGGAAAAAAGAAGCTGGGCGGATTATGACGGCGACCCGGGGAGCCAAGTGGCAACAGGCGAATTCCATTGGCCATGGTTAACCCACACCCCCGGCGGCAGTTGGACGCTCGAGTGACACACCACCCTCTAGAAATATACATATTTAATTAACTTTAGTGATTATGATAACAAAAAGCGCTCATTCTCATAATTATTTAAATACAAATACATTTTTTATAAAAACACAATGAAAATAAATCCAACAAATCCAAGAATTAACGCATCTTCCGCCGCAGAACTCATTCTGAGTACAACGCAGGATATATTAATTAAGCAAGGTTATCAAATCAATTCAAACCCGTTGGGGATTACCGTCTCTCGAATGTCCGCAGCTATTTTGGATACGTTTAGTGTGGTGGTATCGCCCGAACTAAAGGAGTTCTCCTTAATACAAAAAGCAACATCAGAACTCTCAATTGATAATCCTTCTATAATCGATCCCTCGATCGCCCTTATGACGCCCGGGCTCTCAGACGCATTCGAAATTGGCATGACGCTTGATACTGACGATCCTCTTTTCGAGCAAGATGCTCAGCTTACTTATGCTCAAAGCCAAGTATTCGTACGAGACACCGCAGCCACACGCGGCACCGTAAACTTATATCCCATAGCACAAAAAATGAGTGCAGCACAGATCTCAGTCGGCGGCTCAGACAATAAATATATGATAAACAAAGAGAACCATACGCGCCTGAATATTTCAGGTAAGGGTAAATCTGCCCAGAAATCTAGAACCCCGGGTCCTGGTGATGGTGGAGCATACTGATGAAAAGTACAAGAGAAAATTATTTAGAATACTTTATGCTTCCTTCTCCTCTAAATCCATTCGTGGCTGAGTACGACGCCCCAAATGGATACACAACCACATGGTGGAGCTTCGAGGAAGCCCTCGAATCCGCCCTAGGCGGCGCCTTAGAGGATCTTGACACGGGCGCGATGACAATCGATACCATGATGGCAGGCCTGCCTGGCGCCGAATCTGGCTACGCATCGGCTGACTCCGCACTCTACGGCTATGGCGTATCGTCAGATGGCAAGACACTCCATACCAAAACTACCGCCGAGGAAGGTGCCTCAGTATATCTGAGAGCGAGGCTCAGCGACTCCATCACAACGATTGACAATTTTTTCCCTGATGTTTCCAGCACCACGTCATGGATAGATGGACAGAACCACATCTCAAAGATGACTAATACGGGGATATATTATGCCGTCCCACCGATAACAAGCAAGGGTTTTCTAAAACACACTAAGCCTTTTGCTCTGGCCAGCAAAAACGCCTTTTCTAAGAAGAGCGACACAGGTTTCGAATCTATCAATCCGTGCCCGGGCTGTAAAACGATTGGAAGAGCAAACAACGGCTGGCATGAAATGAAGTCATTTTTCAGCGGCGCCGCTCACTTCGTCTACGAGGCCGAGCCCGGCCCCCGCGGACCTCTGGACATGTCATCGATTTTGGATATGTCACAAACATCCGCGGCGGCATATGGATCTGGGGCATTTACCTCTTTCTATATATACGAAGTTTGGTATGCCATCTTAACGACATATAGTGCCATGGCATCGAGCACGCTCGATGACATTTTTACTGTTTCTTATTATCACACACAAGCCTCCGCGCGCCGGTTGACTTACGACTCCAATATCATCCGATCCGGAGGCTATCCTAATAATACGTCCCTCAGCAACACTGATGCACCCGACTCGGACCGCTTCCTCCACTACGGTGGTGGCGTCGTGACTCCCAATCTCTCCTCTCGTACCGGCCAGTCCGAAGTTACATCCATCCCCTATGTTGTCCACTCCGATGATGCCAGGAGCCTCGCCGTTGCAGAGGCATTGGATGGTGCCAGCGCCGGCGGAGGAGACACAGCGCTAGAGTCAGCTACCGACGGTGGCAATACAACCGTGTGTTACCTTAATAATAGATCCTCCTTCCCTGGAGGCCAGTTCGTCATAGGCGATAAGATGAGGAGATTCCAGCGAAAAACAGATACCGCTGACGGCGATTACCAGCGCATGGGATCTTATACTTTAGCTAAGGGATTTTTAGCCCACAAGGCATGGTTATTACAGAATTCGCTAACAATTTGGAATGGAAAATTAGAGAACATGGTACATCAACAGTTAACTAGAAATCTAGACATCGATCTGATGCATCCTGTTGGAGATTCTCCGGACAGCACATCTTACACCCCCTCTCCCTCTGCGCCAATGACAACCACACCCGGCGACTCGTCTTACTAGGAAATTAAATGCCACTTATTCATTATAAAACAATAAACATTTTAAGTCGCGACTTGTTAGATACCGGTCCCGATAAGCTAAGGTTAGCCCTAGGCAATAGTTGGACAGTAGAGGAGGAGGGATATGAATATGTCCCCAGCGGTATGCAGTATTCACTTGAACAACCACATAAGTACGGCGGCATCGACTATACATCAGCCGATCCTGTCCGCAATCTTACGGCATATCGTCCCGAAACAGATCCTGATTATGAACCATTTGGAGTGCCTAGGCTTATTGAAAGCTTCGAAACAAATGTATATAATGTGACGATGATTAATCCGAATTCTTATGTGCCAAACTTTAAAATACCAATTCGCTTTTATGCCGACGCCGCTAACAGCAAAGGTGATTTATATTGGAATACATACTGGCTCGGCGGCAATTATGATGATAAAGATTATTTTCCCCTAATCGATGAGACGCGCACGTTTTATACAACAAATTCCACAATATTTTTACCTTACTGGCGCGCCAGCATTGATAAAGGTGGGTTTGTACCTGCGTCCACATCTCAGTATGGATTCAGAACATTTAGTGTAAAAGCAAATTATCCAAACTACGACGAACATGTACAGTCTAGAATTGACTATGAAAGTCAATTGAGCGAGAGATTGCTGCCTAACTATAACTTTATGTTAGATGTAACGCGCCGCTCGTTCGACTCTGATTTCGACGAAGGTGTGTATGAATCAGGCATGACAATTGGTGCAGAAGTACGACAGCCCCAAGAGACACAACTAAGAAGATGGTATGTTCAGGACTCTCTCCACCGGTCCCGGCATGCTTCTCAACACAGAAATATATATTTCGGAACACACTGGCCAATGGTGTGGGGAGCGGATGTCCCCGCCGCGGCACGCGAGAATGCCGATCGGCATCAAGAAAATATAATGTTTGATCAATACTATTATGAAAAGTACACCGGCGCCGACACCTTCTCACCGTCAGCCAGTACCGCAAAGAATTTATTAGAATCATCAAAAATGTATGACATAACAGTGGAATTTACAACAAGTCGCGATAATCCCTTCGCCACCCTTCCGCTTGCCTTTGACATGATCCAGGCCCGGGCCAGAGAGTCCCATGGCCCAAATTTAATTAGAGATATCATTGAAGAAAATAATTTTTCTTCTAAATTTTTGGAAACATTGAAAGACATAGAAGAGGGAGCCTACCCTGACTTCCCACAGACTAATATAAATTACCCCACGCTAGAATCCTATGGCTCTCTCGCCGGCGATGAAATAGAAAAGAGCACCTATATGGGCGGCTGGGTATGGGAGACGCATCTCTGGGCACCAACCGCAACACGCATGATCGAGCAACGATTTAAATCTTTCGATTGGCTAGATATGTTGGCATATGTGTACAATAATCCAACCGCCGGAATAAATGATAATTTCTATTTCATGGGCCCCCCAGAGATACGTCGGCATACAACTATTGCAGATAACACCACATATCGCTATATTGACACAATAGGAAATCTATCGGTTTTGGATGCTACAATGGATCATCTCGGACAATGGTACCTGCCGATGTTTGAAGCTTTACGCCAAAATGAATATTATACACATGATGATCTAAAAATGTCAACCCCGAATACTCTTAGTTCCAAGATAAATTCAATTTTCATGAAAGCTGAAGATCCATCCAGCGCACAGATACTAGCATATAGAGTTGATAAATTTGAAGCAACCCCGGCAGGACTTCCGGCAGGGGAACCAATACAAAAGTTTTGGTTTTTCAATGCGAAAGATATTCCATCAAAAATAAGCCTCGTTGATAGTCAGGTAAAATTTGGAAAACATTATGTGTATCGCTGTACAGCATATGTTGCAACTATCGCTCACAAATATAAATATACGAATTTAAGATTGACAAAACAAATAGGTAAATATGATTTAACCGAAGACGGGGTTGAAGATACCTACTGTGTTCAGTTTTACAATCCTTACACACAATTGGGAGCAGATCAAACATTTTCTACCAAACTAGCATCCCCAGACATCGCCGGTGATGTCACTTACCAAACAACAGGATTGTCGAATTATAACCTAGTCGCAACCTTAGCACAGGATTTCATAAATTATCCGCAAGCGGCAGATCTCTTTCTCAATATCCAACCATGCATCAAAATTTTGGAAGTACCATTATTTGAAAAAACATGTGGAGTATACGATAATCCATCGAGCGGTTTATCTGTAGAACCGTTCCACTTCATGGATGATAGTAATCGAGTTGGGTTCTCAATCAAAGGGGATCCCTACAAGCCATATTTTTACCCTGCTTTGCTCAAACAAAGTGATAAGCAGATGAAGGGCGACTATCTTAATTCTAGAGAACTTTTCGAAGATCAGTACGTTGACAATTATTCTAGAACTGCACCACGATACCTAGAAATGTATCGAATATCTAAAAAGCCAACGTCTTTTTATGATTTTGGAAGAAATTTGGTAAGCAGAATAGATTTACGAATCCCCGGAGAGACATATAATTTAAAAGATTATGTGGCTGTTGACAAAATCATTCCCAATAAGACATATTATTATGTGTTTAGGTTTATTAATGAGAGCGGCATGCCTTCGTGGCCATCATCAATTATAGAAGCTCAGCTTGTTAACGACGGGGGCTATATTTACTCTCTATTCGAACACTTCGATACGGCAGAGTTTATAAAAGATCCCTTTGAAAGCCCAACAACCTCATTTAAGAAATTGGTTCACATAGAGCCTAACATCCAACAATTACAGCTTGACACAACCGGCGCCGACTTCTCCTTGCCGGCGAATACGCAACTAAACGCTGTTAAATTGGGAGTAAGCGATGAGAAATTGTGGGATAAGGAATTTAAAATACGCTTAACTTCAAAGAAGACAGGTAAGAAAATTGATTTAAATGTTACGTATAATGTCGAAGGTGTCGACATGAGTTCTACAAGTGATTATCATCTTGATCCAGAAGATACCGACGGCGCCCGCAGCTTCATAAAGAGTACCCCACCCAGCTAACAAATGGAAACTAATTAAAGTATATGGCATATTTAAAAACCAGTGATTCGATCGTCATCCAGGCGACTTTGACAGATAAAGGTAAAAAGCTTTTATCTCGTGGAAACTTTAAGATAGCAAAATTTGCTTTGGGTGATGACGAGATAGACTATTCTCTTTACCGCGCCGCGGACAGAGATGAGGAAGATTATGAGCCCGCCTTGTTAAACTCGGAAATGTTTGAAGCATACAAGCCAACTCACTCAAACATTCAATATGGACTTGATTCGTTTGATGCTGCCATACTACATTTAACTTCGGAAGAAAAGAGCAAAATTCTCGAACTTGGTGACGCCCTGCATGCCAACATCCTATATTTACCAATATTAAAGACTAATTCCAAGTTATCCGTGAGCCCGACGCTCAGTAGCTCAGTCCATTATCTCTCAGTAAACGACGAGACTACCCAGAAGCTAGACTCAATCGACAATTTTAAATTTTTGACAACCAATCGATTGGAGAACATTAAATTTGTGGTAGAATCAGGTTTAGATATACCGGCAGACATAGTTGTTCCACCAAGTCGAACCAATCGCAGAGAATACATTCTAGAGAAGTATTTGCTGGACGTAGATTATTTTTTATACGCAGACAACAGGTTCATAACTAAAGTCTGTGGAATTCAACAATCCTCAGAGTTTAAGAATTTTCCTAGTGGCGAAGTTCTAATTAACTTTTTAACTGCTCGCGAGTCTCCACCTATATCTTATGCATCGGAGTTTGATAATTACGCGACATATATCACAAAAGGGATATCAAACCATACCTACGTCTTCCCAGATGTAAGTGCAACATGGGAATCTTCCCCTAATTCCTCATCTTTTGTCGGCCCTCGCGGCGGAGTAGTCGCCTTCAATCCCTTAATTAACGAAGAATTAAAAGGAACCTCAACCTCAACCAGAGATTTCAGATATTCCGATTTTGGCAAGACAGAGCAAATAGTTTTTAGTGAATTGCCAACAAGCAAGTTCGATTATATAGATACTACTATTTATATTATAGGCGCGACAACCAACGCTCGCCTCCAGATACCAGTCAGGTTAATTCGTTACGTTGGAACATAAATTTTAAAATAAATCAAGAATATAGTAAACTCTTTGTATGAAATTTACTATTTATTTAGTTAAAGAGGAAAATAAATGGCTTTTTTAGATAATTCAGGCAACATCATACTCGATACCGTCTTAACCGAGATAGGTAGAAAGCGAATGGCAACAGGCAACTTTAAGATTAGTAAGTTTGCTTTGGGCGATGATGAGATAGACTACAACCTGTACGACAAAAACAATGCGTCCGGCTCCGCATATTATGATTTGGAGATTTTGCAAACTCCTGTTTTTCAAGCAACCACGGGTGTTAACGCTAACATAAATTATGGATTACTTTCATATAGCAATACAAACTTATTGTATCTGCCAACAATGAAGAGAAATAATTTAGCTACGAATGCTGTAGCTCAAAGAAACAACATATTTTATCTCGCCGTAAATGATGGCGGCGTAACCTCCGCGGCACTTATCACTGCATTCGGCGGCGTCACGGGCGGCGGAACGCGCCAGCTTCTGCAGTCAGGACAATTAAACGGATCCTGTATCATGATGGAAACCGGACTCGACACCACGGAACTCCGTGCAACCGCAGCAAATAAACAAAACTATCTTGCCGGCCAAGGGCTCATTGATTCAAGTTTTCAAGTTTCTGTGGATACTAGATTTATTAGTGCCGTTTTGGGCCCCGGAAATGCCGCCAAGTTCAATAACGCCGGCGTCGGCGGTGAGTCCAACATAGTTACCACTCTGCAGTCAATACTGCCGACGACTAACAATCAATCAATGAATAATTTTTCGATAGCTCAAATAAGAGCAGTCAACAATCAAGTCACATATAGAGTGGCTGACACGACAGCCGACACAACTATCTCTGTTATCTCTGGTCCGAGATCATCAGTGACTTTCTTGAATTTTGATACCGCAATTTTAGCGATTACTGATTTCTCTAGATACGGCAAAACAGGACAATCAATTTCAGGCGCCGCCGGAACCTATAGATATATCGATACATCGGTATCTATTTTGGGATCCGCCGGCACCATGGATCAGTTACCAATCAGAATTATACAAAAAGAATAACGGAGTTTATAAATGCCAGTAAAAAGTTTTGAAGCTATCAACCCATCAACGGATGTAACGTCGACACGTACGTTTCTTCATGAAGTGATCCCAGTTACGGGATCTATTGTGAGTGGAACCTATGCCGATAACAACATCAAGAACTATACCCACGGGATGTTCCAGTCGGTATACGACTACCCTTATCTGAGTTCTTCCGCAAATCACATCTTTGATTTAGCATGTGCATATGCAGGCACCTCAGTGTTGTCTTCGAGCACCGCAACGCAGAACTCAAAGAAAATTAACATGTACAACGAGTTTGCACAAGTACTTCTTGGATACACAGGTTCTAAAAATCAAGTTCGCTATTTTGAAAGCGACTTGGCATTAGATCAAACCGGCTCGATGAAGGAAGTTTTCTTCGTCAACTTGTCGCGACTTCTTACCAAAGATGAAATCAAGAAAGGCTCCTTTAGGCTTTCGCTTTCTACATCAAGCTGGGCAACACCAAGCGCCGGCACTAGAACCTTGGGAGACTACCATGCTAAAGTAGATGGAACCGGTGTTACAAATTGTGTTGGTGGTGATTATGGTGTTCTTTACGACAATACCACCGCGTCAGTGGGAGATAATGGCTATGGTGTCGTATTCTATCAAGCTGGAATTGCAGTTATAACAGCATCGTTATTCCAAAAAACCGGAACAGGTTTTAACCACGAGGGTACTTCTGGCGCCACGTATGACGTCGAACAATCTCTTGTTTCCGCATCTATCACAGGATCCCTGAACGCGCTTAGACATAGAATCCAGAACATTACGTTCAACAATACAACAGAAATTAATTCAACAATTTACTTCTGCCGCGCACCAGCAAACAAGTTTAACTACAGTTCTAACCCGACATATACAACGGGTAGTAAAATCCGAATTAAGAACGTTGCCTCCGACAATCCTGTTTCATACATTACAACAGTCGGATTGTATAACGCCGCAAACGAATTATTAGCAGTTGCGAAGCTTTCCGAGCCAATTAAGAAAAGTGTTGATAATGAGTTGACAATCCGCGTTAGACTGGACTACTAAAATGTCTTACCGGAAGTTCGGTAAAAATGATGTTTTAATAAACACAATGAAGACTCACCCAAAAAGTGAGTTCTTTATTTATAGTGGAAACATCTTCTACAACAATCGCACGTTTCATCCGGGCGAGATTAGAACTTCACCCAACAACGTATATATGACGCCACCGGGCTATGCCAACCTGTATGAATACAACATTGATCGTACCGGATCCGGCGGCACCGGTAAAGACGGTTTAATATACCCTTACATAATTAAAGATGGTTCCCGCGCCACTTTTGAGATCGACGCGTCCATGACTAGGGAAGAAGTTGTCGACGCGTACGACACTGCAGAGTTTGGGGACTGGTTCACCGGCAGCTACCCGCAATACGCCAGCATAAAGAGGGAATTCATAACCAGTCCTTCTGGCTCCTGCACCGGCGAGATAAAATCATCTTGTGGACATAACATGAACTATTGGTCCTTAAAGAATGTCTTAAATCACTATGGAACCCTGAGTCCCCATTATTTAGTAACATCGAGTATCGACGGCGGATGGAACAAAGATACTCAGACATTAAACTTGATTCACATTCCCTCTATCTTCTATGGTTCTAAAATACGCCCGGGCACTGTATCTCTAAAGTGGTATTTGACAGGCTCTCTAATTGGAGAATTAAGAGACACTAAAGAGAATGGCGAACTAATACAGGTATCCGGCGCGTATAGCGCATCAGCCGAAACTGATATAGGAAAGGTTGCCGGCGTTGTGCTTTATGATGAGGGGTTCATATTACTCACCGGCTCCTGGCCAATGAGTACTCAAACTATCAAGATGGACGAGAGATGGCCAACTCTAGCTCAATACCCACGATGGCGCTACTGGGGATTTGGTGCCCGAGACGGCGATTACGTACGCGAATCAAGGGACTTCGGCGCCGGTTCCAGCGCCTCCTTTGGCTTAAACTTTGAGGGCATCAACAAAACTGAAGTCTTGACGATGTATGCTCATGCACCTCGCGGAGAGATTAACTATTCAAATAATCCAACATTTCTTAAATATAATCAAAGACTTATGGCATTCACATCCTCGCACATATATGAAGAAAACAAGGAGAGACTTATAAAAAATACAGTTTCATCAAGTTTTGAGGGTTATGACGAGAAATTTAAAAGACAAGTATACATCAACAAGGTTGGTATTTATGATGCCCACAAAAACCTTATAGGAATAGCAACATTGGCAGATCCTGTGTTAAAAGAAGAAGCTGATCAATTGACGTTTAAAATTAAGCTGGACATATAATATAATAGTAATATGATTTTAGGTGTCGACGTATCAACTAGTATAACGGGATTTGCTGTTGTGGCAGACAATCAATTGGTTTATTATGACTCAATTGATATGAGGAAACACAAAAATGTTTTTGATAAAACAATAGCAATCAAAGAAAAGATTTTAGATTTGTTTGAAATGTATCAATGTAATAATGACGATTCAATGCGCCTAGGCAATTCGGATTATCCTATCGAACATATCTATATCGAACAGCCATTCACGTTCTTTAACTCAGGTGGCTCTTCTGCAAAGACGATGGCAACGCTACAAAAGTTTAATGGTATTGTGTCGTGGTTATTATTTGAAACTTTTGAAATCCGCCCAGAATATGTAGGGGCTACTACTGCAAGGAAGCATGCCGGCATTAAGGTACCCCGCGGCCAAAAGGCAAAGCAGGTAGTATTGCAGCATCTTTTAGATACTGAGCCGGCATTTAAAATAGAATATACAAAACATGGAAACCCAAAGCCGGAGTCATATGATCGCGCCGACGCAATAGTCGTAGCGAAGGCTGGGTGGAAAATTGAAAATTAAAGTTTGACACTCTTATAGAAAGGTGTTATTATATAATTGCATTTTCATTGCAATGAAGGAGAAAAAATGCTAGCAAAAAACGGAAGCATGGTTAACGTGCACTACAAAGGTACCCTAAAGGATGGGACTGAGTTCGACAACTCTCACAAAAGAGGGGAGACACTTAGTTTTCAGATTGGTTCGGGTAGAATGATCAGAGGATTTAACGATGCTGTGGTTGGTATGAAGATAGGACAGACAAAGAGCGTCACCCTGTCTCCATTGGAGGCTTATGGTCCTCGCGTCGAAGAGGCACAACAGGTTGTCCCCAGGGCAGCTTTCAAGGATATCGATAACTTTGAAATTGGTGGAATGGTTCAAGGAAATGGTCCACAGGGTCCATTCTTGGCAAAGATTAAGGAATTGGCAGAAGAATCTGTTACTCTCGATCTAAATCACCCGCTCGCCGGCGAAGAGCTTAATTTCGAAATTGAGCTTGTGGCTGTCGATGAAGAAAGCACAACAGCAGAATAGTTTAATAAAATAGTTGACTCTAATTATTAAATGGGGTATAATGTTTCTTGAGGGAACATGAACAAGAAGGAAGCGAAGAAGGTATTATATGAAACTCTTGGCACGTATTACGACAAAGGTGAAGAATTACTTTTTTCGTGTCCGGTATGCGATCACCACAAACGTAAGTTCTCTATTAATTTGGATAAGAATGCTTATAAGTGTTGGGTTTGTGATTATCGGGGTCGCAATATTAGGCGTGTTATTAGGCGTTTTGGTACCTATACACAACTTAGCAACTGGAACCAACTATCAGACGAAACATGTCTTCAGAGAATTGGTGAGATCTTTATGGATCTCGGCGTACGCGAGAGCAAGGTTGCGGTACAACTCCCAGCAGAATTCTTAAGCCTTACGACATCCCCGCTCCCCGCAACAGGTGTGAGAGCATTTAAATACTTGCAATCGCGAGGAGTTACAGAAGCCGATATTCTTAAATGGAAGATCGGTTTTTGTTTTAGTGGAGAATACCGCAATAGAATCATTATCCCCTCATTCGCCGAGAATGGCGATTGTAGCTACTTTATCGCGAGATCCTATACTGGAGACTCCTATAAGTACAAAAACCCGCCAGCATCCAAGGATGTGGTGTTTAATGAACTATTTATAGACTGGAACAGAGACTTAACTATAGTCGAAGGAGTGTTTGATGCTTTGGTTGTCGGGAATGCCGTACCGATACTTGGTTCGACTTTACGTAAGGGATCAGATCTCTTACGCCAAATTGTACAAAACGACACCCCAGTCTTCATCGCCCTCGATCCCGACGCCGCCAACAAAGAAAGGCGGATTATTAAAATGTTGCTGGAATACGATATCGAACTTTATAAAATCGATGTTACCGGATACGAAGACGTAGGCTCGATGCCCAAAGAGATATTTAGAGAGCGTAAGAATAACGCAGCCTTTATCGATAGAGACAACTATTTACTGTTGAATTTGTTATCAGCAGTATAGGAATATCAATGAGACATCAACTTATAATGGAAAACTGGCGCAGCTTTTTAATAGAAGCACCAGAGAAAGCCGCAATATTACAATATATAAAAGATAGTAATATACAACTTACTGAACAACAAATCGACGAAGCTATGCCAAGGTGGTTAAGAAATATGGTTGCAACTGGCATGTTAATAACTACCGCAGCAGGAGTGCTAGCTCCTAATCCTGCCATGGCAGATGAATGGGATGATATGTTTAACCAGTCGGCATCAGAACAACAGGCAGAGGCTCCCAGTCCCGAAGCGTCTAGCGAGACTGGTGAAAAGATGGCTGCCAAAATTTTTGATGCTATCAAGGACAAGGTATCCGATGGTTCCACTATTAACTTAAGTAGTGAAACGTTGCCAAGTGCCGATTTAGACGGAAATGCTTTCGGTAATTCTGTAATGGATGGTCTGCAAGATCTATTAGCTAATAAAAATATCGAAGTACTTGAGAAGAGTACTGCCGGCCATCCTAGTAATGATGCTAGCGGCGGAATACATATTTCTATAATGGATCACACACAAGCCGGCGAATACACGCTACAACTCGGCGGGACAGGCGCCCTCAAAAATATTAATGTGATGTCTCAAGTAAAATGAAATTCAGTAAGGAATAAACAATAATGAAAATCACAAAACAACAACTTAGACAGATTATCCTAGAAGAAATGGAAAACATGGACGAAGGACTCTGGGATCAGATCAAGGGCACCTTTGCTGGTGTCGGCTCTGCTTTAACATCCCCGCTTGGATCAGTCGGACAAGGCTATCGCCGCGGCAAAGCAGCCTCGGTTTTGAGATCTGCTGCAGTTGATATCAACAAGGTAAGACAAGACTTTGTTGGCAACATCGAAGGGTTGTTTAAGTCTGTATTCTCAGACGTAGCTAAGGTTGACTCATCTATGAGACCGGTAGTGGAAAAGTGGAACGAGGCGATTGCCATGATGGACGAGGTATCCGACATACTGCAGGAGTTGAGTGTTGAGGTTAAAGCCAAGGCGTCAACAGGACCAAGAGATGACTTGAATGTGCGGGTTGCTGAAAGCGAGAAAAAAGATGAGTTAGATGATCTTATAATCAAAAACCCATCATATCTTGAAGAAGATGAGGATTTTCTGGGCGATGTAAAGTCGACAGGCGAATGGACAGATTACACAATTACACAGCTTCAGAAGAAGAAAGACGCTTTAATGAAAAAGAAAAAGAGAACAGCCGCAGAAGTCAAAACAGTGCGCCAGTTAAACTTTGCTATCAACGCAAAGCAGGGCGACTATAAAGAAAAGAAATGAGAATCACCGAAGCCAAACTTCGGCAGATCATTCGTGAAGAAGCCGAGATCCGTCTTGTAAGGCAGGTGATTACGGAAGTCGTCGGCGATATGCAGTTGGATCTCACCGAAGAACAACGCTTGATTTTGGAAGCTTCGGTTTTGGACGCTTTGAAGAATGCAGTGGGTAATAATACGAAATTGCTTCTTTTTATGGCTACTGCTGCCTTTGGTTCTCAAATTGGAAATGATCTTCAGGTTTTGGATAAAGTTGGAATAGCTCCAGCCGCGGCGCAACAAATGCAAAACGCTGAGGATTCAAGAGAGTTTGTTAGGGCACTAAAAGATAAAGATTTGCAAGATCGAGTTCAGGCAGCTATGGATAGAGGAACCGCTGAGATGGGCAAGGATTTACCAGATGCCGGCAGGAAGGAAGTGGTAGATAATTTTATAAGTAATCATTCTAGCGATTTCAAATTATTACAAATTGGTTCAGGGCCAATAACTGACAAAATGGGCAATTTGTATTATTATGTTCCATATGGGAAAATTGTTGATAAAGATGCAACTTATACCGATTATACAACCGGAGAAGAAGGTATCGATGGAAAACGAAAGGGATACCAACAAAGTTCTACATCTACACTAAAAAATGTTATCAAGGGGGGCAACATAAACTTATTCGCTCATTATGGACCCGGAAAATTCGTTACTGTCGATGGACCCAATGGCCCGGGCCAATTACTAACGGCTGATTTTTCAGCCTTCATACAGGGCTATCTTGATAAGATGCAAGCAAGAAGCCCGGAAGGCCGCGCCGCCGCAGCAGATGCTGATGCGGCTATGACAGTCACACCCGACGACACTACTGAACTTAATCCAGAATTGATTAAAAAAACACAACAGCGCGTAGCTAAAAACATCAAGAATCTTCAACAAAAACGTAAATAAAGTACTTGACAACGGTTCCGTAGAGTGATATGATATAGTATAAAGGGGCACATATGCTAGATTTTGCTGCGGATACGTTTGTGAAAGCGTTCATTATTTACACAGGTTGGTATGGGTTCAATGCCCTCTTTTGGATGATGTTAAACTAGGAGAGCATGTGAGCATTAAGATTGCGCACGTATCGGATATCCATGTCCGAAAATTAAAGTACCATAAGGAATACCGCGTAGTATTCCAGCGACTATATGATAAGTTACGCGAACTAAAACCGGATATTATCGTCAATACTGGCGATACGTTCCACACTAAATTAGACTTATCCCCGGAGGCTATTCGTATGATGAGCGAGCTATTTGCTGGCTTAGCAGACATTGCTCCGTATTATATGATTCTGGGGAACCATGATATGAATTTGAAGAATGGCGCCCGACTGGATGCCATCACACCGATTGTCGAGAATCTAAAGCACAAGAACGTTCACTTCATTAAGAATAGTGAAGTTATTGAAGTTGCTGACGGCATTGATCTTCATGTGCTTTCTATTGTCGATCCTGAAAACTGGCAAGAGACACCACCAGACGATCGCGTCAACATCGCATTATATCATGGTGCAGTCGTTGGTTCAAAGACGGACACCGGCTGGGTGATGACTCACGGCGATATCGACATAGATACGCTAGCTAAGTATGATTACGGATTATTAGGCGATATTCATAAGACACACCAGAAGATCGACAATGATGGCAAGTGCGCTTATCCGGGCTCTCTTATTCAACAGAATCACGGGGAAACACCAGACAAGGGTTTTTTGCTATGGGAGATCGAAGACAAGGACACTTTTGCTTGTAAGCATTTTCAGCTTGAGAACCCAAAACCGTTTATCACCATTCAGCTAACCCCAAAGGGCAAAATGCCCCGCCGAGCAGATCCTCCAAAGGGCGCCCGTTTGCGCTTAGTGAGCAACAACAATTTACCACTGAATACAATGAAACGAGCAATAGATATTGCAAAACACCGGTTCAGTCCAGAAGTTGTAACATTCTTGAACAGGGCAGCCGGCGAACGCGGTAACGTAGCAGATATAACAGACTCTTTGAAGACAGAAAACCTGAGAGACATCGAGGTTCAAGAAGAGTTGATAGATGAATATCTCAAGGACTATCAAGCTGACGAAGGCACTTTAGAAATGGTTTATCAGCTGAATCGCAAGTACAAGAAGCAAGTGGAGGATAGCGAAGAGGTGTCCCGCAATGTCAATTGGAAATTAGTAAACTTTGAATTTGATAATCTTTTTAATTACGGCGAAGGCAACAAGGTTTCGTTTGATAAGCTTAATGGAATTATCGGTGTTTTTGGAAAGAATTATTCTGGAAAGAGTAGCGTTGTCGACAGCGTTCTGTGGACGCTCTTTAACACAACTTCCAAAAATGAAAGAAAGAATGTCAATGTTATTAATCAAAATAAAGAATCTAGCAGAGGGAAACTAACGATTGAAGTGGGACATAAGACATACACAATTGAAAGAACAGCAGAGAAATATATCAAGAAACTGAAAGGAGAAGCAACAGAAGAGGCGAAGACGGATTTGAACTTTGAGGTATTTGACAAAACCACCGGCGACACCCACTCTCTGAATGGGCTCAGTCGGCCCCAGACAGATGCAAACATTCGCAAGCACTTCGGTACCATCGATGACTTTTTGGTGTCCTCACTGGCATCCCAACACGGCGCCTTGGCGTTTATTGATGAAGGCTCAACAAGACGAAAAGAGATCATTGCCAAGTTCCTCGATCTGGAAGTGTTCGAACAAAAGTTTAAACTAGCGAAAGAAGATAGCACCGATCTGAAAGGGGCACTAAAACGTTTAGAGTCCCGAGAATATGAAGAAGAAATAGAGGAAGCAAAAGAAGAATTGGACTCGTGCCGAAGTAACCTAGCAGAGCATGAGGCAGTGTGCGAAGAATTGAATAGCGAGATAGAACGACTAACTGACGAGTGCGTGAAACTAAACAATATGATCGAATCAATACCGGCAGAGATCATTGACATTGCTGCGACAAGGAAAGAAATTCTTCAAAAGAATGCGAGAGTTAAATCATTAACAAACGAGAACAAGAAGAGTGAGATAAACCTCGGAATCAAGAACAAACTCTATGGGAAAATTGAAACGTTTTTAGGCGAAATCGACATCGAGGAACTCACAAAAACTCAGAATGAAATTAACACACTAACCGACAACAAACAAATAAAAGAGCAAGAGCTAGCTTCTCTGATTACACAGATAGTAGACATAGAAAAGAAGTCACATCTTCTTGATGATATTCCTTGTGGAACTCAGTTCTCAAGTTGTAAGTTTATTAACGATGCCAACATCGCTGTTGCCAACCTACCACATGTAGAGAATGATAGAAGCGATGTTGCTAACAACATTGAAGGATTACAGGATAATATTGATGTCTTAAATCCCATCGATGTTTCAAGACAGATAGATCAACATATACAAATGGTTGACAAAAGAAACGATATTGCAAACCACATTGCAGCACTTAACCTATCAATAGAAAGAAACATATCCTCTATTGAACGACTTGGCTACGAACTCAAAGAACTCGAAAGCAAGAAGCAAGAATATGACGAAAACAAAGAAGCCATTGAAAATCTTGAAGAATTAAATGCAGAGTTAATTGCATGCGAAAGAAACCTTATCTCCTCAAAACAACGCTGCGATGAGTGTGCTGAGCAGACATTAGAACTATATAAAAATGTAGGCTCGATCGAACAAAAAGTCGAGACAATCGAAAATCAAAAACAAGAATACCTAGACTTACAGGAGGAATATTCAGCTTATGATCTTTACATGCGTTGTATGCATACATCTGGGATTGCTTATGATATTATTAAGCGCAAACTCCCGGTTATCAATCAAGAAGTCGCGAAAGTCCTTGCTAACATTGTCGAGTTTGAAGTCTTCTTCGAAGATAGTGGAAAGAAATTTGACATATTTATCAAGCACCCAAGACATGAACCCCGCCCAATTGAAATGGCATCAGGAGCAGAGAAATCTTTGGCTGCCATAGCCATTCGTTTGGCTTTGTTGGGAGTATCTTCGTTGCCTAAATCTGATCTTTTTGCCCTAGATGAGCCGGGTACCGCTCTAGACGAATCAAATATGGAGGGTTTTATTAGGATTTTGGAACTAATTAAGGTGTATTTTAAAAACGTTTTGTTGATCTCGCACCTTGATTCGCTCAAAGACTGTGTTGATATGCAAATCGAGATAGATAAGAAAGATGGATACGCGAGAGTAAATCAATAGGAGATTGCAAAGTGAAAGTAACCAAGAGACAACTTAAGAAGTTAATCAGGGAAGAACTTGAAAACACCAAAGAACTGGATGAGGTATTCGGCTTGTTCGGTGATTCTAGGCTCGAAAAGCTTGTACAAAAAAATAAGGCTATGTATCAAAAACTAGCGCAAGATGGACCACTGAACAACATGTCAGTACCGGATTCTTTTCCGCTTTGGGGCTCAAGCAGAGGCGGCACGAAAGGCGCTTGGCGCAACGCCGATGTCAGGGGCGCCCCAGAGGAGCATATAGAAGCGGTGATTGACTTCCTTGCCCGGGCAAACGTCGCCGATGCTCATGACGCCATTCCGAAGATGGGTGAAAGAAAAAGCCCCGTATCTGTGACGTCCCAGATGTATCGTGCCTATCAATATTTTTTTAATCCAGATAGAGAGTCCGGATCTTGGGAAAAAGACAAAGAAAAGCAAGCCAAAGACGCCGCGTGGAAACAAGGCGCCCCGGGCCGAGAAAAGGCAGCAGCACAAAGGCGCGCCGGCAAACAACAAGATCTTCTAAATGCATTGATGCCATGGAAGGAGCGTTTGGATTCGTATCAGAATGGTATCATGTCACGCAAAGGAATCATTCGAGATCTCAATCGCGATGGTATTACTGATCTGGAGAAAGCCCATGGCTATTTAAAAGATGCCAATGCCGCCTTGAGAGCAGCCACACAACTTCTAAGAACACCAGAAGGCAAAAAAGCGCTCGGGGACTTTTCCTCACTGACGAGCAACCCTGAAGGTTTTGTGCAAGACCTTACGAAGATGGTACAACACTTGAAACAGCTGGGCCGCGATGAAGAATCTGTGCGTTCGAGAGACAAGCACGTTGATGATCGTGAAGTTGCCACCGACACCCATTACGGCGCCGGCGGCGCTCGCAAACGCAAGAGCGACTTTCAACGAACTTCGCGCTTTAACGAATCCCAACTTAAACAGATTATCAAAGAAGAGCTTGAGGCAGCTTTAAGCGAAAATAAAAGAAATAAAAGCAACAAATTTAAAGATACAGATTTATCAAAGATAAGCAACGACGATCTCACAAGAATGTTGGGTGACAACAACGTAGCATTCGGAAATCTTACCGGCGCCAATATCGAGGACTTCGACCAGTGGACCGACGACGAGCATGACAGATTGAACGCTATAGACGGCACCGCCGAATTACATGCCATCAATCGCGATATTAGGGTTGCCCTAAGAGACAAGTCCGATCGTCGAGCCGGCACGAACGTATTCGGATTTTAACAAGGAATAAACAATGTCAGACGAAAAAGAAGATAAAAACGAATTTGATTTTCTGCCTCCCGCAGAACCACCTCCCGCGTTCGCGCAGGAAAAAGACAGCTACCACGAATCAGTAGACGCTGAAGACTTCGGTATGGTAGAGGACTTCGGATTACAGATGGAATACTCTGATGAAGATTTACTCCCCGAGAACACCGCGCCTTCTTCGATTAACGTTGGCTTTGTCGGGGTTGGCGGCGGAGGCAACAAAATGGCGAATGCGTTCATTGAACTTGGATTCAATAAGACGCTACTCGTAAATTCAACAGGTAAAGACATTCCAAAGAATGTAGAAGAGGATCACGTTGTCCTTATTCCCGACTCAGACGGGATTGGAAAAAACGTAGAATATGGAAAAGAGGTTTTAAGTCAAAATGGTGCGATTGTTGAAGATGCCCTGCGTATCAAACTCGGTAAAGTTGATTGGTTATTCGTCCTTGCTGGCGGCGGTGGCGGTACCGGTAGTAGTGTTACCGCTCTGCACCCTGTCTTTGAGCGTTACATGCGCTCTGTGCAGTCGAGTGGCAAGGTCGTTTATATAGTCTCATGGCCCACAGCACAAGAAAACCTTAACCCAACAATCGCTCGTAATGCGTTGACGCTGGCAAATGATGTTGCACAGCATCCGCATATCGTTCTTGATAACGAACGAGCCACTCGATTACTCCGCGGCCGAATCGGCATGCTCGGCATGTATCCAGTCGCCAACACAACTTTTGCTAAGTCACTTGCCCAAGTGTTAAAACTCTCCACCGAGGATTCACCGATCCAATCTTTCGACAGCAAGGACTTGGAAACATGTCTGGGCAATGACGGTCGTGCCTTTTTAGGCTCAACTATGATAAAGGATCCAAATACTGCTAAGCTTGGATCGGTGATTCTCCACAACTGCATGAATCGTTCTGCATGTCCTCCACCGAAAGGTAAGGCTGCTGCAGGATCGTTAGTGCTGGTTGTGTCAGAAGAGATGGTGGCTGACCCTAAAGTCAGTAAAAACATTGAGTCTGCGATTGCTTATGTCGGCGGTCGATGCGAGACACTTTTCTCTGGCGTTTACGTCCGAAAGAATGTGCCCGGATTGATTGCGATACTAAGCATGAATGGATTAGCAACATGAAACTAATATTTGAAAATTGGCGAAAGCATTTGGTAGAATACGGATTAGATCGGGATGAGCAAGCTAAGGCCCGTGATCATTATTATAATATTAAAAGCGCCATCGCCGATGCTCTAACAGAGCAGGGCAATGATTGGGCTCTTGATGAGTCGAAATGGGAAGAAATTATAATTCCATCTGGCGGAAGCGAACAGGACCATGTTAGGTTTGTTCAAGAACTCCAAGCATTTATGCAAACTATGCAACTTGGCGATCTAAAAGATTTAGGTGTCTTAATTGAGCCATACTAGTATAACAGGATTAACTACATGAAGATTACAAAACAACAACTTAAACAAATTATCAAAGAAGAGCTTTCAAAGGTTATGAATGAAAGCATGCCCGGTATGGAGCCTTATGACTTGAGTGCTTTGGTGCCAAAAGGCGAAGACCCTAAAAAAAGGGCTGCAGCCATCAAAGCTGGTCGCGACGATTTTCATAATCTCGGCAAACTCGACGATACATGGAAAAAGACCCGTTACTATAAGTATTATAAGGATGCCTTTTATAATGCGAAGGATGAACAAGATGCCGGCTTCGTAGATAGAATGGGCGAATAAGTATGAATGGATTAGCAACATGAAACAACTGTTTGAAAATTGGCGAAAGTGTTTAAACGAAGTCTCAATGGACGATGTGCACAAATTGTTTGTAAAGTACGATCTTCCAGAAAAAGAAGAACAACTTGTTGTCAAAGCCGCCGAACAAGCTGTCTTAAATAAAGACAAGGTGATGTTTGATAACTTGCCGGCAAACTTAAAAGCTGCAGCAAAAGAATTAATTGATATAAACATGCAACTGCGCAAGGGTTTATAAGTATGAATGGATTAGCAACATGAAAATCACAAAATCACAACTTAAACAGATTATCAAAGAAGAGCTTACAAATACTTTGAGCGAGATCTCGGCCGCCGACGCCGAATCAATACTGGCACCCGCAGAGCCGCAAGACAACCTGCCGCGTGATGTCAGGAAAAAGGCTTTCGGCTCCGAAGGAGCAGAAGTGCTCGACATGCTCGACCCCGAAGCAGTGCTCAGCGCCGCCCGAAACTCAGAAGAATATAAACACACAACAGCCCGCTACTCTCGGTCCGCGGCCAACCAACTAGGATATGTAAGTCATGACCCAGTTTTACACATGGTGATAAACGGTATGTGTAAAACCATGGGGAAGGGCGACAATTGCCAACCTATTTATCATCATGGTGATCGTGAATATGGATATCGGATAAACTTTGGATTATTCGGCCCAGTAGGTAAAAGAACCAAATTTGGAAAAATGGTAGATGATCTTTATGATCAAATATCGAACGAGTTAAAGCCCAAAGCATGAATGGATTAGCAACATAAAGGATAATAAAATGAAGATTACAAAACAACAACTTAAACAGATTATCAAAGAAGAGCTTGAGAATTTAATAGAAGCAGACGAAGCATGGGTTTTAAGAAAGTCTGGCGCCAGTGACGCTAGCTCCTTCCTACATCCAACCCCTGCATCGGATCAGAAAAAGGGAAATTATAAGTGGGGAGCCAAGGAAGGCGCCCGCACTTTTAAAGGCGAAAATGCGAAGCTTCGTGCCGAGGACGAGAAAAAAAGATTAGCAGAGAAAGGCATTACTGTTAGTATAGAGAAGAAATAGATGAAACAACTATTTGAAAATTGGAACAGATACTTGAATGAAGGAGGCGCCGTCGGGCACCTTTTTGGAGTAGATGATAATCCAGATTTATCCCAAGATCGAGATGGATTTAAAACCGCTAAAAAACCCATTCCATTAGAATTTAGATATGCCGAAGCCGATGAGACAATCGAAACAAAGGAAGGCCCCGTTGGCGCTAATGCTGGAGATGCTATTATGACCGGCACAGAAGGCGAGCAATGGCCAATCCCCGCAGAGAAGTTCGCGCAAACATATAACGATCTTGGAGATGGCACAGCATCGAAGAAAGACATTCCAGTTTTTGCCAAGCAAATGATGGTTCCCTTCAAGGTCAAAGTATCGTGGTCAAATGATTTACTCCAAGGAGAGCCGGGAGACTATTTAGTACAATACGGCCCGGGCGATTATGGGGTGGTTGGTAGAGAAATCTTTGCCAAAACTTACAAAGCATGAATGGATTAGCAATATAAAAGGAATAATATAATGGCTATAAGAAAAAACAAGAAATTTATTGATCCTCGTTACTTTATGGACGAGAAGACCGAGACCACTAACGAAGCGTGGGATCCACATGGGAACTGGAAATCCCGATTCCCAGACGGACGCTCTAAAGGTAGTGACGCCGAGCCTGAAACGGATGAAGAGCGTGCACACCGCCGGGCAAAAGAAGCCCGCGAAGATGAACGACGCAGAGAGGCTGGTCTCCCGCCAAGAAAAAGCAAGTACTTTGAAGAGAACGAAAACGAATCACCATACGAGCCAGATCCTCGTCTAACCCGCGGCCTGGAAAAATCTATGGCTGCCGGAGAAGCAGATAGGGCGCCCGAAGAGATCATGCGCGATGTCGCCGACGCCATAGCAGACAAGTTTAATGTCGAGGCATCCGTTGAGATCGCTAGCGATGGAAAGCCTGCTATTTTGGTAACACATCAAGATGGAGAAACTACAGCATATGACGACACCGAAGAAATGTACAAAGATTTAGCAGATGAAATAGGTCGCGATATACATGGCGACTCCGATCGAGATGAAGATAATTGGCTGTACGGTGCGGAGTATTAAGAAAAATGAAAATCACTAAATCACAACTTAAACAGATTATTGTAGAAGAACTTAGAGACTACTACGGTGGAGAATCGCACCCTCAATCAGAGCGTGATGCTGCGCAGCCTCGCCGTCCCGAAGCCGACAGTTTTTCGGGTCATTTGTCCCTGTCCAATTCCATCCGCGATGCTATCATCGGTCATCTGGAGAATGAGAAGTTTTTCGAGATGGGCGCGATTCCGCAATCCGTTATCAGAGTTATTGAAAATTCCTCCGTACGTATCTCCGACGCAGTGGAAGGAATGGATTAGCAACATGAAGATCACCAAGTCCCAACTTAAACAAATTATCAAAGAAGACACCGAGGATTCCACAAAGAACTCAAAACGAGCAAAAGGATTAAGTTAATGAATTTATTAAAAGAATTTTGGAATTGGTTTACAACACCAAAAGAGGATGCATGTTGTACAGAACCGCAGGAGGCTACACCAGTCGAGGTCGAGGAAGACTGCTGTGGAAAATTATTTCTTGAAATGCTCCAGCGCGCCGGCATCTCAAAATATGTGATCAAGGTCAACGGTATAGAGCTTTTTGAAGGTTGGTATGACGGCCCGTGCACCGAAGAGGCAATTCTAGAAGCACTTCCGGGGTTTAAAGAAGTCTACCCTGTTGTGGGTGCAAAAATGTGTGGGCGCCTATAAAATGAAAATCACTAAGTCTCAACTCAAGCAGATCATTAAAGAAGAAATCTTTTCTATGAATGAGTACGGTTCAGTCTCTAATTTTGGAGGCATGGCCACAAGTTTGGCGTCCGTTAGGGAACCAGTGAACCACATGCAGGATGGGCCTGACTCTATTGTGCAGTCAAAAGCGACAGGATTTTTTATGGACTTAGGCTTGAACGCCGAGATTACGGCCGTTATGGTTAATAATATTGCTATTCCGGATTTAATTTCTGTCATGGAGAAAATACCCAAAATCTGGACGGCAGATGAAGAGCCGTTGGAAGAAGTGTCCTCGGAAAAACAACGCCGCTGGGCATGCGCGCAAAAAGATAAGCCGGCCAGCGACCGCGCTGATAGCCTCTCAGCAAAAGAAGCAGAAGAGATGTGCACATCAAAAATAGAAGAAGACGATTGAGCGGATAAAGAGAAGTCCGGTCGGACTCGACATTGGAGTGATAAATGATGGTAAAAGCACAGGCGTTTGTAGACACATGGTTAGCTAAACTCACATCCCGTAAGCTTATGGTGTGGGCTACTGCAACTGCCCTAACTTTTACTGGGCATGTAACGAGCGAAGACTGGGTTTTGATTTCGGCGATCTATATTGGAGGCCAGACTATTATTGATGGTGTTGCTAGGCTGCGAGGATATAATGATTAAGAAACAAATATTGAGCTTCACGTTAAAGAACTGGAAGGCAATACTAATCGTGTTGCTTTCTCTCGTTGTGGCTATGAAAACTCGCTATGATTATAGCTTGATGCTCAAAGCACATGAGGTTCAATCGGATTCCCACAAAGCACAAATTGCCGGGCTCAAAGAAATTCACAAGCAGGAGATTCGAGAAAAGCAATTGTTGATGGAAAGCTTCTTAGAGTCAATTGCAACAATTGAAGAAGAGTACGAGAAGGCTCAAGAGGAGCTTGAAACACTTCGAGAGAAAAAGAATAGCGAATACAAAAGAAAATTCAGACATGATAAGCATGCACTAATTAAAGATATAGAGACAAAGTTTGGTATTGAATATGTTCCTTAATCTTCTTTTGATGTTGAGTCTTTCGGCAAATGCAACGGAGCCTGCCAAATTTTCCATACTGGAGTATAAGGCGCCCGCACCGTTCGCAGGTGTAATTTTTGATGAGAAAGCCATGGCAAAGATGTTATCAGATTATGATCTTGCTATGTATGCTTGTGACATAAAAACTGAATACCAACTAAAGATTCAAAAAGAAGAGTACGACTTTAAGCTGAAAAATCTAAAAATAGAACATAAAGCCTTAACAGATGAATACGATTTGTTTATAATGCAAAAGGATAAAGAGATTAATATATTGGCAGACTCACTAAAAAAAACTTCCCCGGGCTACAAATGGTTGTATTTTGCTGGTGGGATCCTTATTGGTACTGCAAGCTCTTACGGCGTATATAGGGCATTAAATGACTAAAAAAGATTTAAATTATATTGCAGCCGTTGAGAAAGCAATCACCGACAAATATGGAGAAGAAACCGTACAGAACCCAAGAACTGAGTGGGGCCCCGATCGAGAGAAAGAACACCTCTTGCAAATGAAAGAGTTATATGAAAAAACACTCAGGAATGAAGCAGCTACAGAGAAAGTAGACATAAATGGTATAAAGGTTTCAAAAAAACTACTTAATAGGGAGCCTTTGAAGAAATGTCCCACTTGCGGTATATTGCCGCGAAAATCCCGGGATGATATTAGTCTTCTAAAATTTCAGTGTTGTTATACATGCTATATTCAATACGTGGAAGGAAGAGAGGATAGGTGGGAAAAAGGATGGAGACCCAATGAAACTAAATTCTAGAACCCTTAAAGACATGATAAAAGAAGTTCTTTCTGAGGAAAACCAAGTCGATCCCACCAAATTAAAATCAACTGCGATGTCCACGTCGCAGAGGAAACAAACCAGTGTTGATAGAATCACCACAGATGATTCCGAGTTTACTTCACAAGAAAAGGGAATCCTAGATCAAATAGAAGGCTTTCTGTCAGACCTGGCAGCCCAACCCGGAGTTGATATGACAAAGTATCGCAGCCAACTCGAACGAGTCATGAAACTTTTACAACAATCTGTTTCTTCGACAAGCTCAGCTGCAGAGCAACCCCAACCACCAACAATAAGAGGACAACAATAATGGCAACGGTTTATGAAATTGTACAGGGTTTATCCCAAGCAGCAGCAAATGCATATGACGGAGCATTGGACGAGAAGGGCGAGCCCCTCAAAGCCAGTCTCCAGAGAGAAGAAGGAGACCCAATTCTTGATAGAAGAGTTATCGACGGCTTCGGTGTTAAATTTTACGGAAACATGATGTGTATCACATATCACTCAGAAGTTCAGTTAAAAGAAGTACACGTACCCGGCTTTGAAGATGATATTGTTAGCAAGATTGGAGATATATCAAAATTTCTTAAAAAAGAATATAAAAAGATCACCGGCTCCCCCGTCACTTTAACTGCGTCTGGAGACGCCGAGGTTACTGTCGAGTCTACATCCCGGATCCGGTCTTGGGTCGTCGCGAAGATGCACTATAAGGTCGGCGGCCTTGACGAAGAAATGGGGATACTGCCAGACTCAAAAAAGAAACCAGAAGGCAGTTGGCAGGATTTTATGTCCCAGGGCGGCTGGAATGGAACCGGCGGCAAGCGCCCACAAAACGATACCAGAAAAAAGGAATCGTAAAATGAAAATCGCCAAGTCCCAACTGCAACAAATTATTATAGAAGAATATCTCCGCGAAGAAGGAATTCAGTTAGAGGCTTTAGATCCAGATAAATTTGAAGAGTTTAAGGCGTGGGTTAATAAGACCGGCCCAAAACCCGACTGGCTCGATGACTATGGTAAAAGCAAAAAGCACGTACCGAATGCTCCCTCCGTACCGGACAACGCTCTCAGTGCCCTCGAAACAATGCCCATGGATATCCCATCAGATGACGCCACAGAGCGCGATGTTGGTAGCTTCCAAGATCGATCCGGCCCATCTGACGGCCCTTTAGCGGATCCGAGAGACATGTCAGATGAAGATCTTGTTGATGCTATTTCGAATATGATCCAAGGTCGAGATCCTGAGCGCGTAGCTGAGCTTTTTCAGGTGGTGTTTTCTAATCTCCCTGACGTGGAAATGTCTTCTCCGGAAGATGAAATACCCGGCACGGAATATGTTCCCGGAGCAATGGGCCGACCAACAGCTGGCTTCAAGCTTGAAGAACTAAAGGGTTTGATCAGAGAAGTATTGGCAGAAGGCCACTACCACGACATGGGCGCCGAAGACGAAATGTACGACGCATTAGATCCTCACGGATTTAACAAAATGTCTGATGCGCAGATAGTTGATCAAGCTTGGAAAGATGGAATTGAAGAAATGATTGCGCTTGATGGCGAAGGCACCATCGCCAATAGAGAAGAGGTTATAGCAGCACTACAAGATGTATGAGTTTTCAACTAACGAAAAAAGAGCAAGTAAAAGAAATATTGAAATGTGGCAAGGATCCATCTTACTTTCTTAAAAATTTCGCCCGGATATCTCATCCGATGCACGGGCAGATCCTTTTTGATACATATGATTTTCAAGATTTGCTCCTCACTGATTTTAACGATTATCGATTTAACGTTATTTTGAAAGCAAGACAACTTGGGATATCAACCATTACCGCGGGCTATATCGCTTGGATGATGTTATTCCACAGGGATAAGTCTATTTTGGTTATGGCAACAAAGTTTGCAACTGCTGGTAACTTGGTTAAAAAAGTCAAGAGCATTATGAAAAATCTACCGCATTGGATACGTATTTCTTCCATATCTGTCGACAACCGAACTTCATTTGAATTATCGAATGGCTCTTCAATTAAAGCGGCATCTACTTCTGGTGATGCGGGTCGTTCTGAAGCCCTGTCTCTCTTGGTCCTCGACGAAGCTGCCCACATTGAGGGTCTTGAAGGATTGTGGACCGGTCTATATCCCACGCTCTCAACTGGTGGCCGCTGCATCGCGCTCTCAACCCCGAATGGCGTGGGGAACTGGTTTCATAGAGCTTGTATGGATGCGGAAGCCGGCACTAATAATTTCAATTTAACTACGCTCGCTTGGGATGTTCACCCCGATCGCGACGAGATCTGGTATCAGAAAGAAACCAAGAATATGTCTAAGAGACAGATTGCACAAGAGCTAGAATGTAATTTTAACACTTCTGGAGAAACTGTAGTAGATCCAGAATGTATGGAGTGGCTGCTTTCTAATGTGACCGATCCTAAACATAAAACCGGCTTCGATCGCAACTTTTGGATTTGGGAAGAATTCGATCCCACCTGCAACTATTTGATGGTTGCAGATGTTGCCCGCGGCGATGGAGCGGACTTCTCAGCGTTTCATATAATAAAGCTTGAAACACTACAAGTGGTAGGGGAATACCAAGGAAAGCCCTCCCTGGATATGTACGCGGGGATGCTTAATCAAATAGGAAGAGAGTACGGCAATTGTATGCTTGTGGTCGAAAATAATAATGTCGGTTACTCTGTGCTAAATAAATTGATAGAACATGGATACCCAAATGTATATCATTCTATAAAGTCTAGTCACGAATATATAGAGCAATATCAAGCCGAAGGCATATCTTCGGCGGTCCCCGGATTTACAACTTCTATGAAAACTAGACCACTTATAATCGCGAAAATGGAAGAGTTTATAAGAAATAAACTAATTACCATATATTCTTCTCGCACAATCAGCGAGATGAAGACTTTTATTTGGAGGAATGGTAAACCCCAGGCGATGAAAGGATACCATGATGATCTTATCATGGCTCTCGCAATTGCATGCTGGGTTAGAGACACCGCACTTCAAAGTAATGCCCGAGACTTAAATTATCAAAGAGCTTTTGCAAATGCGATTATAACTTCAAAAACCACAATGAATACGAAAATAAGTGGTCAACATGGCTACAAAAAAGATAATATTTTTGATAAAATGAGTGAAGCAGAGAAAATGTACCAACAATATAAATGGATTATAAAGTGAGTAAATAAATGGCCGGTTCGATAAGAGATAACCCGAAAAATGTACGATCAGCATTATTCAAATCTTTAACTAGATTGTTTTCGGGCCCTATTATAAATTATAGATCCCAGTCTGGTCGCCGCATCCGGCGCCAACATTTGGATAAATTTTCATCAAGATTCGCTTCAGCCTCTGGTCAACAGTTCAAAAAGCAACATTATAGCCCTCTGGATACTTTGTCAACAAAAGCTATTCAAAATCAGCAAAGAACCGAAAGGTACATTGATTTTGACCAGATGGAGTATATGCCAGAGATTGCCTCTACGATGGATATCTATGCAGACGAAATGACAACCTATTCGGCTCTGCGTCCAATGCTCAACATCAACTGCCCCAACGAAGAAATTAAAGCAGTTCTAGCAATACTTTATAGCAATATTTTGAATATCGAATATAATCTTTTCGGTTGGGCCCGCACCATGTGCAAGTATGGAGACTTTTTTCTATATCTGGATATTGATGACAAGTATGGAGTTCAGTCTGTTATCTCTCTTCCGGTCAATGAGGTGGAAAGATTAGAAGGTATGGACTCAACCAATCCGAATTACATCCAATACCAATGGAACTCCGCCGGAATGACATTTGAAAATTGGCAGGTATCCCATTTCCGTGTATTGGGTAATGATAAATATCAACCATATGGTACTTCAATTTTGGAACCTGCTCGGCGCATATGGCGACAACTTACTCTTATGGAAGATGCGATGATGGCCTATCGGGTTATTCGTTCTTCTGAGCGCCGCGTCTTCAAAATTGATGTTGGTGGGATCCCCCCCAATGAAGTTGAGCAATTTATGCAAAAGACCGTAACGAGCCTCAAGCGACACAGCGTTGTTGATCCGGAAACAGGTAAAGTAGATCTTAGATATAACCCGATGTCGATCGAAGAAGATTATTTTATTCCCGTGCGCCAGGGTTCTGTCACTGACATTCAAAATCTTGCCGGCGGGACCAATACCACAGAGATAGATGATATCAAGTATCTCCGCGACAAGCTCTTCTCTGCGTTAAAAATTCCCCAGTCTTATCTCGCGATGGGTGACGGCGCCAACGAAGATAAAACCACTTTAGCCCAAAAGGACATAAGGTTTGCGAGAACGATTCAGCGACTCCAGAGAGTGGTGATATCAGAACTTGAAAAGATTGGAATTATCCATCTTTATACGCTGGGCTTCCGCGGCGATGATCTTCTTTCTTTCAAGCTCTCTCTAAATAATCCTTCAAAGATCGCAGAGTTGCAAGAAATAGAGCACTGGAAACAAAAGTTTGATATTGCTGGCTCAGCTACAGAGGGGTATTTCTCTCGGCGCTGGGTTGCTGATAACATATTTGGTATGTCCCATGAAGAATTCATGCGGAACCAGAGAGAAATGTATTATGATCGGAAGCACGACGCGTCACTTCAACAAGTCGCAGAAGCTGCAGCAGCCGGCGAAACGGCCGGCCTAGGCGGTGATATGGGCTTAGGCGATGCCGGCGGTGAACTTGACCTAGGCGGCGAAGAAGGGTTAGAGCTGGGCGATGCCCCGGATGAGATGCCAGCCGGCGAGGCCGGCGGTACCGAAGAGCCCGCTGGCGATGAATCGCCGTTGCTAGCAGTTCCGCCGGGATCCCGTAACGCTCCTCGCTTGACGCCTGGAGCCAAAGGAAAAGTATATACACCGGTCAAGAGTGACAAACGCTCTGCTGGCGCCAGGACACGCTCGTATTCCTCAAAATATTCCAAGGAAAAGGCTAGCCCAACTACAAGAAATATTGTACCCGGTTATGCTGATTTAAAAACTTTAACTAAAATGGATGGTCTATCTACGGGGATTTATGAGACGGACGACTCTATATACTCCTTAGAAGAACAAGATCAAGAAAAACAAATATTTGAGGTCAATAAATCTGTCAGAAGTTTAATAGATGTTTTAGAAAAAAAGGAAAGTGTACCCACGGAGCAAAATGATGAAGCACAATAAAAAAAGAAATACCGCGTTTGTTTACGAATGTTTAATAAAAGAAGCAACCGTGGCGGTTATTAAAAATGATGTACCCATGCAAAAAAGGGTGGTCAATGTTATAAAGAAACATTTTTCACCATCGTCGCCCTTGGGGCGGCACTTGGAATGTTATAAATCCCTGTATGAAAGGGAGAGGCTACCGCAGCATATGTGCGAGAGAATACTAAAAGAATCAAAGTTAGCTAGCCGATTAATAGATCCCGATGGGCTATTTAAAGATCAAACGGAACTTATCAATGATATCAACACAAATCTGAATCCAGCAATTTTTAATAACTTTGTTCCCAATTATAAGACGCTAGCAACAATCGACCAAATATTTAGTTCGAAGACAAATCCAAAGAAAAGAGTTATGCTAGAAAATCAATTAGTTGGTTCCATGCTATATGACGCTCCGGAATCGGATGAGCTAACTGAAATAGATGATATAGCCGTGAGTACCTTTGTACACAAGTTCAACCAAAAATATTCCGATACGCTGTTGCAGGAACAAAAAACGCTGTTAAACTATTATATCGCATCCTTTACCGATAACGCACTCCAGCTTAAAATATTTTTAAATGAAGAAATTTCTCGTCTTAAGACAGAGATGGTCAATTCCACAGAAACGGAGATGCTTAAAGAAGACCCCGACATGAAAGCTAGAACGCTCCAGGTTATAGAGAAGCTATCGAATTTTAAGGATTCAGATATAAATGATGTGGTGTTGCTTACCGTATTAAAGGCACAACTAATAGTCAAGGAGATCGGTGATGGCAGTAATCATTAAAGTGGGTAAAAAGGCGAATGCCAAAAAAGTCAGATTAGAACTTAACCTACGTCGCTCTATTTCTGGAGATTTGATGATTTTCGATCACGGAGACATCGATATTGTTTTGTCACCAGATAAAAATAAAATCTTAGCTTTTCCTAAAGAGAATATGTCAGACTTGGTATACGGAGCCCAGAACAGATTGTTTAAACTTTTACACCACCAAGGGCTTGTCCTTCCGGAAAGCATTCAAGCCGGCTCATTTTTTGGCTCCATTGAAGCATCGATGGAGAAATCGATTGATCCAGATGCGTCTGCAGCCAAAATGGCTCTTATAAAGATTCACGAATTCATTGAAGAGGAGCGCCCGTACTTCGAACAGGCCGAGGCGGTTGTTTCCGTGACTGATGATCATTTGCTCGATCCAGACAAAGAATACTCGACAGAGCTAGGAGAGGTACCCCAGAAGAATACTCAAGGTTCCATGTATATCCGAGATCCATATGCTTTAAATTATATGTACACAATGTAGGATTGCTATAATGACATCTAAAATGAAAATTATATTAGAAAGATGGGATAGCTATCTTATCTTTGAGGAGGATACACTGTCACAACTCAAAGACGATCCTGCTGCAGTGGAAGAGCTAGCAGACGATGTTGCGCGCATTAAGGATAGAAAGAGGCTGCAAGCCGTTTTAAATGCATTAGCAGCCGATCCTCAAGTAATGCAGGTGGTTAGCGCACTCAAGGAGCTTGCACAAGAGGTTGATGACACCCCTGCCGATGTAGAGGAGAACCTATCCGACGACTTCCTCGGACTCGCGACTCAAGGATATGTAAGTGCCCGGAACTTGTTGGACACTGAAGCCGCTCGAAAAATAATGAAGGTGGCACCACCCCTGCTGGCTTTGGGTCTTATCGCCTTCAAGCTAACGAGTGGCGGTGGCATGGACCCTGATGACGGTGGTATGCTGTCAACAATTTTAAAAACCACCGGCAAGACTGACTTCGAGTCAGTCCTCGGTTTCATGGGTGCCGGCGCTGAGGGCGCCATAACGGAGAGACGATGGAGCTACTAACATTTATATTATGCGCGTATGGGTTAACACAAGTCATCGTCTATGGTAGAATATTCTATAAAGTTAGACCAGTAAAAGGAAAACTGGGAGAGTTATTTAAGTGCCCTATGTGTGTAGGCTTCCACGTAGGCTGGTTTTTAATGCTACTTTCGCCATTTACAGAACTATTTAACTTTGATGTCTCGGTGGCAAATTTCTTTTTATTAGGCTGGTTATCATCGGGTACTTCGTACATTTTTAATATGGTCTTTGGAGACGAGGGAATAAAACATGAACACAAATATCTGGACAAATAAGTGGATGTTACAGCCAGTTAGGCACTGCTGTAAAGGATCTTAGCTATGGGTCAAAAATTATTGAGAGAATATTACGAACTTTGCGATGGCGGAGTTTGTCAGGATTTGCTTACAGAAGAAGAGAAGAGATTCGTTTCTGGAGGTGGTATGATTTTGAGCGGCATTATTCAGCGCTCTGATACCGTTAATGGTAACGGTCGAGTATATCCCCACGGAGTTCTCGTAAGAGAGATGAAAAACTACGAGAAGCTCGTCAAAGAACGGAGAGCCCTAGGTGAACTAGATCACCCGGAAGACTCTGTTATCAATCTTCGTAATGCCTCACACATGATGACTGAGGTATGGTGGGACGGTAAGAGTGTCATGGGTAAGGCCAAAGTACTCGACACGCCCTCCGGCAAGGTGCTTCAGGAGCTTGTGAGAGCCGGTGTAGCCATCGGCATATCCTCGAGGGGTATGGGCTCTGTCTCAGAGTCACAAGGCAACACAGTGGTGGAGGACGACTTTCAACTAATCTGTTTTGATTTCGTCTCTGAACCATCGACGCCCGGCGCTTTCATGATGAAAGAGGCCAAAGATTATGAGAACAAAGTATTCACCAAAGCTGATAAAATTAACAGGCTTTTAAACGAGATATTATTCGATGAAGAATGAAGAATTCAAAATCATAAACGAACGCTGGGATAGATATTTAAAAGAAGAACCTGAGCCGCTTGACGAGAGTGTATATGACATTCTTGATTTTATTAATAATCTGATTAGCTCAGGCAAGATAGCAGAACTTAAAGCTATGTGGGATCTGGTGTCTATGATTGGTGGTTTCGTTTTGCCAAAGGTCGCGGCGGCCATGAGCATTCCTCTCGCCGGCGTAGTTCTGTTGACCCCCTTCTTTATTTCTATGCAGAAGAAGGGAAATGACAAGGCTATGATCAAAGATCTCGACGGAGAATTCGAAAAACTACGCCAGGCACACCCCGACAAAGAAGAAAATATCAACAAAGCTCATACAACTGTTAGGCACTCATATGCATATATTATGAAAAAATCCCTGTTTGCAGTTAATGGAAAGAAGCTTGAAAAAGAATTATCGCAAGAAGTAGATCCCACATCGGAAGGAATGGCGGAGAAAATTCAAGAACTTATATTAAAGAAACTAAACTTAGAGTTCTTCAGCGAGAACGCTGTCGGCGGCATCAACGCGTTTATTGCAGGCAATTTTGCAGATCCCAAATTGAGAAAAGCTTTGATTGAGTTTATTATAGGGTATGCCGGCACCAACATAGGGAAACACTTACAAGATAAGACAAACTATGACCCTGCGACCGGTGCCTTGAGATTTAAGGCGCCACCCCCCACTAAGGGCCCAGAAGGAAGAGAAGAGACCCCCGGCGGCCTTACTCTCCCATCTGGGGATGATGTGAAGAAGTTTGGATAGAAAATGAATAAAAAAGAATTAAAGAAATTACTGAAGCCGCTCGTAAAAGAGTGTATACAGGAAGCCCTCATAGAAGAGGGCCTCCTTTCTAATGTTGTTTCTGAGGTCGTAAAGGGCCTTGGAACACAGACTATTGTAG